GAGGTTTTAATTCTTCTGGAATTATACGTGTAATTATAACACGTAAAATGCCATCTGTCATTTCTGCTTCACCCACTTCCATGTGATCTGCTAGGGTAAACACTCGCTCAAAGTCTCTAGCTGCCAGTCCTCTATGTATATACTTAGTGGTTTCATCACGGCTTGGCTGTTTACCTGTAATTCGAAGTTGATCTTGGTCAACTTCAACAGAAACATTTTCTCGATTAAACCCAGCTACTGCGATTTCAATCTCATATGAATTGTCATTATGCTGGATAATGTTATACGGTGGGTAGTTATTAGTAGAGTTTGCAAATCGACGTTCGATATCGTCGAATAAACGATCAAATCCGATCAGGGCCCGATTTAAGGCATTTGGATCAAAACGTGTTAAATTATTCATTTTATTTCTCCTTTAAAGCAAGAATAAAAGTGCAGCCTTACATAAGCACTGCACCAAGTAAAATTAAGCAGTTTCCTTAACTTCTGCGTCAATTACATCGTCGCTGTTTTCAGTTTTTGTAGACTTAGACTTTGCTTCTAAAATCGCCTGACTGGCTTCAAACAGTTTACCAATAGTCTCTTGAATTGCAGATACATCATCTCCCGACATCGCAGTTTCCACATCTGAAATTGCAGAGTTAACCTTGATTTTAACATCCTCTGCTAGGGCATCACTAGCTTCTTTCATATCAGTTTTTACCTTATGAATCGTTGCTTCAGCCTGATTACGAGCTTCAATTAGCTCTTTTTGTTTTCGATCAGATTCGGCATTGGCTTCTGCTTCTTGGATCATTTTTTCAATCTGATCTTTACTCAGACCGCTATCACTCTTGATAGTAATCTTGTTCTCTTTGCCAGTACCTTTATCCTTTGCACTAATATTCATAATGCCGTTGGCGTCAATGTCAAATGTAACTTCTATTTGTGGAGTACCGCGTGGTGCAGGAGCAATACCATCTAAGTTGAACTCTCCTAGTAGCTTGTTATACTGGAAAATGTCTCGTTCACCTTGTCCGACTTTAATTGTAACTGCAGGCTGATTGTCTTCAGCTGTAGAGAATACCTGACTTGCCTTGGTAGGAATAGTGGTATTCTTCTGAATGATCTTAGTAAAGACACCGCCCATAGTTTCAATACCCAGACTTAGTGGGGTAACATCTAATAGCAATACGTCTTTACGATCTCCGCTTAATACAGCGCCTTGAATAGCTGCACCTGCAGCAACTGCTTCATCTGGGTTAACGTCTTTGCGTGGAGTTTTTCCAAACAGCTTTTCCACAGCCTCTTGTACTTTAGGCATGCGAGTTTGACCACCGACAAGAATAATTTCGTCGATCTCGCTGGCACTAACTCCTGCGTCTTTCATAGCAGTACGGCAAGGAGTCAAGCTTCGTTCAATAAGATCTTCCACCATTGCCTCAAATTTAGCACGGGTTAGCCTGATATTAAGATGCTTGGGACCCGTAGCATCTGCTGTAACATACGGTAAGTTAACGTCTGTTTGCGTACTACTAGACAATTCAATTTTTGCACGCTCTGCAGCCTCTTTTAGGCGCTGAAGTGCTAGCATGTCTTTTTTAAGATCAATACCTTGTTCTTTCTTGAATTCGTCGCAGAGATAATCCATGATACGTTGGTCAAAATCCTCCCCGCCAAGGAAAGTATCTCCGTTAGTGCTTAACACTTCGATTTGCTTGTCTCCGTCGACATTGGCAATTTCAATAATACTGACGTCAAATGTACCGCCACCAAGGTCATACACTGCAATTTTACGATCAGATTTGTCAGTCTTATCCACACCGTAGGCAAGAGCTGCAGCAGTGGGTTCGTTGATAATACGAAGAACTTCTAGCCCTGCGATTTTCCCGGCATCTTTGGTAGCCTGACGCTGGCTATCGTTGAAATAAGCAGGAACTGTGATAACAGCTTGTGTAACAGGATTGCCAAGATAGTCCTCGGCAGTTTGCTTCATTTTACGTAACACTTCTGCACTGATTTGTGGCGGAGCCAGTTCTTTTCCTTGTGCTTTAACCCAGGCATCGCCATTTTTAGCCTCCATGATTTCATAAGGCATAAGATCGATGTCTTTTTGTACAGCTTCTTCTTTAAATTTACGACCAATCAGTCGTTTAGCTGCATAAATGGTATTTTTGGGGTTAGTAACTGATTGTCGCTTGGCACTTGCGCCAACTAGTACTTCGTCGGCAGTGTATGCGATAATTGAAGGGGTAGTTCTTGCGCCTTCGCTGTTTTCGATAATTTTAGCAACGCCATTTTCTAAAACAGCAACGCAACTATTGGTGGTACCTAAGTCAATACCGATAACTTTACTCATGATTTTTTCTCCTTATTAAGCAAGATTTATGATTTGGGACTTTGCCCGATGTAAAACCCGTATGGCGTTCTACAAATTTATTTATCTCAGAACGTTGTCTAAATTTCTAAGATTTGAAAATTCTTTTAGCTTTTCGATTTTATTTTGTGATGCAGTTTCCATGGCTTCTGGATCAATAACACCTTGTTTAACGAGCACTCCGATCATAGCCAGCATGTCCCCTAGTTCTTGTACAAGTGCATCTCGTTTAGTGCCCTCTCCCCTAAGGTATTCTGTGTCTAATCCGAATCTACGTATTTTGCTTATAACAACGATGGTTTCGGCACACTCTTCTTGGAGGATGCTAAGAGCCTCCATCATTTGATCATGCGGATTCATTGCGTAAATCCTTAAACATTTCTACACCTCGGTTGCGTAGTTCACGGCATACGTTTTGCACACCTACAGCTTGATTCCATGCATCTTGCAGTGCATGGTGTGCTAGTACAGGAGGACGCTTAGGATCAATGCCCATATCAAATAGAGTACGTGTGTCTCGAACACCCCAATACTGCCAGGGGTATGCTTTGTTAATTCTTCGGAAAATAGTTTCCAAAATAACTACGTCGAAACCTGCTCCGTGACTCCAAATACGCTTTGAACCCCAACAGAATTTATAAAAGTCGTTCATAGCATCAACTATGTCAACTCTGCCATCAGTGCTAAATGCTTCTTCTTGTGCTTCTGGGCTCTGCTTACTCCACCATTCTATGGTACTGTCGCTGGTAACTAATCCCAACCTATCGCAGCTATCTACATCGATTTTAGCGTAAAAGCTCTGCATTTTGTTATCGTTGAGCTCATCGCCAAATGGATCGAATTTTACTGCACCAATGGTAAGAACTGCGGCATCTGATGATGTTGCCAGAGTCTCAAGGTCGACCATTATGTCAGAATTCATGTGTTGTTCCTTTAAATTTTTGATATTATAACATAAGTTTCAGTGACATGCAACTGCAATAGATAAAAAAATACAGCAAGTAATCTTGCTGTATTTAATGAGTTGTTGTTTAATTAAAAGAGCCTTGGGGGAAGCTCTTGGTCGCGCAACTTCTTCTTCCAGCGGGCCTTAGCAGCACCTGCTTTGCGTTTTCTGGCGGTGGTAGGTTTTTCGTAAAACTCTTTTTTCTGAAGATCTTTAAGCTTTCCGCCGTCTTCAATTTTATTTTTGAGTTTACGTAATGCTCTATTAACGTCTTCGCCCTCACGTAAAAATACTGTGCTACCATATAGCTTTGTTTTGTTTTCTTGTTTATCCCTCATCGGTGTCCTCATCGTCATCTTCTGATTCTAGCTCAGCTTTAATTTGGTCTACGAGCCAGTCTAAGTTATATATCCTATTCCTACTAATTAACCCCCAAGGAGTGAGTTCGTCCTCAGTAATCCAATGCGTAATTGGAAGAGATAATAGTATGCTAACGAAATTTTTAGTAACAGGATCGCAGTTATCAATATCTACAATAATAATATCGACGTTATTCGCAGCATTTAACATCCACTGTACATCGATTGTATCTGAATCGTAAACGTATACATTAATTTCTTCGTCAATCGCACTCAGTATAGTTTGAAATTGAATTTTTAATTTAGTACTTGGCTTCACTAAAAGATAGCTAATATTTGTATTAAACAAACTATCCGGTGGTGTGATTAAGTTAATTTTTCCGAAGTTCATATATCCTTCTTGCAAATGTGTTTAGTTGTTCATGCGGGTAATCTCCAAAACTAGAATTACCTTCTTTAATGTCTTTTATAAATTTATCTAACTCGATGTCTACTATTGGGTCATATTGAAAGTCTTCAAACTGTCCTTTAGAAAACACCACCAGCAAGTAATCTTTTGGTTTAAACTCATCAGACACATAAGTTCTGACTTGATTCCACAGACTAGTTTCTTGCTGCTCTGCGTTTTGTATATAGCCTATTTCGTTGTTCGTGTTAACTGTTGTCCCTGAGTCTTGATTATAAACTTTTTTTTTTGGGTTTCTTCTTGTAGTTCGGGTAAAAGCTTATACTTTTTACCTTCGGTAGAATCTACATCTTCAGTTACCGGCACTTCAATCTCTGGTGTAGGTATTTCTTCTTTTTTGTTAGTTTTGCTAACTAAAGGTGTTAGATTCTTAAAGTGTGAGAACGGTTTTTCTAAATATGGGTGTTTAGACAAGATAGATACAGGTTGTATGTCTGTTACCTTGGATTCAACCACTGGTTCATCAACGGGTTCAGCTGAGGGTTCAGGAACCAATAAAAGTCCGCTATCAGCGTTTTTATTATCACTGTGCTCAGTATCATCAATTGTATTGATAATATCATTTTTTTGCTCCTTGTCCTTTTTATACCAATTAAATGTCATTTGAGCTGCAAGAAGCATAACAATTGCTAATGGGTCAAATACTAAAACAATTAAAATAATAACCCAGGTTACAGATTTTTCTAAAAGCCCCTGATCAGCTTCTTGTCCATAAACAAACTGTGCAATGTATTTAATCGGACCGACCTCGGCTTCTACTTTACGAAGCTGACTAGCGATAGGAGCACGTTCTTCATTTAGTTTTGAAATAGTTTGTTGTGCTGTTGTAATTTCGGACTGCAATGCTGCTCTTTCCTTAGCCTGTGCCCTACGAATTTGAACACTACGCTCTGCGGATTGCTGTGCATTATTGCCGGCTAGCCGTTGGTTAACCTGAGAATCCATCTGCTCTAATGCTCGTCTTGCAGAATCTATGTTATCTTTTTGGATTTTAATTTTTTCGTCAAGCAATGCAACTTGCGCAGCAACGTCGCCTGCTGGAACACTTTGGTCTAAGTGAGCTTTGCTTAAAAAGCCAAAGATACCCATACTGGTAATAATCATTAGTATGGTCACCGCGACTAACATATAATATTTGATTAGTCCTGTGGCTCGATGCCAGTTGGCTTTGAGCCAACTGGCTGCTATTAATTTTGAAACTTCTAGTGCTCCTCCCATAATGTATATGGGAATAGTTGCAGCTGCAAATATTGCAGCTAGGCCTAAAACTGAATAATAGATTGCAACTGCAGAGATAGTGAGCCCTGCCAAGAGCAATAGAATTCCTAAAATCATTTGTTTAACTATTAATTAATGTTGTATCTGTATTTTGAGTTACAGTGACATCAGCATACACATTTGCTTGTGTATCTGGAGCCGCAACCGTAATACTTAGCTGATTGTCGGTACCGTCATCTCCATTATAGACGCGGGCGCTAGAAGTAGTTTGATCTAATATTCCTTGTACTACTGCATTTTTAACGCACTTAGCAATAGTATCCATGGCATTACCTTGTACATCGTTCCCTACAGTACCAGATCCCTGTTTTGCTCCAGTTAGAGCGATGAATGCATCCCTCTCAAATTTAACAGTAAATGCTAAAGCAGTAGCCTGGGCATCTCCGTTGGCTTCGGTAATAGTAACATCCAGAAGCTGGCAGTCTGCTAATCCAGATAGTCTGTTAATGATGTTTCTAAAACGCATATTACCACGAGCACGTTGCTTACCTTTGACCAGTGTGGTCGGTAGATTAGCTGTGCTAAAGCTATCGGAACTATTGGGTGTGACTCCCCCGTTAGTATTACCGTCAGCAGTAGGATACCCTGTTAGGTCAATTGCTACTCTGTAAAAGTTAGTTTGTAGTTGGTTTATATCTTGTTGAAATCCTGATGGCATAATCGCAATCCTTATGTTATTTTGTATTTATCAACGATAAAATATATGCCTGCCTACACGGGCAACTCTTTTGAGATTCCATCTAGGCGATACACTTGTGCTATGAAACGAGTGTGCATTTTCATACTTTGTTTGCCAAAACTCAAACTTGCCAGTCAGTAGCTGTTTAGCAATCCTAACAGATTCTTCCCAAAGTGGATCTGATTTTTTAGGTTGACGAGACTTCTTACAAGCCCAGCTAAATTGACAAACAGTTTTTCCGTTTGACATCTTAGTTTTATGATGTACTACTCCACAAATAGAATCGGGGTAATTTGGGTGATCTGCTCTGTTAAGAGTAACAATGCCCACCGCCACCATACCTTCTTTAGGTTCACCTCTGGACTCGAAGTAGATATTTTTTGCAAGACACTGAACTTCCTTTTCTTGCAATGTTGTTTCTAGTGTTGCGGAATTTTCTACATTGTCCTCGGCTTTGGTCACCTGTAAACAACTCACGCTGACTAGTATTGATAAGGCCACTAGTCGTGCCTTGGTTATGATGCGTATCATATAATCTCCTTTACGCTGGATAAGGGATTTGCTAGGCCCCTCTTTGTACGGCTCTTAAAACACTCCTTTATGCAAAAAGCCAAAAATTGTACCTCAACCCGATGAGGTACAAAAATCAAAAATAAAATTTATTTATCTACGCATAGAAGCTGCGTCTTTAGCAGCCTGTTCGTTAAACACAGGTTGCAGACAACTTTTATGCAATACAGTAACGCCAATCACTTTAGTTCCAGTATATTGCTTGGGCTCTGCTTTAGTAGCAACTCCTGCCCCGCTATTCAAACTAGGAATATGTTTAGTGTTACGATCAGTGGGAACCGATAAATTGTAACTCCAATTAGAATCTTTAGAGGTTGTACGAGTTGCTTTTTTAGCAGCAGGTTTTACATCCCATTTCTTTTGGAGCTTTTCCCAAGAATCTTCCAATTCACGAGCTCGTCTTGCTTCTTCTGCATTGCGGAACTTTTTCTTAGCCTTGCTCTTACCGTTAAGACTCAGACTAGCGTGATGAAGGTGCATACTCATATAGTTATATCCAGTAGTTGAAAGTAACTATATTATACAGTATTTTTAGTTCAAAGTCTACAAGAACGAGTCGACAATGATACGAAGTAGTTCTTCAAGCTCCATGGATGCATATTCGGGATTAAATTCGAATACTGCATCATTCGCGTCTTCCCAATTAACAATGCCCAATATTTCAAACATTTCGTGTATGCTAATTGGTTCATTGCGAAGATGGCTTACCCATATTAAAGAAACAATACTGCACATTAGTACAGCACGCTCGTTATGTATTTCGTTTTCTTCACACCATTCAACTGATCTAGAGAGATAAAACTGTAAATCTTTAACACGGTGCTCTAATTGAATCACCCACTCTTTAGTATCGTCTCTAGACCAGTATTTCATAGTAAATAATCCATATACAATTTATTTATTGTATATTAGTAACATTTACTTCGTTTAGTGGTCCGAGCTCGACTAGCTGCTTTAGTTTTTGCTGCACGTTTTCTAAGAATTCGACCCATTTTAAACTCCTTTGATGGAATAGTTGGAAGTTGTTACGATATCAAAGATCTCTTTCCAGTTTTTAACTATAGGATAACTGCATTGGTGATCCATATTATGCCCATGCTCCATTAGTATTGTTCGCAATCCGAGATTGTGTCCGGTATCGGCGTTTTCAACCTTATCTTCGATCCAGTACAACTGGCTATCTTTATATGGTAGAAGTACGTCGTCTTTTGGTGCATTGGTTGCAATGCATATGACACTTTCGATTGCAGTGCCGAAAATCTTTTTAAGGTTCATTTCCCGCAACCGTGCAGCATTTTTATCGGTGCTCAAGCTAGTAATTACACGAAACTGATACCCGTGTTCTTCGTGAAGTCGCTTAACATAATGTGTTGCATCTCGAAGCGCCGGAAGGAACCCGATTGCCGCACTTTCGTTAAAGGTTTTAATTTGCCGAATAATCTCATCAGTATCGGTGTCTTTATAATGATGAGTAAGGTAGTAGCTCTTTCGACCGTCCTCGTTGAACCTGTACCCGTGTTCGGTCATCCAGCATCGGAATGCCCATTCCCAATTAAGTAAAACGCCGTCTGCGTCTGTAAGTATTAGCTTGTTCATGTATCTATTATTACATAGAATACACACTTAGTCAACTATTTGCGTAGACGGTTGATTGCGTTACAGTTTCAACAAATGCATCGCAGCTATACTTGTCGCCCTGCCTAGCTACATGTAGATTATTAACATAGACATTCGGACTAAATGTGACTACCGGTGTGCCGTACACCGGAGGACAATGTGTATGAGGCACATTTAAATCCGACTCTCGATGAACTCCAACATTTTCTATAAAAACATTTCCTGAACATGTATCAGTAGCTATTTGTCCAGGAGATATGCACACTGGATGACCAGTATTTACGATATCGACACCATTTCCTCGTGCAACCAGTGGCATATTATATTTCCTTTACGCTAGAGCAATGCCAGTTGTACTTTGAACGTACTGGCTAGCAAATTCTTTATCCGAAGCAACTGCAACTGCAACCACACCTTTGTTTAGTTTAATTTCTTTACTGGGATCAACAGTAAACAAATAGGGCATCAGTGCAGGCCCTTTCGGGCTCATTCCTATGACATTCGGTTTTGATACTTTATAGTGAGTATCGGTTTCTTCAACCAATCGAGCAACTAGCTCTTCTCCTGAAGTCAGTTTAAATGTAACAACTTCCCCAGCGGAAACCCCTTTGTCAATAATCATTGTGTGCTCGTTTCTTTTAAATATTTATTTAATTCAGTAAATCCTCCGATATACTGATCGTTTAAGAAAATTTGAGGTACTGTGCGAGCCGTAGGCACCGCTTCTAGTAGCTGTTCTTTAGACCAATTCCCTCCAATTTTACGTTCTTCAAACGCAATGCCCTTTTGATTGAGTAATGTTTTGGCTTGATCGCAAAACATACAGTTTTCTTTACTCCAAACAATTGCATTCATTTTAAGCCCTTTCTGTTTCGATTACGGCACCTTGGCCGATTAGTTCTGCAGCTACATCTTCAAGTGCAGACAACAAGCTATCACCAACTAGTGGTTCAGACATTTCATCAGTGTCTTTAATAAGCTTGGTAACTTTTAAAATAATTACTTCTTCATGTAGTTTTGCCATGTTCTTTTCCTTAAATGTTCGGTAATGCATCGTAGTCGAGTTGATCGCTCATAATTCCGATAACATAATTTGTTGATTCTGATTCTTGTAGTGCAGTTTGCTTTTTATCCGTAGATACATGCTTATTAAACCACGGAATTGGTGTATTTTTAGGAGCAGGATTCCAGTACTTAATACCGATGTCCTTTAATGCACCAACAGCAGTATAATCTACAAAGTCTTTAAGAATATTAGCATTAAGTCCGATAACTGGTCCCTTTTGGAACAAGTAGTCAGCCCATTCTTTTTCTTCTTTAATAACTTCTCGATAGATTTGATTTACTTCGTCAACACATTCAAGCTTTATTGCTGCAAAACGCGGATCATCCTTAACGACTTGGTTAATTATATACGCAGTCCAGCCTTTATGCAATATCTCGTCTTGTAAAATTAGGCTAATAATATTACCGTTTCCAATATAAATCTTATTCTCAACCATAGCAAGACTAGTTGCAAAGCTAACCATAAAGCGAAACGCTTCTAGCGCATAACTTGCGTGCAATGCTAACCAAATGGCTTTAACATGTTCGTGTTCACTAACTTCAATGCCCGCTTCTTTCATGCAGTTGAGTACATGCAATGCATCGTAGTATCGCCCAATACTTGCAGCCATATCAATGATAGGTTTGGTATCGTGAATTGTGTTAAACATTTCTTTAGGAACGTTATACACGTTACGAATAATGTGGCTGTAGCTACGGCTATGGATATTTGTTTCAAAAAATGACCAGTTATAAACTAGCGCTTCTAATTCAGGCAAACTCACAACTGGAGTAAACACTTGGCTAGGACCTCGCCCCTGCAAACTATCTAAAGCAGTTTGCCTCAGTAAGTTACTGGTAAAAATGTGCTTGATTGCTTCCGTTGCTTCTTTGTGATCCTGCGCGTCTTTTGTCAAACTGATTTCTTCTGGAACCCAAAAGAATCCACGAGCCGTAGTTTCAAAATCAGCAATTTTTGGATATTTACATTCTTCAAAACGCTGAATAGTAACTGGTCCAGCGGGATCCAAAAACATCTTACGATTAAGATAATCTGTTTTAGTTGTGAGATTGTATTGTGCTTTACTCATGGCATTGTTCTCCGTCGCTGAAATCGGTTGGGCATGCCTCGGATGGGCTATGCCTGGTTTGGCATTTAGAGCAAATAGGTAGTATCATAGTTAACATTGATCGATATGTTGATAAGGGTAAGTAGCCCGCTTAAATACTCAAAAATATTTTTACGGGCTAAGGTTAGTTTAATAGTATAACACTATTTTTATAATTTGCAAGATTCGCAGGAATCTTCGCTGTCAAAATCTATTTTTTCTAAAGATGTGGCTTGTACTTCTTCGGTATTTGCCTTACTACCTTTTTTGTTCACGAGACTGTAGTATATGGTTTTTATACCCCAGTTATGTGCTTTCATTAGATTACCGGCAATTAGGGTAGTAGGGATCTTACGTCCAGGAAAGTGCGCAGGATTGTAGAATGTGTTTGTGCTGATACTTTGATCAGTATACGCAGCTAGAACCGCAGCAGTTTTTAGATAAGAATCGCAATCTTTTTGTTCCCACATTAGTTGATAGTTCTTGCGTACCTTAGGATTTTGATAATCTGGAACAACTTGGGTAAATGATCCTGCTTTGCTTTCTTTGGTACTAATTAAACTCATAGGCATTTCAATACCGTTAGTACTATTGATAACAACGCTACTGGATTCGACAGGGGCAATTGCACCGACCGTGGCATTACGTACCCCGTGTCTGATCATTTCAGCACGTAGTGGTTCCCAGTCGAGTTCGGGAGTAAAGTCAACCAGTTCATTGACACCTTCTGCTCGTAGTTCCCAGGGGAATATGCCTTGGCCATAACGAGTACGATCACTGTGCAAGCACTTTCCTCGTTCTTTGGCTAGTTCAACACTAGCTTCTGTGAGATAGAAGCTTTGGTGTTCCTGCCAGCTTTTGACCTCTGCAAGTGAATCGTTATCTCCGTACTTAAACCCTCGTTTGGCATGCCAATAGGCAAGGTTAGTAACACCAATACCTAACGGTCTAATTTCTTCGTTACTTAATTTACTTTGAATACTCAAGAAATCCTGATAATCAAGAATGTTATTAAGGCTGCGATGTAGAATACGGCAAGCTCGACGCATATCTTCAGGATTACGGAATGCACCCCAGTTCATGCTGCCTAGAGTACACAATGCAATTCGGCCTTCGTCGTCGTCGAGGCGTTTGAACGCTCGAGTTGGCAGAAGTATTTCCTGGCAAAGGTTGCTTTGATAGATGGGGTCAACGAGTGTGTCAAATGGGCCTTGCTTTTGCACGTTATCGATAAACACAATGTAAATGCGACCGGTGTCAGTTCTTTCTTTAAGAATGCCGCCTTTAAAAACATCTTCTGCTGACATTACTTTTTTACGAAGATCAGATCGAGCTTCGTTCTCTACATACATTTTTTCAAATAGTGCGCTATCACGATAGAATGCCTCGTACATGTCTGGGACTTCGTTGGGATCAAAGAACGTAATATTTTCCTTATTCTTAAAGCGACGCCAGAAGAACTTGCTCAACACAACACTGTAGTCCATAAATCGAACACGAGTTTCTTCCGTACCTTGATTATTTTTAAGAACAATAAGATCTTCAAACTGATAATGCCAAATCGGGTAGGTAATAGTGGCACTAGCATTACGGATGCCACCTTGGCTGCAACTACGCAGGTCTCCAAACCATTTCTTAAGGAACGGAATCATACCAGTGTGCATGATTTCGCCACCACGAATGGGAGCGCCTAGCGGGCGTAGACGCCCAATTTCTAATCCGATGCCGGCACGTTTGCTAGCATACTTAGCCATCATTTCGCCACTAGCAAAGATGCTATCAAGATCATCGTCTGAACGAATAAGCACACAAGAACTAAATTGCTTAGTTGGAGTACCAAGGCCGGCCAAAACAGGAGTTGCAAGAGTAAAGAGGCCGTCGCTAGCAGCATTGTAATATTCCTTGATGTAGCGCATGCGGGCGCTGTTAGGCTCTTCTTTGTGGAAGATAGTAGCTGCGGCGACCATATAACGAACCTGTGGGGTTTCATAAATTTCTTTGGTAGCACGATTTTTAACAAGGTATTTTTCGATCAGTTGTTCAATCGCAGCATAGCTGTATTGTTCATCTTTTTCATGATCAATAAATTCCTCCATTTTATTCCAGTCAGATTCGGTGTACCATTCTAGAAGTTCTGGAGTATATAATCCTACTTCTACATTTCGTTTAACGGTATCATAAAGACGGGACGGTTGATAATCACCATATACATCTTTACGCAACATGCTAACACGTTGTTTGCCGGCAACAAATTGATAGTTTGTGTGACCTATTTCGGGATTAGATTCTACATCGATAAGGTCTACGATTGCACGTAGCGTGATTTCATCGACCTCTCTAGTAGTGATACCATTGTAAAAGTGTGGTTGACTTTTAATTTCAATCATACTTTGACTGACATCGGCGATCCCACTACATACTTTAGCAATTTGAGCCTGCCATTTTTCGATCATTAGCGGCTCTTTTTTGCCGCTCCTTTTAGTTACTGTAATATTGGTCATATTTCTTATTCTCGATACTAACTCTTAAAATTTACGGATTAGGTAGTATTTAGTGGAGCTCAGGCATATGATAAATCTTTATATTTTTCAATGACTTCGGTAAGTCTTTAAGTGTGGTCCACGCACTATCTTCAAACCCGTAGATTATAGAGTCTACAATAAGTAAATAATACACGCAATTACTAGTTTTGTCTATTGTAATGGTAATCTTTGGTTTTATATCTTGAAAACGTTCGCATAATTGCAACGTATAGCAGATGCCTAGTATCAAGTTAAATGGGCAATATTGATTCTCTTCAATTAACTCCCAGGCAGTTGGCCAAGTTGTTTGATCGTATGGATCAGTATAAACTTTGGCTTTGGGAAATTGATTAAAAAAGTTAACTACATCGTCAAATGGAGTTTTGCTAGTTTCTAGATGCTGCCTGAGTTGTCTCCAGGCAGCAAGTCTATGTTCGGTTTGTTTTTCTGGAGTTTTAAACATTAACTAGTTATGGTAAATGTATAAGTGAATGAGTTAGTATCAACTGTTACGTTTTGATTAATGTAGCTAATTACAACAGACTTGACAGTCGAGCTACCGTTGGGTACCTTAACTTCTGCGGTAAAGATAATAGCATCTTCTCCTAAGTCTGGACCACTATATTCGTAGTCGTCAACTAGTTGAAGGCTATCTGTCAGTTTATCTACTACTAGGTGAATTGTACCTTTTCTTACTTGTTGGAATGTACTGCTAGTAAATATGTAGTTTACTTCTAAGCTAGTAGAGTCTGAAATCGGCAATCTAATAATCTCTGTTGGCACCAGAGTATTAGGTAGACTAATAACATTCGTGAATACTTCTTCTCGATACACCGGACCTTCAATCTCTGGAATATAGTCAAGCGTTAAATCAGCCGTGGTTAACTGACTAGTTCTTTCGAAATAATCTTGGTAACTGCTATTGCCCGGAGTTAAGAATTTAATAATGCTGTGTGTTGCGTTAGTTCCGCCGTTATTGTTACCGACATTAATAAACGTGTTTCCTCTGGACCTATTACCGTATCCTTTGATGGTTATTGCCTGTTCTAGTATGGTATCAAATACGCTATCTGTAATAGTGTTGTATGTTGCTAAGGTATCGATACCTAATCGAACACCTTGGAATAAATTTCTAAAAACACAGTTCTTAAAAAAATTATAACGAACTTCTCCGGATGAATCAACAGCATAAGTTAGTCCTCGGAAATCAACATCTTCAAATAAGTTTTGTGATGTTAGAGTACTGGATGCTGAGTTTTGTGTTATTACAATTCCAGTAATGTTTTCAGTAGACCCAAGAACAGGGACTCCGGTTCCGTAGGTAAATTCTATGCTTTTAAATGTAGAGGCAGTAGTGTTATCTATACCCAACCCAATAGAATCAATCGGTAGCTTGACTGTGACTCCACTTATCGAGATATACGATGAATTTGGTATTGTTTGTATAGCTGTTGAGATATTGGAGCCTACGATTAAAAACTCGAATATAGTTCTTCCCTTGCCAGCACCCTTTAAAATAGTATTTGAAAAAACTTCAATTTTATCATTGAATTGATAAACCCCTGGTTCAAACTCTAAGGTTGCCTTCCCTGCAATTTGAGTGAGAGCATGCTTAATCCTTTGGGTCTGTGTACTAATGGTTTCACCAGCGGGGTAGGGAATTGGAACAATACCAAAACTAAGTGCATTAACCGATCCTTCATCCAGACGATCCTGTAGTGTCCGTTTTATAGGAAAGTTAGGATCAGTACCAGTTTGCACACTGGTGTCAAGTGCCTTATATTGATACTGTCTTAGCAGCTCTAAAAGATTGTCGTGTTCTGTTAGTACCCTGGTGTTTCCAACATACGGCGCACCCTCGCTGACACTACCATTACCAACAAACAATTCTTGCGTATCTATTGCCCATGCTAATTCGCCACTGGCAAGCTGCGGCATTCCTGTATCGGTTTTCTTTCTGCCTCTTCTAATTTGAATTTTCGAAATTTGCACTACTGCCATGAAATTATCCTCTATATAGGATATTTATCATTAATTAGGTAGTCTGTAGTACTGGCTAACCCGTTCGCACCATCGTTCAGTCCAGTAATCGAAATCTTTTGGTTCAAGAATGAACTCTTGATACTCGTAATCTTTACTGCACATAAGAATAACACCTTTTCGAATATCAGTTCCATGTACTTCGTTATGTGCAAGTGCATATGCTGTCAGCTGTAAAAAGTAATCGTCTATGTGTTCTCGCTTTTTAGGCTTATTAGTTTGTTTAAAATCCAGAATAGCAGGTTCTCCCTGATGCACACCTACACAGTCCGTAGTGCCTGCGTATAGCTCTGGAAAATATAGTGGAACTTCACTGCCCCAAACTTCATCAACGAATGCCATACCATGGGTGATCACAGTTTTAGCCATTTTGAGACTTTGCTGTGCATAAGGATTGGAGATATTTTCGTTTAATGGAATACCGTTTACATAGTCTTCTAGAAACTTGTGCATTCGTGTTCCACGGTTTGCAGCCTCGGTAGTGATAGCCTGCGCTTTTTGTTCCCCTACTGCTCGACGCCAATTAGCCAAGGCCTCTCGTGCTTCTGCTGGTTTGGTCTTGTCTAATACAGTCGTGACACTAGGGACTTTATGTCCGGTTGGAGTAGCATATAGACGTTTTCCCGAACTTTCGTCCCTAGTTAGTTTTTCGTATTTAAATTTAGGTTTTAGTAGTGACATACTACTATTATGTAGCTATTTCTGTATAGTGTCAAGTTTTCTTTTTCAGCAGCTTGGTACTTGCACGTTTTGCCATGCTATCAACTTTTTTCTTAGCAGAAGCTTTTTCAGGATTAGCCACTTCTTCCTCTTCGGCTGCTTTAAGCTCAACGCCGTTTTGGTCAAAGTTTCCAATTATTTTATCGAATGACTCTTTATTTTTATTGTATTTTCTTTCAAACTCAGCATATAAGTTTTGTCCGTCAATGTTACGACCAGTGAGGTCACGGTACATAGATGCGATAGCCCTCCAAGAAAAACTTGAAGGGCTATTTTTACTTAAGGCGCGAGCTTGCTGAGAAGCTAAAAGATTCAGTAAAGGATCTTCGCTCTCATTTATCTTTTTTTTGAACTTAAAATTGTGCCTAGTTTACGGCTGTACTCAATGCTTTCACGCTTCATACGAACTTCGGCTTCCGGTGGCATTTCGGGTATCTCTTCTCCACCTGCTGCGGGAGGACCTTCTGCGCCTATTTCAGCACCAAGTTCATCACCACTAGGCATTCCTGCAACGCCAACGTTTCCTGGTGCTCCATGCGGGCCTTCTTCGCCTGTTAAAATGCTAACAGCCTGTGCCATTGTTGTTCGATGTTGTTCTAAATTCTTATATAAATCTTCTAACGCAGGTTTCACGGTACTAGAAAATTGCTCAGCTGTTTCACTGCCTAATTCATCTCTTATAGAGTCTACGAGATCTAACATCGTTTCGGCCTTCATACTGGAAACGTCTTCCAACCATCCAGTAATCTTATCTACCATGTCTCTCGAAGACATGATTAGTGCTGCCTTTTCTTCTTCGCCTTCAGTTAGTGTGCGCTCGCTCAATACCCCACGCAGAATTGCCATAGCTTCGTCGATAGACTCTTTCTTAGCCATTTTGCTAGCAGTAGCGTACATAACTTCTTCGCCTCGTTTGCCGTAACGCTTTTTAAATTCGCCTTTGGCTTTCTTCATGCCTTTAACATACTTTTCACGCTTTGTTTTTTCTTCAGGGCTTAAAGCACGCTCTTTAATAGCTTGGCGCACAACATCTAGCATTGCACGATTTTTCTGATATTCGTGATTCTCGATTACGCTATCGAAACTGTTAGTGCGCTCAAACTCCGACACTTGCTCGGCAAGTTTTTGCTGAACTTTTGATAATTGTGATTCGGTGAATTTGTCTAACTGTAAGCGATAGCCGAACTTTTTAGCTAAACTTTCATTTAGTGTTTGACTGGTTATTTTACCTGATAAATCTCTGATTTGCATATTAGGGTTCCTAATGACTTGTTATTCTTTATTTATCAAAACATCGTTCTGAACTGAGTGACTATTTGCTGTTTAGCATAATCGGCACGCTCTTTAGATTCCATATATCTTGAAATAAATAAATCTCTAAGATCTAGGTCGTTTGTTGTTTGATATCTATTTTTGTATCTGTTAGCGTCTGTACTATGTTTAAAGTACATTTCGTCCAATATTTTAAGGCTGCTATAGTTTTTAAAATTATTGCGACTGTATAAATTTGCAGCAGCAATGGCACTGGCTTTTAAATTAAACGTATCTAAAAGATTACCGCCACGCCTTTTTAATGACCAAGATTCTATTGATGTTTTATCAATAATAAAATTATTATATACTAAAGACCCGTTAGATAATACTGTTATTGGAGGCTTTTTTATTAGCTCATCTTCTAAAAATTTTTCTAATTGATATGCTTGTTTCTTAAAATTCATTGACAACTACCTTGGGATTTTTACTCCCGATCTTAATTACCAAGGATTTCCTAACCATGCCTTCGATAATAACCTGGTCTCTTTCATTAAAGTCGCTAAGATAGGCTGGAGTGGTTAACTTTTTAAGAACTCGTTCTTCTTCTAACGATGTATATATAGAAAACCCTTGTAGTAGCTCATTTATTTTCATATGCCTGCCAGCTTCTTTAAATAATTAAATTCTATTTGTTCAGCCGTCATATTAATACTGGTGCCCGGTTGTATTTTAGGCTTAGGAATGTTAACAGTTAGCTTGGTGGGATCATTGGCATCGGGCGCTATAGATTTTTGATCTACTTTAGTTACAGTACCTTTGGTATCTACAATATCAGCGGTCCCATCCGGATTTACCTTTTGTACTTTGGCAGGTTGTGTTGTTCCTGAAGGAGTCATTTCCTTAACCTTCTTACGCTTGCCCATACCTTCTAAAATCTCGTTACACTTCATTATGCGTTCCTTTATAATATTTATTCCGTTAAATGGAAAACAATATTAGAATTATCAATGCTAGTCACAAACATGGCGTAATGTTGCTCCATCTTTTCATCCAATCCTTTTATGTAAGGAACTAGGTGAAAATCTTCTTTTAAAAAAGCTAACGGGTCTCCTTTACTTAGATACAGGTCCTCTCTATCAGTGCTCCAGTCAAATCTCCATACTCTGATAATTTGATCGGTGTTAAACCCAACTAATCTGCCCTTAACTTCCATGGTAATAGGGCCATGAGCATACCAAATATTACTTCGTAACCCCAGGGTTTGTAATACAGTATTGAAATTTTGTTCTTTGTAATGTAGATCTTCTTTACCGTATTCGGGCCTAGCCTGCCCAGTATGTGTAATATCTACCAATGTATAAAGTTTGTAACGCATACGGTATTTAACTCGCAAAAAAAGGCTCAGAGAGCCTTTACTCTACGTATTCGAGTTAATTCATTTTCATTAATAATGTTACTGTTACACTAATTACACCTGCTATTATGGTTCCCGCAGTTCCTATAATAACTTTACTTAAACTTTTTTGACCTTCGACAATATCTTTATGAATGTTGTCGACTTTTTCTTCGAGATTTGTCAATCTCTGATCTAATTGACCGTATCTCAACGCACACATGTCAACGTGTGCTTCTAAGCTCTCTTTTTCTAGGCTTGTAGTTGGCAAACTCATAAACATCTCCAGAATGGGTAAAGGAACAGTAAACCTTTATAATAAATTATTTAGTTGTTTTTGACATTTTTGATAATTACCGTTTTTAACTCTTTGATGTAGCTATTTGTATCTTTTAGTTCTTTAACCACCTTTTGCTCTTTTTTTATAATTTTTGCTACGGTCCACATTACCCACCACCACCAAAAGACCGCAACTGCGAACATGGCCGTTGCTCCTATGGTAATAATAGTATGAAACCAGTTGTCGAATCCTAGAATCCATGCAAAAAATACACCGGCAAGTCCGGTTATAGGCAATACTGTGGCAGCCCATGCCCACAGCTTAATTTCTTTGAGTTTGGTGTCTGAGTAATCTTGTTTGGATTGCATACTATTATTTAAACTATTCGGGTTAGTACTAATATGGCTACATTAATCCATAAAAAAACCTTGCATTATGCAAGGTTTTTAGTTTCTAGTAGTTTCTAGTTTCAGTAATTAAACTGGATCAACTTCGTTAACAACAGCACCGCCAACAACCATTGCGCGGATAACAGTAACATTACCAGTAGCAACCCCTAGTGCATCAGCAATTGCCTTTTCAACAATACTGAAGTTACCACCACGCTCTGCAACAGCGGCTTGTACATCGCCTTTAGCACTGACATCACCAGTGTTAGTATTGAAGTCAGGAGCTAAGTAGCAGAAAGTGCTATCACCAGCAGCTTCTGCTGGTGCAAAAACTGCAAACACTTCGCTGGTTACTTGAATAGCACGAATAGCCTTGGACCATGCACTGTTAGAAACGCTTGCGCTAGTAGTTAGGTCAACACCTTCAACTACAACTTTGAACATTTGTAGGTTAGGTGTGTTGAATGTTAGTAACGGAGCAGAAACGATAACGTTACCGTCCTTATCTGCATAAGCAGCACCTGGGCTTTGACGAACACGTAGATAGTGTTCTGTTAACTCAACACCGCCGCTACCTGCGATTACTGAACCGATTAAACTTGGCATAATATTTCTCCTTAGAATTTTGAACTCTTTATTATGAGTTTCATACATTTATTTAGCAAAATCATTTGATATAGGTGTATTTTCCCTGACTTAATACATTTTCTATATCAGGCTTAAGATCAAACAATGGCATTTTTTGTCTAAAAAAGTTTAATATCCGGTAAGAGATAATAGTTAACTCTTGATTAGACGGGTTTTTAACGGACAGTAATCTTCTGAGGTCTTTAAGTTCGGTATTTTTGACATTGAGTGCTTGTTCTAGCTTTACAAAAAAATATAACTCTCGACTATTGGGATCTCTAAGCTTAATTAACCAACGATTTAATTCCATACGAGGTAGCTGAGTCATTAGTCTAAGCTTTTTACTATCTTCGCTTCCAAATATTTTCTCTACATTATCCGGATCTTCTTGAACAAAATATATTAAATTGTATAGATCGGTTGCACTTGTTCTGAATTCTGTATAGTTAATATAACTAGAAGTTAGGCGAGCATATTTTTCTGCTATGTCTTTGCCTTCTTTTATACGACTTAGGAAGTCTAGAGTTAACACGGTAAGATATAGATATTCACATACTTCGCTGTAACTGTACTTTAGGTCATCCTTGGTGCGGATAAGTCGTGCTTCGTACAGCTCTTTAACAAACTTCATCATATAACCGCGGCTTTCATTAAGTCTTGGAACTTTTGAATTCGATCATTGAGTCCGGCTAATCCAGGATTAATTTTTTTAGTAACATGCTTAACGTCTTTAAAATTATTAACGTTTGGCTTAACTACAGTATTCCAAAACCAGATACTAACTTTGGCAGCAATCTCCGGTCGATTTAATAATTCCGGTTGTGCCTCTAAAGGCAATCCCAATGCCTTTCCAGCCTCTCGATAATTCCAGCGTCCAGTAATTTGTAGGAACCCCCGTCCTTTATATTTTTCTCCGTCTCCTGGCTTTATGTTACCAAGTGTTTTTGCTTTACGTGGATTAAATTTTGGATCATATTTTTTAAAATGATGTTTATTCCCTATTTCTTCTGTGCGTGTAAAGTTTGCAGTTTCGTGTTGCGCCTGTGCCAGTAACTGTATTAGTTCAGTTCCAGTTATCCCTGCTTCTAATGCATGTTTTTTTAATATTTTTGCCGAATTAGGAAGAACCTCACTTAATCTTGATACGTCTATTTTTTTAGCAGCTACCGTGGGCTTTTGTATTTTAGGCGCAGCTTTGGCACTTGGTGGTGTATTTGGTACGGGTTCTGGTGTGTTGGCAACTGACTTCTTGCCCACTAAAGATTTAATAATCTTGGGTCCAGTTTCTGGATTCTTTGCATAATCATATGCGGCTCCCCCAATGCCCATTGCCCCAGCCAGGCCCAAAGTTGCTAACTTTTCTTTCCATCCTTCTTCAAGAGTTGGGTCTATTATTTCATTTATTTTCATTTCGAGACTCTTGTATTTTTTTAATACTTCGTTTAAATTTTGCAGTATCTGACGTTCTTATAGAATTTATAAATCTTCGTTCCAATTCAGATGCTGTTTCTATATCGTATTGCTCTCTGATTAACGCCAGCAGGTTAATGGCACTCTCAATTAAGTTGGTGCCGCGGCTTTCAATCACAAGATCCTTGTTGCGATTAATACTAAGCTCGCTTAATTCTTGTAAGATAGATCTCGTAGTCTTTTTCATTTACAGAGTTCCTTTTTTATATTTACCTATTTTTGCCAATGAACTAAAATATGATTTCCGTTGATGTTGCACCGCAGCATAAATACTTGGTAGAACACATTGATCTACGTATTTAAAGGATAATTATCATGAGAAAGTTTTTTACTTACATTTGGAATAAATTGGAAGAAGCCGGAGAACTTAGAGCCCGACACGCTCGATTAAATAATTATCGAGGATACTGGTACTAATATGCATATTGTTCGAAGAGTGTTACCGCACGAATACGCAAAATATAGAACGCATCTGAAAGCTTTAGATACTGATTCTAAATATCTTAGATTTGGGTCTTTTGTAACCGACGATGCCATAGATCGAATATATGATAACATTGAATCGGATAAAGACCATCATATTCTATTTTGTATAGAAGGAGATGATCTAGAATTTTTAGCAGTTGGTCACATTGCACTGTCTGATGAGATGGAGCTAGCATTCAGTGTTCTAAAGCAACATCAAGGTCAAGGTATAGGTAACATGTTAATGCGTCGGTGCATACAATGGTGCAGGACACATGGTGTCTTACATGGCAATATGATCTGCCTATCCTCTAACAGAGCTATCCGTCACCTCTGCAAAAAATATGGTATGAAAATGAATCAAGCGCATGGGGAAGTTTTGGCTAAGTTTGAGTTCGAGCATGCCGGAATAGACACGTTTATTTCCGAAGCCACCGATCAAAATTTAGCGGTACTAGATTGGATGGCAAAAAGAGCAAATAAAATGCTCAAAACCGCTATACATTTAGCGTAAAAGGATATATAATAGATACTGTACTAATTACAGTATGTCATACACACACATAGGAGAAAAATATGACTGATTTTACTAAGCAATTTAATGATACCGCAGAAAAAATGAAGCAGCTTGTTCCGCAAGTTAGTTTTAATAAAAATGGTTATGAGATCCGAGCACACATGCTTGAAATGGCTCAGAATCAACTTTGGCAAGACTACCAAGCTAAATGGGGTGCATTTTACACTTCTATCAGCAAAGAAGGTCAAGAAGTTGTTACTAAGGTTGAAATGCCGACTGTTCCCGGTGTTGACCAGGTACTAGCGGCTGCTGAAAAGTTTTATGCATTTGTTAATCAAAATACAAAAAAATAATATAATTTATCGCCTATAAGGCCTTATATAAAGGAAAGGCACTCCGAAGAGTGCCTTTTTCTTAGATTGATTTTTCAGTAACCTCAGAAAGGTTCCAACCTAGTAGGTATTTTGCTTTCCAGTGATTTTGCGCAAATCCTGATAATCCTTGCCAGTGATTACGTTGATTCCATACTCTAGCGGCAGCATCTTCCCAGTCAGTATGGCGTATCACGTACTCTGTTCTAATAATTTCTTCGCTAAACTGATCAAAGTTTCTAGAATCGTATTCGATATGTAATACTTCGTATATTTGTTTATCAGCGACTGCATCTAGTGCAAAGTCAAACCCCCATTTAACTTTCGTATTGGATAACCATTTAGCGTTAGGTATGGTATTGCCTAATTCTCTCAGTTGATCTAATGCAGCGCCCCCATAGTTACATCTACATAAAAATGTACTATGATCCAATATCAAATGATCGTTTTCTTCGATTTCAAACCATGGTTCTTGCCAACTGGTGTGATTTAAAATGCCATAATCTACCGGATAATGCATGGCATGATAATACTGATGTTCGGCGTCGTTGAGTTCAAATCCGTCTTTATCATACCATCTGAAGTCTTCTGATACCAAATTGTCAACTGCTTTTGTGCAAGTGGGGTTAGATATAAATTTATAATCTTTTCTCTTAAACATTTTAAAAGTTATTTAGGTTATTTTAAACGTTTAATTCCTTCGAATTTAGGAGTAAGCTTACGTTTGGCAAGCTCTTGTTGTAACGCAAGTAACTTATTCGGACTACGGGCTATGGCATTTCTAATTTCGCCAGCAACACTACCTGGTAAAGATTTTAGTATATCAGCTACTAACTTTTCTGCTTGATCTGCCTGCGCGCCGACTGTTGCTTTACTATCCTTTTCCTTGGATCTGACAGCAGAAACATTATCGTCGTCGTCTCCCTGGCTTTCTAAATTAGCTAAGAACCTTTCATATTGTGCTTTTGTTCGAATCCATGCAGCCGCCTTTTCTTCTAACTCTTTATTGCCCATTTTCTTGCCCATGGCCATTAGTATTTCCGGCAGTTCTTTTGCAATTGCTGAAAAGTTTTTAGGCATTCCTGATAAGAAATTGTTAAGTGGTGCGCTATATTTAGGTGCTTGTTGCGTTAAGTGTCTTAGCTCTTTACCCAACCTGTTAAAGTAGAATTGGTCGTACCAGCGTTTTGCTGCGCCACCGGCAACCAGACCAAATCCTTCTAGTTCTCCGTTATTTTCTACATATTTTTCCGCCATATTTTTTAGTGTAACATACAGTAGTTGCACAGGTTCACCAATATCATTTAATACTGCAGCCAAGGTTGATCTAATATCCGGACCCTCTGAAATTTGAATACTTTCTTCGCAATTCCAACGACTACGTGCCTTGCATATAGCTTTGTCTGGGGTCTTGGAGCAATCGATATTATGCATCTTACGCTGCCCGTTTGATCTAGCACAAAAGCTACTACGACGTTTAGCATCCTTGCTTCCTTTTTTCAATTTACTAGGATCTTTGGTAACTGCAGTTTTTAGTTTGCTACCTGGATTTTCTCGACGATAGGTATCGACTGCTTTTTGGCTCATACCATCAGTCTTATCGCTTTTATTGGCTTTTTGCCAATCTTCTAGAATTAAATCTCTGAGTCTCATTTTCTTTTCCCCGATTTCATATTGGCGCACTGGTGCGCCATTCTTTGACGTTCCCCGCTGCTATTTTTAGCAACTTTTCTAAGTTGGGTTACACTGGCTTTACAGTTCACTCCGCTACGCTTTGCTAGTCCTTTCCTTCCAGGTTTCTTGCCGTCTGCAAAATTTTCATGCATTCCAAAATTTCCAGACATTCTAACTTGTTCTATATCATTTTTTTCAGCATATGCATCAACATATAGAGCTAGTTGAAAATCTAAAATAGTTAGCCCTTTAACATCAAATGTACTAGTTTTTACAGTAACTTCTGCTACGTCTTGTGTGACTTCGGCAAAGTGATCCATTTTTTCGCTAAGTCTGTTGATCCAGATAACAAACTTTTCTGCGTGGCGATGATCCTTGGCGACATATTTGGCCTGTATATCCCTATGGTCTAACATTTCCCAATCTGGCAGGTATTTTGACTTTAACTCGTCTAGATCGTTGTTAGAAGGTTTAAACTCTTCTATGTCTTTTGATCGAAACTGCCCTTCTATAAGTTCTCTCAGTCTCATTTTGTACGATCCTTATTGTCAATTGATCCGCCGTGTATCCAGGCTTTGCAACTGCGAGTTCCTGCACATTTAAAATGTAAGAAATTACAGTATCCTAGATCCGCTTTGTGAATACTAGCCAGACCGTCCACCGATGCCTCAGTGCCTTTGATACCGTCTTCGATACATTTCCACATCTTGTCTGAAACATCAAATGCAGAACAGTTTCCGCAACGCATTGTTTGAGCAGTTTTTCCGTCAATGCTCCAGACTTTAGCAGCATCTTTCCAATAGCTTCCAGGTTTATCAGGGTTTGCAGGGCCATAGTGATAGTCGTCTATGGCTTTTTGTCTATTCTTTAAATTAATATCTATGTCATAGGTAGCAATGGGACATCCTTTGTTGGCTGCTTCAACAATGGTAATGTATTTTCTGTATGTCATACTAATTCTACCCAATCTGCTTTGCTTAAAATACCCACATTGTTTTCAGTTGGTATAGCTGATAACAGTATTATAGGCCGTGTGCCGTCTTGATGGTATTGTAATTGATAGTGTAAATTGTCAATATTTCCAGTTCCCACAGCTTCCGATGATGCATTAACAACAAAACCGCCTTGTACCAAACGTCCGTTAGTAGTATTCATATCAGTTACACCTATATTAAATTCTACAGCACTATCACTAGGTCTAGACTCCCAAGTTCCGCCGGTAACTGTTGCTCCGATCCAAACTCGATAAGATACTGACTTGTTTCCTGGAGCAAATATGGTAAAAGATTTAGGGATAACCACACTGTACTTTCTGTCTTCTCTTAGTCTAAATGCAATAACAGGATATTCTGTTCCTGCGGCTGATAAGTTATAGGCCGTTGCTATAGTAAATCCCCTACCGCATCCTGCTATAGGACCTTGCAAGTTAAACCCGCCCTCAGACATCACTGATGCACAGATTTGTTTCATAGTGCTTGATGTAGACTGTGCTGTTACATTTGTAATTTCAAAGCGTAACGGCAAACAGGCTGTTTGCATATAAACTGCGGTATTTCGATTGTCATTGTGGAATATATGTGCCACCATAGGTGCACCATCGACAACGAACCCAACACGCACATCGCCCACTCCTAACCATTCGATATCCATCCACATGATATTAGTTTTACTAATGTCAAGTGTAGGAATATCCTTACCTCTATCAGTAGCATTAGCACTCAAGCCAGTGCCGTCAAATTTATCCACGTTCCAATCTGACTGCTCTACCCTACGCTCTACTACAGTCCCAGAAGTTTTACTACGTAAAACAATGTAAATAGTTGTGCCGTCTGATTCTAAATAAATGCCATTATCTTCATCAAAATATCCAGCACGCTGCCTGAGTCCTGATTTAGGTGTGTTAAATACAAATGTATTGAATACCAATAAGCTCTTACCTGGCTGGTAAGGCATTACACGGTCAGTTTGGCGAACTGCTTGATCACCCACTGCAGTTCCGGTTGTTAAAAGAACTGCGCTTTCATTTGGATTGTAAACTTTGGTAGCGCCACCAGTTAGAACTGTTGTAAATTCGTGACTTTCGACATGAATTTGTTGACTATCAAAAAGTGTAGCAGGATTACTAACCCTTAATCTATTAAATGCATCTACTGTTGCACCATTGAACTGACTGGATGTTCTAAGAATAGGCTGCCCTGCTGCGTTATAGTCCATGGCCTTGTGCAGGTTCAATAGATTAGATTCATCTACATGCACATAGTTAGTAGAGTTACGATTTCTAACACCCATTATTCAACCCACGGTCTGCCGGTTATCAACCCTGAACTATTAGGGTTATCTATTACTGTATTGCCTTGATACACGGTAGGCAATTGTGTAAGATCAAGGGTAGCCCTACGTCCGTTTGCTGCACGCTTGGTTGCAGCCAATGCCAACTTTGCTTCTTGACGATCTTGCTTGGTAGGCAATGTACTGATGCCATTTGCAGCCATAATTAAAACTCCTGTTGATTAGGGTAAATGCTAGGATCTTTTACTCTAAGATCAGTGGGATGTTTAGGACCATTAATACCTCCGCCAGCATTTGTTGTAACTGAACTAATATTTAAGTACACTTCGTCTGGTTCATTGGCAAAATCTGCACACTCTGGTTCGTGACTTAATATTCCAGCTATTTGCTTGAATCTGTTAATTTCAGAATCTAACGACATGGGCTGCGGCTCTATAACAGCAATTCCACTTTCAGAATCTAATTCGTGGTCATTTGTCCCATCAATAGCATCTAAAAGGTCCAATAAGCCTCTAATAATTTCGTTTGCTCTCATATGTTTATTTATAGACTTAACGATATTTACCGTGCCAGGTATCTATTAGGTGCACCTTGAAGGCTTCTGAGATAGGTGTCGTCTGTGATTTGATTATGTTTTGAATGCTCAATTAAATAATTCAATGCGCCTTCAGGTGTCATAGTTGGATTTAGTTCTAATGCACAAGCCAATAGACCACATACTTGTGGGCACGCCATGCTAGTGCCGCTGTATTTGTCTAAAAATCCGTTACCTCTAGGGTCAGGAACTCCGCCGCTTATCGTACTGCTAATAATGTTTGTTCCAGGTGCAAATATATCAACTCTAGGACCGCAATTACTATATATTGCTTTGTATTCTGTACTTAGTGCATCGATGCTACCTACACATATGCTACCTACTGCTTTACCGGGACTGCTTCCTCTATTATAAAATACAGTGCCTACTTTTTTGGTGGTGAAGCAATTGTTGTAATCAATGCCACCGTGTAAATCAATTTTAGTACCTTCGTTTCCAGCTGCCCCTACCACAATAATCCCTTCGGAGATAGCATCTTCAACATCGGCGTCGACAGCAATATACGAAGCCGGCGCATAACATACACCATTATCTATGAATATTCCGTAATTTTGTAACTCATACTCTGTAAATGGTCCTTCTATATAGTTACCTTGATATATTACATTTAAAACAGGATCATTATCCAAGTAAATTTCATAGTTATATCCCCAACTGTTATTGACAATAGTGGGGGTTTTATATCCTGTGTCTGGATTTATTTCTTTATTTCTATGAAACGCTCGTATATAATCCATTATGATTAGTTCGCTTACTTTATTGGGATTACTATCATATGGACTAATGTTATAGATATTTGCACTTCTTGCCCACCCCTGGCTATTACCCGCAGCAATCCCCGCAACATGTGTTGCATGATTATTATCTTCTTTTCCGGTATAAAATGCGTACACATATTTACTGCTTAACCCTCCAGCAAAGTCATTGTCTATGCCTAACACATCTGCCGTTAAAGTATTCCAGTCTAACTGTTTAACACGATTATCAAATTCTGGATGTTCTGGATCAATGTGTCCGTCGACAATGATTATATCAACATTTCGTCCTTCTTCTGTTAGGGATATACTTGCAGATTGATTTGGGATATTATCGGAACCCCATCCTTCTCTTTGTGCTCCTTCAATTACTCGCAGTAATCCCCAATTTTTGTGACTGGCTTTGACGGTACTAGATTTATTCCACTCGTCACTGGTCTCCGTCCATAATCGGCGAACCTTCATTCCTAGTTCTACGGGTTTTAAATTTATCGCAGCAATTCTAGGATCCTTTCTTAGTCCTTCTACTTCGTAATCATATAGCCAGTAGTGTGTATTTCGACTTAAGGGCCTTCTTAAGGCTATGACTATTGACCTTTCGGGCATACAGTTATAAAGAGTTGGTCGAAGAGTTTCCATATCATTATAGAATTCCTCTAATTCGCTCAAATGATAAAGGGTTATAACATATTCTTTTAATATCTCCATGGAAATTCCTTACGCCAAAAATAAAGGACTGCATTGCAGTCCTAAAGTATTTAAAGCATAGGTTGAGGTATCTAGACTAACATCAGTACAGGTTTTTAACTCTGAATGTTAGGCCTTTGATTACTTAATATGTAGTTGGCTACGATTGGTACCCATTTATCTGCATTTTGTTCAGTAATTCTAAAGTCATACTTGGAAGGAGGCTCGAAAACTTTGTTCGTATCTTCAAACCGGCTTTGTTTGATGGTGTCAATCCAAATAGTCCAATCTGCTTTAAAATTATTTCTCATCTCAGTAAGAGGAGCAACGAAGTCGCAGATGACGTAGTCTGTGGTGGACTTCATTGCAAAGTTAAACATACGCAAACTTTGTCGAATACGCCCTTCGTTGCTGAAGTCCCAATCATTATACTCTTTACGAATCTCATCAGCATTAAACCATTTCACCGTGGCTTCCCATTTATGTAAAACCGGCATCTCTTGCGTAACTTTTAAATGTAAGGGAAAGTCATAGTTTACAGAGTATGTTTCTATGTACTTCTTGAGCCTTTCTGCAAAAAAAGTTTTACCTGCTCCGGGCAGCCCCATAATTAAGATTCGTTCGCTCATATATTAAAGTAATTATGATTATGCAGGCCAAATTGCTTCAGCTAGTTTAGCTTCGCCAGCTGCTATAGCTGTATGTAAGTCTGCTATATCTTCGTTTGACGCGATAATTTCTGGATCAGCTACTACTAGTTTTAAATGACCAACATTACGCTCAAGGTTACCCTTTAATTCGTTATTGGATGCGGCACCTTCAGCAAGTTTAGCAAGTGTATCGTTGACAACCCAGACACTGTCTCGTGCTGCTCTAATAGTTCCTTGAATTTCTTCTAAAGTACGCTGTCTTGTTTCTTCCATTTTAAATCTCCTTGTTAAATAAATCTAGAATCATTTAAGTCTTCGATAACTTCACCGAAAAACATCTGTTTATTTATCGTACTGGTTACTTCAGACTCCACAGTATCAGTTTCTTCGGTCAGGGGTGTATCCACGAATTCTCTCCAGAATTCAGTACCACGTGAAGCCTCAATTATAGACATAGGCAATACATCTTCGGGAGATTCTGCAGTAGATTTAACTAAGGGCCTAACCGTGTGCATGTCGTTAAATCCGTAAATCCTTGCATCATCCTCTTGGTGAATATTTTTTAAGTTCTTAAAATCATGATGATAGTAGGACTCTCCAAGAAACTCGTAGACTTTTTTCATAGTCTCTCTTGGGTTATTGACCAAATCTTTATATTCAATAAAGTGAATGTTATTGCGGTACCCTTCAGTTAATGCCTTTTTCAAACCTTCGTATGATTGTCCTAGTATTCCACCATTTGCCAGTGCTTTGCAACGATTTTCGTCTGTCAATGGAATGCCTTGCTGTACCAGTGCTTGGTCGATAAAGTTTAACCTTCCATTAACAATGGTTGGGTTTCGTTTTATCATGGATATAAATGATGCCAATATTTCTGAAATATCCCTGACTGGATATAGTACTTTGGCGTTTTCAATACCAAAATATCCTCGAATGTATTCCATTCTATTAACCCAGCTTCTATTTTTTTCAAAAATTACTGGTTTATCTGTATCGGAATAATATTGCTCCAGTACGGATTTGATAAGGTTACTGGCAAACTCCATTTTTGGAAATGCATTAAAAAGTTCATCCTGTCCTAGCGATTGTTCAATTGCTAACATAGTTGGTACAACAGGAGAACTAGGTCCCGAGTAGAATCTAGGATTCTGGTTAAGAATTGCAGATAGCATTGTGCTGCCACTACGCGGCAGTCCTGCCATAAAATAATATTTTTTCTTCATTGTTTTTCCTTATTGTGCATCAACTGATTTAATAATTTCTTCTAAATCAAATAGCTTCTGATCTTCTGTAAACGGGTATTCAACTTCATTGCCGTTAAAGTCAAAGTCAAAAAGGTAACTGCCCGGCAATTTAAAATTGTATGGTACTTTTGTACATATATTAGTATGTAAATCATAACCAAACACTGTTGGGGAAGTCCCATTCCACAGAACTGTGGAAGGGCGTTTAAGTGCTGCAGCTACGTGCTGAAGAGAAGAATCAATTAAAATTCTCTTTTTACTGTGTAGCAGTATACTAAAGAACTCCATCATGGATAGCGAATGTTCGGGGGTGGCAAAAACATGCCTTGCTCCTGTAAGTTTGGGAGAGTTCATTTTCGTAACTTGGTAGATACAATAGTCTTTTTTGTAATGATCTACCAATGCCTGCGCTATATCTTCCGGCATATCTCGGGTCCATGCATAGGGTTTAGCGTCAGTGGTCATCATACCACCATTAGTATGTAATACCATAATGGGTTTGGATTGATTAACCCAGTATTTCTTGGAAAGATCATACTGCAATTTATTAAATTTAACAACCGGTGCTTCATTATTATAGGTTAACCCATATAACTTACACCAGTTTTGAATTAATGGCAATCTTTTGTGAATATGATCCGTGGTATAGTAGGGCTCGTGATGAAAAACCACTGAATCCTTATCCTGAATATAATTTTGATAAAAGTATGAAGTTTTACCTATGGTGTAAACACGGTCTACGAACTCTAAATTATTAAAAATATCCGGATATGCACACACCACGATTAGTTTACGATCAGGATGATTATTTTTGATTGCTTTGGCTACCGCTGTTGCAGCAACATGTTTTCCAATTCCACCTTGTACGTGAAAAATACTATATTTCATTGTCTCTCCAAAACGGTTAACCCGTTATTATTTGTTTTATATATCTTAAACCGCCAATGAGGATTAATGATCATGAATTCAATTATTGCAGGTAAGAGTCCGTTGTTTTCATTACTAACTTCGTCTCTTAATCCAAATGTGTGTGTATCGTGAAATGCAATGTATCGTTTAGCTTTATTACCGTGTAGCTTTAGTTCAGTGCTTAATTGTTTATATGTATGTAACGTATCAATAAACAACAAATCACACTCTTCAATTTCGATGTCTAAGACATTTGCTTGTATGTAATTTACATTTTTGCCCAGGTGTTTTGCAATACCAAATAATTGCCCGACTTTGTTGTCTAATGCAATATCGTAAGAGGTTAGTTTAACATCGGTGTTCAAAAATGCTCTGGTACTTACTCCGGTTCTCACACCCATTTCTACAACTGAATCGCATTGGGTCGCTAACTCATAAAGAATATGTACGTTTTCATTTATATCGCTAGGCGTTGTTTTTGCTAGATGATATTCATTAGGAAATATTGATTCCATTTTTCTTTCTGATTCAAGTCTTTTGATAGTATTTTGTGCAATGTCCCAGCTGTTCCCATTTCTGAAGTGACCGAAGCGAATAAAATTCTTCGAATCGAGTTCGACACGTTTAGAAATATCGCTGTTTGGAGACGAGTGTTTTGTTAACGTAGCCGAAATTTTACCTTTGATCTTATTGGTATTAAGTGCGTATATATTAGTAGATCGCTGTGCAATGTAGTCATCACCGTACCATACTTGATATAGACTGGGAATTATGGAATACTTTTTCCTCTGCATAAACATGCAAATACCAAATGCCCACGCCTGCCCCCCAATGGGTCTGTTTATATCGTAATTTAAACGAACAAGCCGATCAGTATTATCTTCATGATCGGTAATGGTGTAATTGTCGTGAGCACCTCTAAGGTTCACACCAATTAAGTCAATGGCATCGAAGTTCTGCTGAGCTATCATCTCAAATATTTCATTTGAAACGAATATGTCATCATTTAAAATGCACACTAAGTCAGAAGTCGCTCGGGCAACTCCTTCGTTCCATGCAGGATTGACATAGATATTTCTCCCGTAATCTACAATTTCTATCTTATCTTGATTAAAGATAGGATCTTTAGGTCTAGCTGCTCGATTATTGTCTATGATAATTATTTTATTAATTATTGTAGATTGGCAGTAATGCGTAATTGCATCTAACGCAGATGCTGGAGCCCACATGGTAGGAATAATTATATCGATTTTACTCATAGATTTTGAGATTTGATAAAATCGCCAGTATACATTTTATTACCAATATGGCTAACGGTATGATTTGGATTAATCCAAATTGTATAACCTAGCTCTCTAATCTTATTAGATAATGTAATGTCTTCGCCCACAAACGAACCACTAGCATATGTATATTCGCAAATATTTTTTATTTTTTTATTGCGAAATGATAGCTCAGTATTTGATTCCCATAGATCGACCACAACTTTTCTTGATAGCTTTAAGAACCCGGCACCTACCTTTTTTGTTTGATAATATCCGTCTGCTGGGTCTCGATCAGTAAGATCCGAAAGAATATTAAATCCAATCTGTTTGTCTCCTTTGTTAACAACGGGTAAACAAACGACATCCTTCTCTGATTTAATAATTTCGATTAGGTAATCTTCTTTCCAGTATTCGTCATCGTCGATAAAAACCATGACGTCGTACTGTTCTTTATAGGCAAGATCAAACAGTTCGTTTCTGGCCATGGGCAAGATACTTTCGTTGGCTAGGAACACACACCTTATATCAAGATTGTGCTTTAATCCTAGTTTTATTGATTCACAAAGACTGTGCACAAAATACGCATCTACCTTTTGATCAAGGCAGGGTGTAGCAATTAAAATCTTCTTCATAATAGTATAAAATTGACATTTTACAGCAAGTTTAATATGAAGTCAAGTTTAATTGCTATTTTTAATTTTAGGGTTTTTCAGGCCAAACTATTTCCCAAGGAAATCCCGGTTGAGTTGTTATGTCTCTTAGCTGTTGACGGTAAATAATCAAACTAGTTGCATCTACGGATTGTCCTGTTAAGGACTTTTCGTATGACTGTATAATATCTATGTCGGATTTATCTAACAGTAAATTTCTAAAATCTCGTACTTCTTGTCCTTTTATTGAGGTTTCCGAAGCATTCGCTTTGCGAACAATCCAGTTGCTACCATCCCAGTCTAGAAATTCGTCAATTAAAAGATCTGGTTTACTTGGTGCTAACACAAAGTCTTCTAGTAGATAGTTAGACATATCCTCGGGAAGCGGGTAAGGGTAAGCTCCTTTGTAACTATAAAGTTCTATCATTACAGTGCTCCTGTATTAGTTGATGGGAATGCTCTATTTGGTCCCCAGATGATTCGTACAACGCCATCGGCACCAGGCGCGGCGCCCCCTAAAGCATCACTTGCCCCTCCGCCCCCTCCGTAAGCTCCAGGTACAGTTCCGGACCCGCTGCTTCCACCGCTTCCACCACCACCACCGGCGCCCATCGCTGATGCGGCAGCTCCACTCGTACCGAGTCCGTATATTCCTACTCCTCCTCCTCCCCCGCCGGATAAAGTGTTAGTGGTGGTGAAGCCACCGCCTCCACCTCCCCCCCCGGATCCTGCGCTAGCGGAGGTGCCATTGCCCGATGCAATAATACTACCACCGTTTCCACCCGGGCCACTATAGCCTGCAGCCCCTCCGCCGCCTGCCGCGCCAGCGGTGGTACCCACCGCGTACCCACCACTTCCGCCGGTATTTGCAGCACCAGACCCATAGATGCTTGAAATATAAAATCCAGTTCCACCTGATGCCGCGGTACCTTGGTACTGACCTCCAGATCCGCCTGTGGCATATATTGTAGAAGTGTTTATAAAATAACTAGTCCCACCACTACCGGCATTGCTGGCAACGCCTACGGCCGCATTCCCTCCAGCCCCGACTACTACAGTATAGCTGTTTCCTGGGGTTACTGGAATATTATTTAAATATGCTAGTCCGCCCCCTCCCCCTGCACCTGAGTATTGTGAATATCCAACGCCTCCTCCCCCTGCACCGACTACTAGCACGCATACCGCAGTGACTCCAGCAGGGCATACCCAACTATAACTTCCCGGGTTAGTATATACTTGCTCACCGTTAGTTGCTGCCTGAACGATAACATCTCCTAATGGGGTAAATCTCCAGCTACTAGTTACTGTTGAATATACTTCATAAACATTTAATGTTGTATTATAGCGAAGCATGCCATTTGATGGACTAGCCGGTCGTTCTGCTGTGGTTCCTAGCGGTATTGTCAGAGCCCCACTACCGGATATAACAATATTTCCAGAAGAAGTGATGTTATTTGTTTGATGATTAATACTAATAGACATTTTAATCCTTAAATATAGTCAACCTGTTATTTTTGTTATCCAAACAGTTGCAGACCAACTAATAGTTTTGGCTGCTTCTCCGGTAACTTCTACTTTAATGCCGCCATAAGTTGTATCTGCAGACACATTGGCATCCCATGCTACCGAATCTTCGGCTAGGACGTTTTTAACAACACTTCCAATAATTGCAGTACTAGCTTCGTTGGTATTTCTATCAATCACACCAAAAAACTGAAACCCGGCGCTTTCATTGTCAGCGTCAGTTCTTCTGGCAACAATCGAGATATCAAACGTGGCAGTTGTATCGTTACTTAGTGTAACCTGATTGCTTGCGCCTGCTGTACCGCCGTTGGTGGTTAAGACTAGAGCGGCTCCGTTGGTTGTAATTCCACTCAATAAAAACATATTATCTAGGGTAGTAGTCGATCCCCCACTACTGCTACTACCAACCCATGCAGTCCCGTCCCATTGCCATGTCCTGGACCCTGCATTAAATGTACTTCCTATCGCAGGAGAGCTTGGAAAGTTGATTGCCATATTTTATTTTCCTTGTTATTCGGGTTGTTGTGAAGGCCATTCTAATGCTGGTAATTCCATTTCGATGTCAGCGAAGCTAGTTGGAAGTGGGCGAATGCCATTATCAACTTCTTCTAAAATAGAATAAAACTTTGACCATGTTGCACTTCGAATGCTTATACCATATTCAGCTTCGGTCCTAAATTCCGAGGACGGATCTAATGCATAAGTACATAAGCTTAAAATACCGTCGTAGTTACGAGTTTGCGCAAAATTATCAAGTCTTAATTGAACTAATTTTACTAGCTGGTCTCTTACTAAGCTAGTACGATATTTGGCATCTTCAGTAAGTGCAGCCTGTATTTGATCTTCAACGGTATGTGTAGTTCCGTCCACCTCGATATATTCTGTAAATTTGCTGGTAACAATCCATGTTTGTTTATAGAGGTTATTACGTTTTAGAATAGGTCCAGGAATTACTTTTTCAATGACTTGATTAAATGCAGGATATGGCTCAACTTCACATTCAAATATTCCGTACTCTTCTAATGCTTGTGTAGTAAGAGGAAACGGAAAGCTCGTATTTGGGTAGTCTACACTTAATTGAGCTAAATTATATTCAACAATATTATTATTAATTTCACGTACAAACATTTTTTTTCCTAAGTAGCGTCGTATATACCAAGTTCCGATATCGGAGTGCTACAAAATTCGTAAACACCAGATGAGTAGGCTGACCCTACATCTACGGTAACTGTTGAAATCACTGTAGAACCACTAATTGTTGCAAGTTTAAATATATAATTACTTGACGGGTCCTGATATAACACTGCCACCTTACCGTCAGATGAAACTTGGACACACGTAGTGGTTTGCAAACTATAGTTACCAGTTTTAACAGGAAATGCCAATACAAACGTGGGAGTTTGAGTTCCTGTATTCTGGGAAAAGTCGTAAGTTCCTAACACAAACTGATAGGTAGATGTAGAATTGTTGTACCACCCAAATGATTGGTACATTCGCAAATTAGAAGTCAGACAACTTGCAGTTAACGGGCTTTGACCGTCATTATTTTGACCATAGCTATTTGAGTTATAGGTTATGTTATTGCTGGCTAGATTCCACAATGCAGCAGAATTACTAGCATTAGACACTTTATACATCCCCCAACTATTTGTAACCATTGCCGTGGAACTATTACCAATAGCCCCCCATGACCTAGAATAGTTGCTAATATTAGTAACCAGTGCAGTTCTTGTTCCTAGAGCACCGCCAGATATGCTAGCAACGTTAACTTCACCATTAAAAGAAACTCCGGTTGCTCCTTCCCAGTAAAGTCTATTACCGAAATTAGTTAAGCCACCCACGGTTTTATCATAAAACCCAGTTATGCCTACCGAGCCCGTCCACCCAGTAGTCGATGCTGCGGTGTAAGAAGTGCTGGTTATATTTCCAGTAGTCATATCTAGTACCTTATAAGTACTATCTGGAATTCCTACACGTATTAGTTGAGTTGCAGAATATCTTACCCAAGACGTCGCACGATGATCATAAGGCGCTGAAATTGTCGATGCAGTAAGAGAACTTAAGTCAAATTTAAAAATTGAAAGAGCACCGCTGGGTATTACATATAAAAATTGTCCGTATCGATGGTACGTTACTGCCCCGTTGCTAATGCTACTTGGAAATGCAATCCTTGCAAGAACACTTCCCGAGCGGCTTATTAGGATTAAGTATGTGGTAGATCCTGCTATCGTAACAACGGGAATAATAACAACATTGGCTAACGATTGTGGAATAACAACAGTACCGGTTTTAGTTGATGAAAACATAAACTATAATTCCTTACGGTGTATAATTTTGTCCTATGACAGCGCCGTACCAGTTTACCCCGTCAGAAAAGAAACTAAATATATCCATCTTTGATGCTGTTGCAGTAATAGTAGGAGCAGTGGATCCTGCCCATTTTACGGTCGACCATGTAACTGTCCTTGAACCAGTTGCATCTTGTTTTAAGTACATAACAAAAGATTTACCGGAAGCAACCGTAGGCATACTAATTGTTGTATTACCAGTTAATGTTAAATACTGAATTGTTCCATTGTCTAAACTTAATGTTATTGAAGTGCTAGCATTTGTAGAATACTGAGTTTCCGTGTAACCTAAAAATGTTGAATTAGAAAATGTCTTGTTTGACATAGTCTGCGGAGTAGTTAAATCAACCTGTCCTGCAGATCCTGTATATCCAGTTGGACCAATTGGTCCAACTGGTCCGACCGGACCAGTTGCTGTATTTGCCTCCACCCACTGCGATGAATCTTCATCTACATAGTATATTTTAAGGCTACCACTTGTAGAATCCCACCACAATGTTCCTGGACTCGGAGAAATTGGAGCGGTATCGGATATAATATTAGTTAACGAAACTTCTTTGTATTGAACAAGTGTTCCGTTAACTACAACTTTCTTATAAAGTTTATTAGCTATAGGATCATACCATTCGTCACCAACTGCGCTGTTTATTGGCGCGGCTGACGAAACAGTGTGTTTTAAAAAATCCCTGGATGCCACACTGTTTCTCCTATTAAGCCTGTGCTTCTGTCCAAGAAATTCGACATGCGATATTATTAGTACCAGTTGTAGCCAAACTTCTGGCAGAAATCAACAATATATCAGGACCATTTGGGAATCCCCAGTTTGTCGAAGACCCGTCTCCACTAAGAATGCTAGTGCCCAGATCTCGAACTTCTTGTAATTCAACTCTTGTTGTAGAGTAGTTTGTGCCTCCAGAGTTTTCAGTGTACGCACCAAAAATACGATCACCTCCAGTAAATGTGCCCGAAGCAGATACCGCACCTCCTGAAGCACCAGTCCCATCAAAATAAAATACCTGGGCCAACGATCCAGATCCTACTGCAGTTGTGGTCCAACTAGAAGCGTTTGACCACCCTCCACCGCTAATAGTGTTTGGATTCAGAATACCTTCTATTAGAAACTGTCCTTGGCTATATACTCCTAGCTCTTTTAAAGTTAGTTGCATACGGTTAACTAATTCACGTATAGCAAAGTTACGGGCATTTCCAGAATCAACGCTAGGGGAGATTCGTATCATTAGTAAAGGGCGCTGTGCACCTGCTGCAACAGTTAGGTATCGAAGCATACCGGCTGTAAATCTAATTTCCTTATCATTATCATATCGCCCATCCATTATTACGCTAACTCCCCAATGACTTACAATAGGCGCGCAGGTGTTGCGAATTTCTTGAACACTGACTTGACTTGTACCACTTCCGCCCACACTTGGATCAGGTGTAAACGTAACGGTACTAGTTGTTCCCCCCAAAACATATGCAGATGAACTCCATGCTCCTACGCTATTAACACCCGCAATCCCAATGGTAGTTCTGCGAGTACACCCGGTTAACGGATACCCGCCAGCAGTGGCATTGTAGGCTCCGATGCCAGTGTAAGTAACTAATTCGCAATTAGTGCCGTCTCTAAGAAGCACTGCACCTGGTAAACTTGCGCTAGGAGTTGGCCATAAGCTAGCATCTTCAACGTATAATGTGGTATCTGAAGACGCCAATGCACTACCTTTGGTTCCTGCTGCACCTGCGACTAGTTTGCTATAGTAACCGTAATTTTCTATTTCAAATCTTGCAGGTAAATTACCTGAACGCATGTAAGCAGAATGGTTTACGTTATTATTAGGCATTCTGTGGCAGTAGACAATTTCTCCGTTGACACCTCGGAATCCAAATCGTATATGCCCTGCTCCGTACCACGTGTAATCAATGTATGCCATTTGCATTTTGCTAATGTCGAGGCTATACCCACTAGCACCGGTTCCATCGAGCTTATCGATGTTCCATTGATTCTGAGGAACTTTAAAAACTTCAACTTTTAAATATCTGGTTGATGCAGTTGTGGGTCCTCTAAATGCTGGAGTAATTCTCATCTGTGTGTCAGTATCAATTTGCTGAACTTCGTAGGTTGATCCTTTAATAATTATTTTATCTCCAACCACTAGCTGACGTCTAAATCTAGTACTAGTTCCCGTGATAGTATTGCTGTTATTAGTTGCTGAAATTTTTCCGTACAGTTCTTTAATTCCCTGTTTACGGCAAGCAAATAATGTTTTTCCGTCGTACTCAAAAAAGAATCCATTTTGATCATCAAACAGCCCGAGGCGGCAGCTAGCACCTCTCCATGCAGTAGAAGTCACTACTGCATACCCAACCGGAGCAGTATCCGAAGGAATTCCGGACATCGTATAAGTAAATGTCTTTGTTCCAGTTACACTCGCTACAACGAATGACCCGTTATAAAAGTTTGTGCCGCTAGTAACAGTTAGTCCTTCAACCAAAATAGTTGCTCCTACTTGCAAGTTATGATCCTGCTGTGTAGTAATGGTGCAAGTTGTGCCCGAAGATGTCGCAATATCAATGTCATGGGTTGGAGTAAATTTTGCGCCGGTTGAAAATTGGATTCCCTTGCCAGATTGATAACGGAAGTAGCGACGTGTTTGACGAATTGCTTGGACTCCGACAAAGTTACCACCCGGAGTAATAGAAACCCCGCCGTCAGTAGACCTATGAATTGCGTAAGCTTCTGGGCTTACTGTTAATCTTACACCCGATATGTTCTGGGAACCAGTTGTAATCAATCCAGATGCGGTAAACGTAAATGTGGTAGGAGTTGGGACAGTGGTAATAACCCAATTTCCGTTTAATGATGTAGAGATTGTTGCACCGGCAATAACAACAGGAGTACCTGGTAATAGGCCGTGTGTGTTACCAGTGGTCACTGTAATAACTGATGGGGTAGCTCCGTTAGATGTTATTCCAGATACTGCAATGGAAGAAAAATCATAAAGCCCCCCGCCATAGCTAGCTGTAGAACCTGAATCTAAGATACTACCGCTAACTACGCCTTTGGCAACGTAGGTAAATGTGTTAGTATTAGGTACGCTAGTTACTGCAAAAGTACCGTCTGCCAATTGATTGGTAGTTTCTTGAACAGTTACAATATCTCCTAGTACCAGAGAATGGGTGGCACTTGTAGTGACTGTTATGGTAGATCTAGGACTTTGTCCACCGCCGCTAATTGTAGAAATTGCTAGGCTGTTACCTCCGGTTCCCCTGCTATAAAAACTAGGGTAGTATTGAACTAGCGGTAAAAATTCCCATTTACTAGGTTGTAGAGAGTATTCAAAGTCAGTATCAATTAGTGCCTGCGGCTGACTTACACGTAATTTTTGTACTGGGTCTGTAAATACATCCGACGGAGTAAACGTTTCTGATTCTTCTTCTACCATTATGAGTAATTTATCAGTATTACTCATTGCTGTAGTATTATAGTTTAATACAACTGTGGTAGTTTGAGGTGTAGCACCTTGCTGTACGTTTGCTGAGTTAGTCACATAGCTAGTTGCTTTAAGGTCAGGATCGCTAAAATTGAAGATTACGGTCCCTTTAGTGACGTTGGTAATTAGTAGAAGATTTTCTTGTCTAATAAATCTATTAATTACTATTGTGCGAGTGCTCGCAGTAAATGTGTATTGTGCTTCGACTACTTTTTTTGCCATTTTTTTTAATCTCCTAATGCAATTGTTGTTGCACTAAACGGGTATTTTCTTTTTTGTCTTGTGGTAGAGACTTGTGTTAGTGAAATAAATGCAGAATCACCAGCCTCCGGTGCGTTATAAATTAAAATTTTATCGCCTACTACTCTGAATCCTTTAAAAGAATCGTAGACAGAAATCCATGGATAATGTAAGGTATCTACATACGGTGTTAACCTCCGTCCATTGACGATTACTTCTAAATCCTTTGAATCAACTATAGTATTTATACTTGTTTGGTCTACCAATAAATTAAAGACAGTTTTCTCTCCATCAAACTGCGTAGAAATGTCGTTTAATACAGTAGGCACAGCAGATGATTGAGATCCTGTAAATGGAGAACCGTTAATGTATAATCCAGTGGTATCAACTTTTATTCTCTCAGTTGTACCCGCTGCAATAATAACGGTATCACATAAGCCAGCTGAACCGACTATACTTCCTATAATAACGTTATTAGCACCGGTAGTTATCGAACATCCTGAGTTATATCCAATGAGAATATTAGAAGACCCTGTGGTTGCGTTAAACCCTGCCCTGGTGCCAAGCATTATGTTCGTATTACCGGTAGTATTTGCTCGACCCGCGCACGCCCCGTTAAAAATATTGTAACTTCCTGTGGTATTACTGAACCCAGCACGTTGTCCAATAAATGTATTAAATGCACCGCCAGTGTTACTTAGTCCTGAATAGTATCCTATAAAGGTATTATGTTCCCCGGTAACGTTACAGAATCCAGATTTATTTCCGACAAAAAAGTTATTATGTCCGAATGTAGTTGAACATCCTGCTTCGGCTCCAATAAAAGTGTTGTAATTACCAGTAGTATTTGATCGACCCGAGCAATACCCAGCAAAGAAGTTATGTGTGCCAGTTCCACTGGTGCCACCTAGACAACTAACAATGCTTGTGGTATTACAAACACTAAATACACCTGCTCCACCGGTAAATGCAGTTCCGTTGATAAACAACCCAGTTGCATTAACTTTTAATCTTTCGGTGGTACCAGCAGCAAGAATAACTGTATTAGATAAGTCAGATGATCCAACCACACTTCCTATAATGATGTTGTTTGATCCAGTAGTTACTGCACATCCTGCCCTGCATCCGATAAATGTATTATTGGATCCAGTAGTATTTGATACTCCGGCGCACCAGCCAAAGAATGTATTATGACTGCCAGTAGTATTCGAAAATCCAGCAGCGCTGCCAAAGATAGTATTATGAACTCCAGTGTTTGTAGAATAACCGGCGCCGCACCCAAAAAATATGTTGTTATTACCGGTTGTAGTTAATGCACCGGAAGAATTTCCGAAGAATATATTATAGCTACCGGTTGTAACTGCCTTTCCACTATACTTTCCGATGAAGATATTACTATAACTGTTGCTACTTGTACATCCAGACTTATAACCGAGGAAGAAATTATAATTGCCGTAGGTAGAATTATAACCGGCATAGCATCCAATAAATATATTTTGAACTCCAGTCGTGTTATTGTATCCAGCATGTTGTCCGATAAATGTGTTGTTACTTCCAGTTGTATTTGATCTGCCAGCACATCTCCCAATAAATGTGTTGTTATTTCCGGCAGAGTTTAGTTGTCCAGAGCAAAGTCCGATAAAGGTATTGTCGCATCCAGCTTGATTAGCATATCCTGATTGGCATCCTATAAAGGTATTGTTACATCCGCTACGGTTGGCCCAGCCGGCGAGGTTGCCGATAAATGTATTGTTATTACCCGTAGCATTACTAGTTCCTGCACTGGTTCCAGCAAAGAAGTTGTTATTACCAAATGTGGTACATGACCCAGCAAGTTGTCCTATGAATGTATTACCGGTACCAGTAGTGTTACATGCACCTGCACAACATCCAAAGAAAGTATTATTGCTACCAAATGTGTTCGAACACCCGGACCACATTCCAACAAATATGTTGTGATTTCCAGTGGTATTGCACATACCAGCACCCACTCCAATGAATGTATTGTAGCTGCCGCTAATGTTGCATAATCCGGCATTGGCGCCAGAAAAGAAGTTATGGCATCCGGAAATGTTACTGTATCCAGCACATCGACCAGTAAAGATGTTACCACATCCAGAAGTATTACTATATCCGGATTGTGATCCTAAGAATAAATTATAAGATCCTGTGCTATTTAAATGGCCGGCATAATAACCGAAAAATAAGTTATTGCTACCGGTACCATTTATGAACCCGGCACTACGTCCAATGAACGTATTGTTATTACCGTAAGTATTTGAATATCCGGTCCATCTTCCAATGAATGTATTGAAGTTACCAGTAGTGTTCGAGTCGCCGGCCTGATATCCGATGAAAGTATTATAACCACCTGTAGTATTTGCTCTACCCGCTCGATCTCCAGCAAAGAAGTTATGACATCCGGTAGTATTGCAAAACCCGGATCGATCACCAAAAAAGTTATTGCTGCTTCCTGCAGTATTTTTGAATCCAGCGCATCTTCCGAAAAAGTTATTATATGCTCCAGTGCTGTTACATGCACCTGCTCGACACCCAACAAAGAAATTATAAGTACCAGTACTACCAGTGCCTGCTTGACTGCTGTAGATATTAGTACCAGTACGTGCAATTTCTTGTACACCAACAGATCCAGTATAACCAATGTCTCCCTTACTGCCAGTATAACCAATTACACCCTGACTGCCTGTATATCCAGCACCAGTAGATCCAGTATAACCAATTACTCCTTGGCTACCAGTATATCCAACGGATCCAGTATACCCTACACTACCTGCATAGCCAATACTACCGGTATATCCAATGTCTCCACTTGATCCAGTATAACCAGTTGCACCTTGACTGCCTGTATATCCAATACTACCAGTATAGCCTACTCCGGCAGTAAATGCAACACCGTTGATAAACAGTCCAGTAGCATCAACTTTTAATCTCTCGGTAGCACCTGCTGCAAGAATAACCGTATTACACAACCCAGCAGATCCAGCAACACTTCCAATGATGACGTTGTTTGATCCGGTGGATACTTCAGCACCGGAACCATCACCAATTAAAATATTTTTACATCCAACAGTGTTGTTATACCCAGACCAACAACCTATAAAAACGTTGTTTGAACCAGTGGTATTTTTATAACCACTACACAATCCAGCAAAGAAGTTATTACTTCCAAATGAGTTACAATATCCGGCTTGGTAGCCAATAAACATATTGTTAGATCCTGAAATATTAGCCCATCCTGTCCGACATCCAAAAAATACGTTATTCGTACCGCTGGTGGTCACGGCCCCGGCTAGCTCTCCAACAAAGAAGTTTCCGGTACCGCCATTTCCTGCCTGGCTGCTGTAGATCGTAGTACCATTAAGTGCAATTTCCTGTACACCAGTAGAGCCAGTATAACCAATATCTCCTTTTGACCCAGTATAACCAATATCTCCTTTTGAACCAGTATAACCAGCACCAGTAGATCCGGTGTATCCTACATCCCCCTTTGACCCAGCATATCCAGTATCACCACGACTGCCAGTATATCCAATATCACCTTTTGATCCGGTATAGCCAACGTTGGACGAGTAAGATAAATTTCCAGAACCATCAGTGATTAATGCTTGCCCTGCACTTCCGTTGTCAGCAGGTAACACCATTATAGCGTTACCGTTAGCAGGGGATTTTAAAGTTACATTACCGGCACCACTATGATCAAAATTAATCGCCATTGACTACTCCTACAAAAGAAAGATTACTGTAGTATTTAACTAAAACATATTGTTTAAAAATCATAGTGTATTATCCTGTAACTCTAGAAGTCCATATAGTTGCCACCCAGCTAATAGTTTTAGATGTTTCACCTGTTACTTCAATCTTTATTCCACCGTTAGTTGTATCTGCTGTAACTGTCGCATCCCACGCAGCAGAATCTTCAGCTAATAAAGTCTTTGTAACAGAGCCGACTACAGCTGTGGATGCAGCGTTGGTATTACGATCTATAACACCGCTGAACTCATAACCCGCTGATTCTCCGTCTGCATCGGTTCTGCGTGCTGCAACTAAAACCTTAAATGCATAAGTAGAGTCGTTAGGTAGTATAATTTGATTATCAGCACCTGCAGCTGCGCCATCTGTGGTTAGTACTGTTGCGGTACCGTTAGTAGTCGATGCTTTAAGTACAGATACTCCGTACAATGAGGAGTTAACAGTAAGTCCTACGGCGTCAACTTTTAGTCTTTCAGTTGTACCAGTCGCTAAAATTACTGTGCTGGTTAAATTACTGGTTCCATTTACAGAACCGATAATAATGTTATTTGATCCTGTAGTTACTGCACAGCCTGCATTACAACCAAAGAAGGTGTTATTGTTGCCGGTGGTGTTTGCATATCCTGCGAAGTTGCCAAAGAAGTTATTGTAGTTGCCGGTGGTGTTCGAGTAACCAGCACAAGATCCAGCAAAGAAGTTGTTGCTGCCAACAGTATTACTATATCCGGCACACAGCCCGGCGAAGAAATTGTGAGATCCGGTAGTATTTGAAAATCCTGCGCTCTCTCCAAATACTATATTGCAGCTACCAGTAGTGTTTAGATATAAAGCAGCGTACCCTGCCGCTATATTGCTATTACCGTTAATATTTCCGCGGCCTGCAGATTCTCCGATAAATGTGTTATATTTTCCGCTGACATTTTTAAAACCGGCGCTCAAGCCTATAAATGTGTTACTACATCCTATAGTATTACAACGACCGGCATTGACACCGATAAAGGTGTTATTATTTCCGGTAGTATTGCTGCATCCAGCTCGATATCCAAAGAAATTGTTATAGTAACCGGAAGTATTACATAGACCGGCTTGATACCCAAAGAAATTATTACCTCCGCCTGTGGTGTTCGAATAACCGGCACACTGTCCGGCAAAGAAGTTGTCTTGTCCGGAGGTGTTAGAAGCGCCAGCCTGTCCACCAATAAAAGTATTATTAGACCCGGTGGTATTGAAAAATCCAGCACTGCGGCCGATGAATGTATTATCAATGCCGGTAGTATTGCATCGACCAGCACTACGACCGATGAACGTATTATCTTTACCTGTAGTATTTGATATCCCGGTGTCCTGTCCAATGAATACGTTATAACATCCGGCTGTATTGCAGCATCCTGCACGTATTCCAATAAAGACGTTAGCATTACCAGAAACGTTAGAACATCCAGCACATCCTCCGATGAAAATATTGGCATCACCAGTAAGGTTTGCGCGACCAGCATGTGCTCCAAAGAAATGGTTCCAAGATCCGACTGTATTAAGGCAGCCTGACTCTGGACCAAAGAAAATATTGTTAGTTCCGGTAGTGTTGCTACGCCCTGCATAACAACCAAAGAAAATGTTGTCGTTACCAGTGCTATTATACAGCCCGGCTCTACCTAAAAATATGTTTTGCGAGCCGCGTGTATTTCTTTCGCCTGCGCCTGGACCGATAAAAATATTGCAAGTACCGGTAGTGTTAGCACAACCTGCGCTCGAACCGATAAAAACGTTATTACGCCCGGTAGTGTTGCAATACCCTGCAACCGATCCAGCGAAGAAATTATGGTTACCGGTAGTGTTCGAATAGCCTGCACCGTCTCCTATAAAAATATTATTAGTAGCGGTGGTATTCTTGTAACCAGCACATCGTCCAGCAAAGAAGTTGTTGCTGCCAGTAGTATTGCAATATCCGACATAAGATCCGGCAAAGAAGTTGTGGGATCCTGTCGTATTAAAAATCCCAGCAAACTGCCCGAAGAAGTTATTACCATTACCAAATGTGTTATACCGACCGGCTTGATTGCCAATGAAATTATTATGACACCCGGTAGTATTAGTCTGACCGGCCCGCGTTCCTATAAATGTATTATTGGATCCGTGTGTGTTGCAGACTCCTGCATATAACCCTACAAAAAAGTTGTTGCTGCCGGTAGTATTGCAAAGTCCAGCATACTTTCCAGCAAAGAAGTTATCTAGACCAGTTCCTCCAGTGCCTGCTTGACTGCTGTAAATATTTCTACCAATCCGTGCAATTTCCTGAACACCGGTGGACCCAGTGTAGCCTATATCGCCTTTTGATCCAGTATAACCAATATCTCCCTTGCTACCTGTATAGCCAGCGCCGGTAGATCCAGTATAACCAATATCTCCCTTGCTACCAGTATATCCAATATCGCCTTTTGATCCAGTGTAGCCAACAGACCCAGTATAACCAATATCGCCTTTTGAACCAGTATATCCTATGTCGCCCTTGCTACCAGTATATCCAACATCGCCTTTTGATCCGGTATAGCCAGTAGATCCAGTGTAGCCAATATCTCCTTTTGATCCGGTATAGCCAGTAGATCCAGTATAACCGATTACACCTTGACTGCCAGTATACCCTGTGGATCCGGTGTACCCTGTAGTACCTTGAGACCCGGTATATCCTAATGGTCCTACTTGCCAAGTACCGTCTCCACGAAGCCAAGTAGTAGTGTTTGCGGTACCAGAGCCTAGTCGTGCAGTAGAAACCGTACCAGTGGTTAAGTTTGATGCATTAAGGTTCGTTAACCCTGTGCCAGTACCGATATACCCAGTTGCCGAAATGTATCCATTTACCTGAAGTTTATCAGTACCATTATCTGTGCTGGTGCCGATTAACACATTACCGAATGTTTCGGCTAGCTGAATTTTGCCAGTATCGAATACTTCAATACTAGGAACCCCGGATATATCGTTAACTGCAAAAATTGTGCCAGTTAAATTATCGGTAATTGAAAATAATTGACCGCTGTTGCCAGATATACTAAGCGTATCGGTGTCCAGCATGTCGATTGAAATAGTATGTTGACGATTCGGTGATACGAATTCAATGTCTTGAGTTAGTAGTCCATTCTTGACTACGAATTTATTGTTTGCCACGGTTCACTTTCCCCAGTAAGCTTTAAAAAGTTCTAATTATGTTATTTATCAAACCATGGATTCGGGCGGCGCAGCCCAAGCAGGTGTTGCAAGTATATCAAGTATCTCTTCATGGGTTAGATATGCGCCCTTTGTCATCAATGTTTCGACGGATGCAGGTACTGATCCGCCATCTTCCCATTTGACGAAAGTTTTTGTTCCATCTACTGATTTTCTTACGGTTTCTGCTGAGGTTTCTAGCACTTCGTTGAAATTGATTTTGTCTAGTTCTGCAACATCAAAAATTACGTAGGTTCTATTTTCGTACATTTGTTATACTCCGTGTCTTGCTCGTATTGCTTTATAGTTAATGTTCATTTCAGATACGGTGAGCGCTCTGTTGTATATCTGGATACTTCCAATCTTCCCCGGTAAACACTCATTGTCACTTACCCGGCTCATGAAATTGATAGTGGACGTATAGGTTGCATTTGCATCGGCGCACAAATAAAACCATTGATCTGTCGGTATACTACCCCAGCTATTAGTTACTAAATTCCCACCATTTAGATATAAGGTCCATCCGCCCATGCCATTTGCAATATATCCATCGGACTTACCTGGTCTAGCATCAACTAAGTATCGCCATTGCGACATTCCCGAGTCGTTTTTCATCCCGAATATGCAGATCATTCTGAAATTGCTTATCGAAGGAGTCTTCATGAAGTCATTTGTACCATCAAACGTTAGGTTCCCGTTTTGGGATTCTTGGTACTGCGGTCCATTATATACAGTCGCATTATATTGTCCGTTTACTATATCGGGTATAGTGTTCGAGATAGCACTCGTAGTAGCACCCATGTCGTAACTTGCAATAAGACCGTCCTGAACTATTAGTTTTTTTGTCATATGCCTTCGACCATCAGGTTCTTGCTGCATCCATTGCTTTGTAATACCAGAATATATTGCCATTGTTAGATCCCGTAACGCCCGCGCAGGGCTTCGAAGTTTTGCTGGATTTCTGCTGCAGATAGCGCTTTATTGTATAATTTGACATCGCTAATATTCCCGGCAAATTGATAACTTGTGCCAGCTCTAGCACCTACAAACATGTTGGTGTTTCCACTTATTACATTATTTCTAACGGCGCCAATCCTAGAACCGTTAGATAACACTCCGTTGGTGTACATATCTACTCGATTCCCACTAGACCATACTCCCACTAGGTTGTACCAAACATTTAATTGATACACATAATTAGCAAAAACTGCATCATAATTGCCGTCACCAAAAACTTCAAACGTAAAATAGTTTGTATTTTCCTGAAACATATAGAACGTATTTGTTGTATGAGCGGTTCCGTTTTCTAATATACATTTTACGGCTCTAGTGGTTGAATTCAACCACACTGACACAGTTAATCCTGTAAGAGATGCGCCTATTTGAGGGACTGGTCCGCAGTCAATGGTGTCATTCGTTCCATCAAACACAAAATACCCCCTATTTGCAGACGAGTATGCTACGCCGTTTGTTAGAACACTATTGTTGTTATTAGAGCTTATATCTGTTACAGCTGTGCCACTGCCAGTATAGCTCTTTGGATTGGCAGCGTCAAGGTGCAAGACGAGTCCGTTTCGCACTATACTGGATCCGTGACCTAAACTCATATCGAATACCTCCCGCGAACTGCTTCAAAGTTTTGTCGTACTTCTTGAGCAGTGAGCGCTCGATTATAAAGCTGTACAAGTGGTATGTTACCGGTTAGGTATCTACCAGGAGCAAATTGCCAATACCCTATTGATACAACCGGCTGCACACTTGCCAATCCGGCTTCTGCATATTGCGCGTTAAATACACCATCTATGTATAGTTTAGACATGGCGCCATCATTTGTACCAACTATGTAATGCCATTTTCCATCCCCTACTTGAAATGTGGAAATAACTGTGCCACTTGAGGACGGTCGCACGGAAAAGGTCAGTGCTTTATTTAAATCTGGTCTATCCTGTAGAATAAACCCCTGCATAGGTGCCGCACTATGATTATTATCTACTAAGGCTTGAATATTACTGACGCTAGTCCCAACGGTTGTCCATTTAGCCATTACACAAACTGTCAAAGACCCCCCAGTAACAATGGAGCTAGGTCTGCTAATAGTGGCATAATCATTGGCCCCGTCAAACACCATGCTACCATTGTTAGATGTGGTATATCCAACACCGTTGACTAAGATACTGTTATTACCTTGACCGCTCAAATCTTTCCAAGTAGTTCCAGATCCAGTATAACTCTTTGGATTTGCGGCATCAAGGTGCAGTACTAATCCAGATCGTACTGTAGTTGTATTGTATGAAATTCCCATGTATAAAATTGCCTTATACGTTAGTACCCAATAAAAAAGGGAGTGCTCTGACTCCCTTGTATTTAGTTGTTATTAGACTGTTCAGACAGCAAATAAAGTTCTTTCTATGATGAACGATACATTTGTTGAAGCAGCATCGGTAATCTTCGGATATATTGATAAATTGTTTCCACTAATCGTAGCAGCCCACCATGTGGTTGCATCCCATGACATTGCATTATTTTCAAGAACAGAGAACTCAGTCATATATGCAGTTGTACCATCGTGTATGACGTTAATTTCTGATGAATAATACTTGGTACCCTGTGTGGCCTGAATATAATACTTGGCAGAGCGATATACTGTTTTATCCCACGTATCAGCAGCAAGACTGCCATCGTTTACGTTCAATGTAAACGCAATTGCTTTTTTCCAAATCTTGGCGGTAGTAGCTGGTGCAAGAGCTAACGAAGATCCATTTAGCTGTATGTCATCGTTGGTTGTGTTGCCGTTATCAGTAACTGCTTGTAGCGTAGCTCCTGTAACGTTACTAAACGCCACATAAGCATCAATTTCACCCTTGGTACCAGAGAATACTTCACCGTTATTATCAGCTTGTGGTATAAATGTAAACTTACCGGTGCTTTGATCAAGACCAAAAAACGCATCCTTAGACTTAACTGTAGTACCTAGGGTTGTAGTAAGAGTACCAGCTGAAACAGTAGACGATACAACAAAGGTAAACGTTGTACCGTTTGGTACAGACGCAATCTTCCAGGTTCCGTTTAGCTTAGACTGCTCAGTACCAGTTGCTCCGCTGATAGTAATAATATCACCGACAGCATAACCAGTTGTACTGGCAACAGTACCAGTTACAGTGGTAGTACCAGCACCGATAAAGTTGGTCATGGTTAGCGTTGTGCCATTCCACTTTGCTTCAATACCACGATCCTTTGTCACTTCAACTGTTGATGTGTCCCCGCCTAAGATTAGAACCGGATCGTCGACTGAAGTGACTGTTGAGTTAACAATTGTGCTGGTACCATTAACTGTTAAGTTACCGGTCACCACTAAGTTGTTGTTAACGGTAGTAGTACCTGTTGACGCACCAATACTAACAGTTGTTGCGGCACCGAATGCATTTGCAACTGTAGCGTTTGTATTGAAAACGGATACTGTGCCTGTACTTGTGGTAGTGATAACGGGAGAGGTGCCAGTGGCTCCACCAATTAGTAATGTTGGTGAACCGGTTGTTGTACCAGGGGTGAACTTAAAGTTTGCAGACGATCCTGCAGTTTGTGCACCAGTGGCGCTGTTAACAAAGTGTATGAATCGTTCAGTAGTTCCAGTATCATCCGCTACGCTTTGCAGGGTGTCAGTATTATTATCTGTAGAAGTAATAGTAATATTGCCGCTAGCATCGCTGGTAACTGTTGTACTACCAGCGCCTGTGATCTTATGAGCACTAGATACAGAACCATTAGCTAAATGATTTAGGTATACGTTTCCATTAGTAGCTGCCGCATCTGCAGTGGCTGTGTTACTCGCACCAACTACATTTTTACTGGTAGTCAGGTAAGTAGCGGTGGTCACTGCTGTTATGTGACCCATTTCATCTAGGGTAATAGATGCGATACCTGCGGTACCTTGAGCACCTGATAGTGTTGATGTGTCTGCGTGTGCAATACCTATAGCATCCGCCGCAGCATCAACCTTTACCTGGATACCATAAGTCGATCCTGTTTTTGCAGCAACGATTGAAAGAGTATCTGCCCTCGCATCAGCTGAGGTAGTAGTATTGTCTGTAGTGACCCAGGTATATCCAGAATCTGTGTTAACAATCTTTACGACACCGAAATCATTAGTAACATCACTGGTTAATGCAATGGTTCCTGTTGCAGCCTGTAGTGTTTGAGTATAAGTAGTAGATCCTAATGAGGCTGTATTAATCGTAACTTTACCAGTGCCTGCATTGGTATCTTTAACATTTAAATTTAATGTTTCTGCTGAATTATTAAATATGTCTACGGTACCAATCCTGACACCGTCTTTAATTTTAAAAGCCATTTAGCTTCTCCTTATTTTACCTTATTTATCAGATCAATCGTCTAAATTTGAATACATAGTTGGAAGCTGATGTATTCGGTTGATTTGCATAAATTTGAAGTTTTAAAAAACCGTTGGAAGACCTGTAAGTACGCAAATACAAAGATCCGTCTCCTCCGGCACCGGCTCGATGTAACGGTATTTCATCTGTGGGTAACTCATTACTAGAGCCTGTTGCACCCGCATACCAACTCATTGTACCTGTATAATACTCGTTGGTGTTTGTACCACCTGCTCCCACATCGTTGGCAAATAATTGAATTAGGTAAGATCCTGTGGTTAAGTTCGTTCCTGAAATGCCTACATCTTGCCAATCGGTTGTTAGTGTTAACGATTTGGTAATGGTCAGTAAATCAGACGCTGATCCACCGGTTACGGTAATGGTTGTCTCTAAACTAACATTACCACTACCATCAATAGACACTGTTCCGCTTACATCGCCTGTTAACGATATACTAACTGGGGTGGCCCATTTAAGAACACTTAATGGCGATGATACTGTTCCAGCACCTGATAAAGAACTATCGTGATTAACAGTAGCTAAATTCCCTCCAACTGCCGCGGAAATATTTGTATCAAGGTCTGCTAATACATCTGCAAGGTTGGAAGAGGAACTGTAAATGAAATTAGTTGTATCAACTGGAACAGTTGTTTCGTCAACCGTTACTACATCGCTGGTTATTTTTAATCCGGACGATAGCTCTAACCATTTTCTTGTACCTGAAGTTAGAGATGCAGCCACTGCATTATTAACTGGGGGAATTCCTAGGTCTGGTTCGACGTCGTTGGGTTTAAGCCACTGGTATCTATCCGCCGATACTTGTGACGGCGGAGTTTTCTTTACTCTTCCTGAAAGGTATTCTACATCATTCGACATTATTAAACCACGCCAGCGTGCTCGTTAGATAGTTTTTCTTCTCCAGAAGCCCAAACATCAAAGGTGTCAGCATTTTGCGCTTTTACTATTAACCGGTCTCCGTATGTACCGGCTGCATCTCTTTTAAACAAACTACGTCCCTGAATCGGGATCAACGCGGTATCATATGCCGGAACTTCAATCTTCCCAAACTCAATAGTAATCGAATCTTCCGTTACAATAGAAACTTCAATCCATTGGGTTGAACTAGTCTTATTTTTTGCCGATAGTGGAGTTAAAAAGAATATTTCTCCGGGCCTAATAGCTCTTGTGTCATCGACTGGATCTCTTGTAGAAAACTTTTCTGAAGCATCCGGGACTGAAAAGTCAGGAGCTTCGGCAATTGTGGTGTTCGTTGTTGGAACGTTTGCTTGTGAAATTCTTAATGGTTTACCAGTTGATGGTGTACGACATGTAATTCTTGACATAATTTAAAAACTCCTTGCAATAGCTGCTCGTGTTGCGATTCGATTAACTGCTTGATCAAAAGGAGGACCTGTTAGTTCTCCGGTATCGGCGTTGATTTCTAATCCTCCGATAAACAATGCAGATCCTTGGTCGTCTTGTCCTGATGCAATAACGACACCCTGATTAAGCTCTAGTATTGATTCTGCAATAGTGGCTTGGTTCCTTGCCGGTGGAATTTTTGTCAACGCAACTCCTGCTAGTATAGCAGTCCAAGTATGTCCTATTGCAGTAATAGTCGATGGTTCGGCTCTTTTGGCTGGATTAGAAATAGTGGTATTTAATGCTGCGGTTAATGCAGTGATAATAGTCTGCGAAGGTGAACTAACGATTGCATTAATTTGATCTCTCATGTAGTTAAATGAGAATGTAAATGAACTAAGTTTATCAGATGAGAATACGGCAGTACCATCTACTTTATATAATCCTTTTGCAAAATCTAGCATTGGTTTTTCGTTGGCGCTTTCCAGTACCCAGCTCATTGACTGTAAAAAAGACCCAGCATCTCGACGGGTAAAAGTTTCATCCTCGGCGTTCCATCCAGTAGTATAACCTTGTGCTACTAGAGCATTCCATAAATTATCAATGATTGTAGTTTTTGCATTAGTGATTGCAGTAGCATCAGCAGTTTGTACACTAAGGGCAATTGTAACCTCTGTGGGTATTATAATTTGTCGAAATCCAGACGCAACCATTGTGTAGTCGCCGAATTGTGTTGAGCAACTTGATAAAATAATTTGCCCACCAGATAGGGCTAAGAAATGCTTATGTGCCCACATAGAAACCGCGTTAACTGCATTAATTAATGCACCGTTTTTTGCACAGTACCCGATTCCGTTATGACTTACAGGAGTAGCACCCCAAGTCATTATGTTTGGGTATACGGAATATGGAGAACACACCGCACCGTCTGCCAGAATTACACCGCCACCGATACCCACCAGTGGATTTGCATTGTTACGATCTAGAGGAGGCGCCACTGTACTCCAATAAGGAGTTGTTCTGACTGCAATTTTGTGAGCATACGGGGCTCGAGTTATGACCGCTCCGGGCCTAAACGATACTGCAAATCCTTTTGTAGGGGCGGTTAAATTATCAAGTTTCCAATCCTCGAACAGAAGTCCTTCTATAAAGCATCCGGATCCCATACGTATAACATTATTAACTTCAAATCCAGTTTTAGGTTTAATAATTACTGTTCGATGCACTGCTCGAATTGCACATTGGTCAGGCATATCAAGATTACCTTCAGATTCGTATGTTCCTGGCGCAATGTCAATTAATGTTGGGCTCGTTCTGTCCCATGCAAGTTCTAATGCCTTTTCAAGTGTGGCTACAGCAGTATCCCAACTTTTTCCATCGTTGGAATTTTTTCCATTTTTTTGAACATACAGTGTATTTTCGATATAAACTTTACCGAAAAACTGTATGATAGATTGTTCTTGATTTCCTTGGTCGTTAACAAACTCTTTCTTAAGAAAGAGTTTTCCGTCGTATGTGTTAATGGCTAGTTCGCCCAGGTCAATATCACCTATGGCAGGCGCTTTACCGGGAACAGCACTACGTTTAATTTGAATTTTATTTGCCATATGGCCCCCTCATAATTGCCTATATAGGCTAAGAGTACTTGTTTTTCGTGTAATATTCACGTATAATCTATTTATCCGTTCCATTTAGAATGAATTACGGGTTTTTAGTCGTAAGACTATGAGCAAGCATATATAGTTAATTATAAAAGTATAAAATGATTTCCATAGCAATTATTGATGTAATCGGGTTAACCTATGATGGCACAACCCTATCAAAAAGAGGATTAGGTGGGTCTGAATCTGCTGTTATCCTAATGAGTAAAGAATTAGCAAAACTGGGGTTTAAGGTGACCGTGTTTAATAACTGCATCGATTCTGAAGCAGTCCCGGGTGTCTATGACGGAGTTACCTATAGAGATCATACAGAGTTAGACAGTCCTAATAGTTTTGTCTATGATGTTGTTATCAGTTCTCGAACTGTGATCCCGTTCCTGACACCACAACTATATTCTGAATTTGCAGGATATAATCCACAGCGATACCAAAAAATAAAAACATCTGCAAAGTATAGAGCAGTCTGGATGCATGATACCTTTTGTAAGGGAGATCACCTGCTAGAAGACCTAGTGGTCAATAAAGACATTAACGAACTGTTTACGCTGAGCGACTTCCACACAAGTTATGTTACTAATTGTGATCACGGAAAACGTAGAATGTTTGAAGTTCTTAAAAATAATGTTTTCATGACTCGCAATGGTATAGTCAACTACAAAGACGAGGTGGATATTGCTGCAAAAGATCCTTATCTATATGTTTATAATGCGTCTGTTACCAAGGGCATGCTACCTTTGGTAAATTCTATTTGGCCAAAAGTCAAAGAACACATCCCGCAAGCAAAGCTGAAAGTTATCGGCGGATACTACCGTTTTAGAGAAAACGCCGAACCAGACGAACAAGAAAAAACTTGGCGTTCCATGGTTGATGATCCTAAATACAGAGACTTAGATATAGAGTTTACTGGTGTAATCAAGCAAAGTGAAATAGCAGAAATACTTTCAAATGCTAGTTTTACAATTTACCCTGGTGCATTTCCGGAAACATTTGGCATCAGTTCTTTAGAATCCTTAATTTACAATACTCCGTTAATTACCACTCGGTTTGGTGCATTAGAAGAAACTGCAGTCACCCAAGCCTGCTATCTAATAGATTATGCAATAGAACCAAACGGGTTATTCCCCGGAATCAATGCTTCTGCACAAGTTGACAAGTTTGTCGATTTAACTCTGCGTGCCAGTTCTGATAGATATTTGCTTCAACAGAAGCAATACTATTGTAACATAGTAAAAGACATATCCACCTGGGATACCGTTGCCCTGCAATGGAAACAGCACCTGTATCGTATACTGGGACAATACTTACCAGTTCACGAGTATCGAGCTGTATCCAAAATTAATAATCGAGTGCAACAAGTATTTGGTCGACGATTCTCTAATAAAGAAGAAAGGTATATCCCACGCACCAAAGAGAAAGCAATTAAGATCATAACACCAGTATATAATGCTGAGAGGTATATAGCCAAATGTATTGCCAGCGTGGTAATACAAGATTATGACAACTGGGAGATGTTTATCATTGATGATGCCAGTACAGATTCTACATTTGAAACTGCAATTGAGTCTGTTCCCTTACATTTTCGAGATAAGATACAAGTACTTAAAAATACAGAAAATCGCGGAGCAGTTTACAATCAAATAACCACAATTAAAAAATATTGCAACCCTGAAGATATTATTATGCTGTTAGATGGTGATGATAGCCTAGTTAATAGCAATCAAATATTCCATTACTACAATAATTTGTATGACGGAACCACTGAGTTCAGCTACGGAAGTTGTTGGAGCCAGGCAGATAAAATTCCATTAGTAGCGCAACCCTATCCAAAATCTGTTAAAGCTAATAAATCTTACAGAACCCATAAGTTTAACTGGAATATGCCTTATACGCATCTACGTACATTTAAAGCATCATTGCTTGATGGGGTCGATGAATCTGTATTTAAAGATCAATATGGAAATTGGTACAAAGCCGGAGGTGATGGTGCGGTTTTCTATTCACTAATTGAGAAAGCTGATCCTGATAAAGTTAAAGTGGTTCAAGATGTGGTTTACAATTACAATGACATCAACCCATTAAACGACTATAAAGTTAATGGAGTTGAACAAACACGGAATGCCAATGCCATACTTGAACAAAAGACTCTGAAAAATAAATTTTCAGTAATTATTCCCACTATGTGGAGAGCATTGCCGGTAATGGACAAAGCTCTAAGAAGTTATATTGGACAGGATCTCGTTGGGGAAATCATTCTTATCAATAACGATGTTGCAAAAACACCAGACTGGGATATTTTGCAGAATACTAAAATACGAATGATTAACCAGACAACAAACATTAAAGTTAATCCTGCATGGAATCTCGGTGTCGCTCTGTCAACATACGACAAGTTATGCATTGCTAACGATGATATTTGGGTGGATCCTGCAGTATTCTCTAAGTTGGAATCTAGGATACAGCCAGGTTCTCCTGTTCACGGGTTAATAACTGGAGAAGCACATTTCAATCAGCCAGCAAGCACAGACTTTTCCATAGACTTCATTGAATGGAAACCTGGAGATATTATCCATTGTTTTGGACAACTAATGTTCATGCACAAGTCCGACTGGGTTCCTATTATTCCAGAGTTGGAAATTTACTTTGGTGATGACTTTATCTTTCATTGCTCTGTGACTAGAAAGGCTGCACCTATTATGATTTATAATACCAGATTTGAATCTCCAATGGCGCAAACCTCAAGTGATAAATCTATTACCGGCGGATATTACGAAAAAGAACTTCCATTTTATCAAGATTGGTCTGCAAAACTCTCGGAAAACATCAACAAGGACGCGCCCGTGGTTCACACTCAAAAAACTACTACATCTCATACCAATAGAGAAAAGCAAATACTAATTGCAATCCCAACAAATAAGTACATTGAACCTGAAACTTTTAAAAGTGTTTACGACTTAGAAGTTCCTGAAGGATATAAAACACACTTTCAGTACTTCTACGGATATTCTAGGTCTCAGATTAGAAACTTAATTGCGCATTGGGCTCAACATTATGATTATACGCTTCTTTTAAAAAGAGATACAATATTAGATAAATCTCTCTTAATAGATATGTTAGCTAAGAATAAAGATATAGTATTATTAGATAACATGTCTTGTTTGTTTATTAAACAAACAGTTTTTGTTAATCTTTTAAATTACCCACACTTTCAACCTTTAGAATCTGAAAAAATTGAAGAACTAGATTTTGTAGAACGAGCTAAAACTGCAGGTGCTAGCGTTTCTTATTTAGCCACGTATAAAGACAGAATTTTAAAGTAGTCCGTACGTTTTTTCCAGCATACTTAAAACTTCAATAAGATACTCTTCAGATTTTCTATCCCATGAGCGACCTATTTTAATTTTTCTACCGTATGTATCTTTATATTGTTTAATTTTTTTCACAATAGGTCTCTCTTGTAATTCTTTTATAGAAGATGAATATTTTTTAGGTAACGCAATTTCAGACAACTCACTATAAGAGTATACTCCATACATGGAATGTATTTCTTGTAGTATTAAGATTAATTTTTCATCTGATCCTTGATACCAACCGCTAGTCAATGTTATATTAAAAACTCTTTGATATTCTTTTATAAGTTTAACATTAGGTCTTTCTGATAAAATGCTACGAGTTGCAAGTACACGCGCTTTAATGTCGTTGGATTGTGTTAGGTGTTCGACCCCGTATCTACTTTTAATAGTTTCTTTTCTTTTCTTTTTAACCTCTTCTGTTCGAAGCGATTCTTTTGCTTTCTCTCTCACAGAAGAAAAACTCAAATTACAAGTGATTCCGTATTTTTCAATATTATTTTTCTTTTTCTTGTCTAATAAAACTGTCGAGTATGACGGGTGTTCAACTCCAAATTTTTTTAAATTTCTTTCTTTTATTTTTTTCTTTATTTCTTCTGCTTGAAAAACATTATCGACTCCGTATCGAAGTCTAGCAATTTTTTTATTAGCAGAAGGGCAAATATTGCCCCCAATTCTTCCATTAATCCACTTTTCATCTCCAATGTTAATTTTCGATAAAACTTTCTTCTCCCAATTTATAGACATTTCCATCCTTTCTTCTAGAGGCCCTTTAGAAAAAAGTTTTCTTACCTGAATAATATCTGGTTCTCCGTGGGTTTTTCGAAAGTGAGAAACTATGTTCGAAGAAGTAAAGTATGTGGTCCATAAGTTTTTTGGATTTGCACAAGGAATTTTTTTAATTCCGTACTCAACTCCGTAATACCATTTGTTTAATTTTGACCATCCTATGAGATATGTATAGGGAATATAATCCATTAGAATCTCCTTTTGATAAATATATTTATCAAAAGTTAATTTTTATTGCAAATATACCATGAAAACAATTTTAATCGCAGTCCCAACTGATAAGTACGTTGAACCAGAAACATTTAAAAGCATATATGACTTAGAAGTTCCGGCCGGACATAATTTAACATTCCAACCTTTTGTTTCGGATCAAGTTGATCAGATTAGAAATTTAATTGCACATTGGGCTGAAAAGTATGATTATTTGTTCAGTGTAGATAGTGACATATCATTTAAGCCCGATACGTTAAAGAAATTATTGGCACATGACAAAGACGTAGTTTCAGGCCTGTATATTCAAAGGAAACCCGGGCAGCACATTCTTGAACTTTATAATAATGGAATTAACATATCTTATAATAGTATTAAAGGAAAAGGTCTGGTTGAAGTTGATGGCTGTGGATTTGGATGTGTGTTGGTTAAAAGCCAAGTGATTAGAGATATTGGGTATCCTCAGTTTGTTTATAAGTCCGCCATAGACCATGCAAATACTGTTAGCGAAGATACTTATTTTTGCTTGCGTGCAAAAGAAAAAGGATATAAGATATTTGCAGATACCAGCATACATTGCGGGCATCATGGAAGTAGCGTGTTTGTAGTTGATGACAATCCAACACCCACTGTTCAACAACACCTTAAGGAATTAGGCAGTCGGCGCCTGTTACCTCAGACTCATGTGGATTATTTAAAAGCCTTGAGTCATCAAGTAACGCCCAATGTAATTTACGACATAGGTGCATGTGTATTACATTGGACCAATGAAGCTAGTGCGATATGGCCCGATGCTAAATTTATAGCATTTGAGGCTATGCCAGAAGTCGAGTCCTTATATAAGGAAAAGGGACTTGACTACGCGATTGGAGTGCTCAGTAACTATGATGGAAGAACACTAGAGTTTTATCAAAATACTGAACATCCGGGAGGAAACAGTTATTACAGAGAAAACGTAGAATTAAGTCCGGCTGCTAAAGAGCTGTTTAATGAAAAACATAAAAGAACTGTTACTGCCATGACACTTGATACTGTGGTCAAACAAAAAGGTCTGCCCATGCCAAATTTAATTAAAATGGATGTACAAGGGGCCGAACTTGATGTCTTAATGGGTGCAACAGAATGTCTAAGGCATTGCACTGATTTAATACTCGAGTTGCAAGCGGTAGAGTACAATAAAGGCGCACCGTTAAGGGATGAAGTAATTAGATATGTGCTATCCCTAGGATTTAATTTCCTGTCAGGACCGTTTTGCGATAATGGTCCTGACGGCGACTATCATTTTAGCAGGAGATAAAAAAAGCGGGCCTTGCCCGCTTTTTTTATTTTACATTAGTTAGAATGTTCCGCCATCTATGATGTTAGTCCATGTAGGAACTCCGCTGCTATTTACGCTTAATAGTTGTCCCACGCTATGTGTAGAATCCCAGGTTCCTGCTGCAGTAACTTGTAGTGCTCCGGACCCATTACCATAGACTATGCCGTTAGTTGTAAACGAAGTTACTCCAGTACCGCCGTATGGAACCGTTACAGTTGTGCCATTCCAAACACCTGTTGTAATTGTTCCCAAAGTTGTTATGCTGGTTTGACCTACGTATGTACTAGCAATATCAATGGAGTCAGCGTTAACGGTAATTCGATCTGTTGTACCAACAACATTTATAACGCCTGAGGTGTATGTTAACCCTGCTCCAGCAACACTTGATTTTAGTTGTAAAGCATCACCAGAAATTTCGATACCGCCACTAGCAGCAACGACAACGTCTAGTCTGTTTCCAGTCTTGGTTAACGCATCACCTGCATCGATTTGACCAGCACCCGAGAACTGATTCCAAACGATGTCTGTTGTGCCAATTACAACTGGACCATTTGTTGTAACAACATATCCATTGTCTTGTAGGCTAGTACCTTCTTCAACGAAGGTAAATACGCCTGCAGTAACTTCTGTTCCTGGGCTGTTATCAAAGTCAGTTGCTCGTGTTAATACCCAGTTAGTACTTCCTGAACCAACAGTAGTGACAACGTAAATACCGTTCTGTAACGCCGTCGTTTGATCTTTAACTAAGACACGGTCACCTTGAACAACACTGACTCCATCAAGTACCAGCGCCGCTTGCGATCCTGCGTTTGTTAATGTGGCGCCTTCGCCGTTGGTACCGTTGCTGTATGTAGCAGTTAATACGGAAGTTGTTGCTACGCGAACTGACTGTTTAACATCTAATCCATTTGCTACAGAGTCAACATATGCCTTAGTAGCAGCATCTGTCCCGTCAACTGGAGTAGCAAGTGTTGTAATTCTTGCGCCGTTAACATCAACTGTACCAGTGCCATTTGGATTTAAGCTAATGTTACCATTAGCGTTACTAGAACTAATTTCGTTACCATCAATAGTTAAGTTATCGACAGCGAGAGATTGTAGTCCAGATAAACTAAGTGTGGTTGAGCCGTTAGTTAATGTTGATGTACCTAATGTAATGTCTTTTGTTGAAACAGCACCGTTGGTTACAGTAAAGTTAGCAGTATCAAACGATGCAACGCCCTTATTGGTAGTGGTTGCATCTTCGCCTGCAACGGTAATTACAGCACCGTCTACAGTGACATCAATGCCTTCTCCGCCAGTAATCTTAACAGAGTGGCCGGAAGGAGTAACTACTGCGTCGGCGTCAACTGTGAATCCTTTAACAACAGTATCTTTTAATTCAACAGCGCCGTCTGTTACATTAAAATCTGCGTCAGCAAACGATGCAACACCTCGATTGGTAGTTGTTGCAATTTCAGCATCAATTGTTAAGGTGCCGTTAACGTCATCATAGGTAACATCAATGCCTTCACCAGCTGCAACTAACGAATTAACACTATCTTCAATATATTCTTGTAAAGAGTCTGTACCAACGTAAGGATTAGCTAATACTAGCTTACCAGTTCCATTAGGCGTAATGTTAATGTCACCATTAACGTTAGTTGAACTAAGAGTGCTATCATCGAGTTGAAGATTATCAACATTAAGAACAGTAAATGCACCAGTGTCGGGTGTTACGTTTCCAATTGGTGTAGCATTGATGGAATCGAATGTTGCGGATTCAGCACTAATTGCACCGGCGACATATAATGCACCGGCAATTCCCACACCCCCCGCAACTGTCAACGCGCCAGTTGTCGTACTTGTTGCGGCTGTGGTGCTAGCAATGTTTACATCTGTAATAGTACCAAAAACAACTTTCTCAGCATCATCAGTAGTTACAACCTTGATATATGAGTCGTCACCTTGTTTAATATCAAGTGCAATTGATGTATTGTCAGGCAAGCTAACAGTTACGTCTCCAGTAACTAGTAGGCTATCTGTTGTTGAATCACCTAGGTAAGTGTCCCCTAGGGCCCTTAGATCACCACCCACATATAAGTTCTTAGCAATTCCGGCGCCACCGTCAACAATCAATGCACCAGATGAAGTGGATGTAGAATCAGTAGTAAGATTAATATCTAGCGATGTTGCGGTTAGTGTGGCTGCTAACGTGGTTGTAGTAGCACTGTCGGCGGTATAGAAACTTATGGTGTCGTTTGATGCACCAGGTGTAGATTCTGCAGTTATGTAAGTTAACCCATCAACTGATCGAACTCCACCCAGTGACGCCCAATTAGTACCGTTATACCCTTCGTACTGACTTGTGGTTGAGTTGAAACGAACAGCACCAGTAACTGCAGGACCTTGTTGTGCAGTAGTTCCTACAGGAAGGACTAGCCCGTTTGTACCAACAATTTGAACATACCCGGTACCGTCGGGAGAAATTAGTATATTACCGTTGGTGTCAGTGCTGCTTAATGTATTGGCATCAAGTTTTAAGTTATCAACTAATAGCTGATCAATTTTACTGTTGGAATCGACTATGATTGCCGAACTAGCAGTGAGTGTACCTGCAGTATGATCCAACATGTCGGTGAAAAATTTACCACCAATCGATACTATATCTGTTGAATTTCCATTTTGGTCAGTACCCCAACCTATATAAAGTTTATCTGCCCCGTTCGCCCAAGAATACGCCAATTCTCCTGGTTTTAAACTGGTTGGTACAACTGTATTACCTGACCGTTTGATTCTAATTTCTGATGCCATTTGACATTGCTCCTATTTTTTATATTTATTAAAAAAACCCGCCTTCTACGATTTGAGCATCAAGCGTTACTTTTGGTGCCCACTCGTTGACTTGAGCAGAATATACCAAAACTGCCCCGTTTTCTGCTTGTACCTGGCTAATTGTCGCCTGTCCAATCGCATTTGGTCCATTACTACCGGTATATCCTCGGCTACCGGTATATCCATCTGCGCCATCCCCGCCCGTGCTACCGGTGTACCCCATTATCCCAGTACTACCGGTATATCCAATCGATCCCGTGTATCCTAAGGACCCTCGACTACCTGCGTAGCCTGATGGACCTGCAAATCCTTGTATACCTTGACTACCTGTGTAACCAGACGCCCCTGTACCACCAGCCGTTCCCGGTGCACCTTGTGGACCTTGGCTACCAGTATATCCTAACTCTCCACGGAACCCTTGTAGTCCTCGACTACCGACGTAACCAGTTTCACCTTGGCTACCAGCATATCCGATAGGCCCAGCGGGGCCTTCGACACCTCGACTACCTACATAGCCCTGACTTCCAGTAAACCCGATGCCACCTTGATCTCCAGGTAGGCCTTGGCTACCCGTGTATCCAGAAATACCCTGACTACCCGTGTATCCAGCGGATCCGGTATATCCTACGTCACCTGTTGGGCCTACGATACGTCCCGCACTATACCAGTTGCCAGCACTACTCCATATCCATAGTTCTTTGGTGTCATCAGCAAAATATGAATCGTTGACTGCATTTCCAGTAGGAGGCAAATCACTTGCAGTAGGTACGTTTCCTTTTACAACAATATTGGTACCCGATGGGCCTCTACTGCCAGTATATCCTCTATAGCCTTGAGATCCGGTGTAACCTAATACGCCTTCTGCAAATCCAGATGCATCGGAGTAGAAGAATCTACCAATGATTCCAATTAAATCGCTGGTGCTGATACCTTGTATATTACCTGGTAATGGGAATAATACCGGAACACCTTTAGTTGCGGTAAATAGTAACCCGTATCCTGTTTCAATTGCACTTTCGCCAGTTTGGTTTTCGTCAATGCTGGAGTTTATACGATTAGTATCTGAGCATATACAAATTAGCTGGTCAGCAGTTTGTGATTCTATTTGATCAATTTTTAAAATTTTTGATCGTTGAGTAGAAATAAAATTGCCAGGTACTACATCAAATCCGTTATATATTCCAGGTCTAGGGGTTCGTAAATCACTGTGTATCTGTGGTTCTACTAATAACCTAACTCTGAATTTCCATGGCTGAGATGCAAACGGTTCAGATCCATATGCATCGAGTGGATCCAATCTAGTTACATTTATTTTTAAAATCTTCGGAGGTGCAAGTTGGGTCATTTTAAATCATTATAGTTATTACGGCAAATTGATTCTCGTCTGCACCTGTTGTTGCAGCAGTTAATTGTAATTCTATTCTATAATCCATAGAGGGTAATACCAGCGCTGGATACCCCGGTGTTGGGAATCTTAATCTAAACTCTCCATTATCTCGGTGACCCCAGTAGCTGATAGTATTTGGCAGCCTCATCAACGGATGTATAATTGTAACAAAGTTGTCGGATACGTTAGCCGACCAACCTTCCGGTAATCCATCAATCGCAGACAAGTTTCCTTGACTATCAAATATAGCATTAAACGTGTAACTCGACGGTGTATTATTGGGTAATGCTGAAGGTAAAATTTTGCCAGATGCTGCGTCGATCATTAAGGTTCCGTCTTCTGCATAAACAGACCCTTTAATGTCCAAGTTAGATATAGCATCAGGATCTGCAACACCCGTTATTGCAGATACTTGTTGATACAACTCGTCGAAGTTCTGATTTATTTTATTAAATGCTGTTCGAACGGTGTCGCCGTCTCTAGAGTTAGGAGCACTTCCGATGTTAATTATTTTCTTTGCCATAACTATATTTATGATAATCTAGGTTTAGATTATCATTACGTATCAAAGTTTTAAAGTCGTCATAGATAAATATAAGCATATAATGAGCGACATATGATAGACCGAAGTATATTTCAAAATGTTATCACTGACTTAAAACAGCAGGGCAAATACAGGGTTTTTAACAACATATTGCGAGAAAGTGGGAAGTTTCCTAATTCAATTTGGTACGGACCATACGCTATTAAGAACATCGTAAACTGGTGCAGTAATGATTATTTGGGCATGGGGCAGCATAAAGTTGTACTTGATGCCATGCATACCGCGATTGATATGACTGGTGCAGGCAGTGGTGGCACACGTAATATATCTGGAACCACTCATTATCATGTAGCATTAGAACATGAGCTTGCTACATTACACAAGAAAAATCGAGCACTGTTGTTCAGCAGTGCCTATGTGGCCAATGAATGGACTATGATTGCATTGTCCAAAATAATCCCTAACATCGAATTTATCAGTGATAGTAAAAATCATAACAGTATAATCGTAGGCATTAAACATAGCCAGGCTGCAAAACAAGTTTTTATTCACAATGACTTAGATGATCTAGAATCGTGTTTACGACGTAGTCGAGAGCAAGGAAAAACACCATGTGTGGTGTTTGAAAGCGTCTATTCCATGGACGGTGATGTCAGCAAGATTCGTGAAATTTGCGACCTTGCAGATCAATACCAGGCTATGACTTACATCGACGAAGTCCACGCCGTTGGACTGTATGGAGGAACAGGCGCCGGCAAATTAGAGAAACTAGGATTACAAGATCGTGTTGATATTGTAAACGGCACCTTGGGTAAGGCATTTGGTGTTCAGGGGGGATACATTGCTGCAGATTCTGTAGTTATTGATGCAATTCGTAGTATTGCAGCAGGGTTTATTTTTACAACCAGTCTTAGTCCCGTGTTGTGTGCAGGGGCATTGGCGTCTGTAAGATATCTAAAAGAACACAACAGTCTTAGAGAAGAGCATCAGGGTAGAGTCCAAAAACTCAAGTACTTATTAGATAAAGCAGGGTTGCCGTTTATGCCTAGCAATACGCATATCGTTCCCATATTGATAGGTGATGCGTTTAAGACTAAGGAGTTCAGTGATATATTGTTAAATGAGTATAGCATATATGTTCAGGCTATAAATTCACCAACAGTAGATGTAGGAACTGAACGTTTAAGATTAGTTCCTACCCCTATGCATACAGATGGTATGATTGAAGATTTAATAAATGCACTGAAAGCAATTATTTAAACCAACCGATCTTTTTACCTTGTGCAATTCTACGTTCATGTTCGGTCACACTGCTGGGGAATCTCCAGGCCCAGATAGCAACCAGTGCCATGAAAATTGCAGTAGAAATAACACCTATGAGTTTAACTCCGCTGCTAAACATGATGATTAAACTGGTAGTCATCATGGCCAGCATGAAGAATTTCATACGTATGGGGAACACTCGTTTTTCGGTCCAGTTTGTTAGAAATGGCCCAAATACCTTGTGATTGTAAATCCAGGCATGCATACGCGGGCTCCCTTTTGAAAAGCAATAGGCAGCAAATACAATAAACGGCGAGTAAGGCAAGCCCGGAGTAATCAACCCAATGTATGCCAGACACAGACTAGCAAAGCCCAACAGTTTCCATAAAAATTGCTTCATACTTGTATGTAGTCAAACCAACTTGGATGTTTGACATGAAACGGTTGCAGCTTGCGTTTGTGCACCAATTCCCAAAAATCAGGTTTGTGCGGCTTAAACTTGGGAACAATCTTCTTATTGTTTCCTTTTCGTGCGTTACACGGCGAACATGCAGTTACGCAATTTTCGAACGTAGTACGTCCACCATGGCTACTAGGTAAAATATGATCTAATGTGCATACGCCCTTTTCTAGTTTAGATCCGCAGTAAGCGCAGGTGTACTGATCTCGTAAAAACACATTAGACTTGGAAAATCTAACTGCAGTTTTTGGTTTCATGTATTCAGTTAACATCATAACTGCCGGGACCTGAGTTTCCCAACTGGCAGAATGTACTATCCAATTTTCATGCCATTCAACTACACGAGCTTTTTCAAGAATCATGTACTTAATGGCATCTTGCCATGTCAATGTGCTAAGTGGTAACCAGCTGACAGGCTGCGCATCCGAATTTAGTAAAAGTGTATCGCTCATAATAATGCTCTGCGTGTGTAGTACTGTAACTACTACATTATACGATAGATTAGTATTTATTCAAAGAGGTTTTGAGCGAATTCAGAACCTGATCTTTCTATGGATTCACTCCACTGGTCATCGGCATCTGTTTCGAACACAATATCCAAGTCCGCGGTTGCGGTTAACCAGCTAGACTTATGTTCATATGGAGGTAACCCATTAACCTCTTTTGATAACTGTCCCGGAGTCCATTTACACAAACCAACAAATATCCTCCAATGTTCCGGACAATATCCATTGGCCAAGTAATTAAATATATCAGGGCTGCTACTAATACTGAACAAATCATTGATACGCATAGTATTCGAACAAGCCCAATCATTGGTGTGAATCATGGTCAACGCTTTTGGGTTTACTGGTCCTCCTATATGTGCATACCCTGGCACATCTAATATAACATTATTATGCTTTGCAAACTCGTTTAAACTTACTTTGCTAGTTTTGTTCAATACGACTCCTACATTGCCTCCGGAGTGATCTTCAGTTAGCAGTATAACGCTTTTCTGAAAGAATCCATGGTCAATGCTAGGAGGAGAGATAAGTAAGTTTCCTATAAGATGTTTCATGCAAATTTTGATACCGATTGAGTTGCATCTGCAACAGTTATTGTTCCGTCCCGATTTTTGTCTAGGCCTGCGTTTTGTGCGTACACTTTGCCGGCAAAACCAGGCGCATCTTTTTGCCCCAACACATGGTCGGGGCCCTTGCCCATTGCTGCAGGCATAAACACTGCCATGTATAAATCCTGTAAGGTCATACCTGGCTTAACACCTACCATTTTAAAGTATTTGTAGACATAATCGAGTTGGTCTACAGCAGACATACTATACAGTGCTTGTGTAGTTGTGCCTAGGGACTGTGCCGTTTTAGGCATAAACTGTATAAGTCCTGTTGCACCAGACATAGAGTTAACTGCTTTAGGATTCACACCCGATTCCAGTTTCATTATGGCAATCAGGTCCGAAGATTTAACTCCAAGGTCATCTGCAATTTTCTTAAGCTTTCCATTAAACGTAGGATCTTGAATGTGTGTGGTATCAATGTTCGAGCTACTAGCAGCAGGTGCTTTTACTTCTGCGGGCAGACTCTTTTTAAGAGTAGCAGTAATGTTAGGCTTAGATGCTAAGACATCATTAAGTTTATCAATGGTTTCTGGTCCAGGAATTCCATCTGTGTTTAACTGGGTGTCTTGTTGAAATTGTTTTACGGCTGCGCTAGTTTCCGGACCACGTATACCATCAACACCGTGCTTGGGCAGCTGATAACCTAATGCTATCAGAGCTTTTTGTAAATCTGCAACTTCAACCCCTCGCCTGCCCTGTGGCACATCTACGCTAAATGCACCTGGTTTTGGTGTCACTGGTGCTGTAGCAGTTGCTGCAGGGTTAGGTGCTTCTCTTAAAAATTCTCTAGCTCTCATTTAATAAAACCTTTTCATTACATCGGTATTAAACCCAATATCGATTATAACTGGCTTGCCATTGTAGATGCCCCAATTACGGGCGCCGATCATGTCCACTAATTCTACATCGAAATTTGTATACAGCTCGTATAACTTGTCAGCATATTCACTGACGATTTCAATATCCTCTTCACTTCGGCCTTTGGATCTAAAATGATCTTGAAACATTTTCCTTTTTGCGATAGAACTCGACATATTAACCAGCTGACTTAAGTTATCGCATTTCATAAGGTTGCACAACTGCCTTTCAGTAGCTTTATTTGCTACTTCGGTGTGAATCCACGTGGGGTCTTGATTTTGCTCGTCGTAATCAATCAGAGGGATTAGGATATCCAGTTTCTTGGCATACCAATCCTCTAATATGCTGGCTTCTACAGAGTTTTGTGCCAGTCCTTTTCGATTTTTTGCAATCTTTAACACTGTAGGACGACCTTGATATTCAATAATGGTGGCAACTCGACTGGATCCAGTTCCTAGCTTTTTTGCTCTTTCTAAAGCATAAGCTAGGCGATCCTTGAATGTGGTGCCTGGCCGATATTGCGCAGGATCCCAGTCCGCGGGCAATGGAGCTTCACCTAGTGCAGCTTCTTCCCAAACTGACGACCCTTTACCACGATGATTATCCCAAAACCCAGCACCTGCCTTAGTTTGATCATGACTTCTATGAATGGTATAACCTTCACTCTTTAGATAGTCATACATTGCTTTAGCAATACCTTTGTTTTGATGGTCATCATGTACAAATAGATGTTGTGGATAAAGATTCTGATCTTCTTTTAGAAATTTGGCGAAAGCTAACGGGCCTTCTTTAGAAAATGCCTTCAATATTAAAGCATTATCATTAAAGGCATACTTCATAGCCAAGTTGTTATACTTGGCTGATTTAGCTTCTTTTAAAAATTCTCTAGCTTTCATTTTTAACTATCTTGTGGATCAACCATAATCATGAATTGGGCCACCATATTTTTCGCCCTTGACCTTTTGTCCACCAACTGAGATGTTCTTCTTTCCTATCTTGTATTTCTTTTTACCCTCGCGTGAGCGTAGGCCTTGTGCTTTACAACTGGATAAATTACTTGCACCCAGTGATTTGTTTGATTTGGTACTTAGGCATAGTGCTCGACTGGCCTTTTCGTCTAAGTCGTCGATATCTTGTTGATTAATAAATTCGTGTATTAGCATAGTATTAATATTTATTCTTTTTCTAACCATTCATAAACATTAAGCCAGGGGCGTTTGCCCACAGTTTCTTTTAAATGTTTAAGGTTGGCACAGGTGCTTTGTCTCCATTTGGCTCGTTCTTCGTCCGGAACAGGCACTTCTCGAATTTCTACACCTTCTTGTTCTGCAATCGTTTCTGCAATGTCTAGAAAGCTATGGGAAAGTCCCGTTCCCACGTTCCAGATACCACTGCCCACCACTGATTCAATAAAATCTGTATGTAAGCGACATAGGTCGCCGACCCAGGTCCAGTCCCTGCGCACATGCTCTGCACCTTCCCAAACTTCGATATAGCCCTGCTTCTTTGCTTGTTGACGGCATCGGTATATAAAGTTTGTTCGTCCTTTTCTTAAATGCATCCATTTACCATAGACGTTGAAATATCGGAAACCCTGAACCATTATGTTATGTGGTTGTTGAAACACCCAGCGGTCGAACAAGTATTTGCTCCATGCGTACGGACTCTGAGGAAAACATGGTGCTGTTTCAGAAAAATCTTTAGTATTTCCGTAAACACTACTTGTACTGGCATACTGAAAATGCGTGCCATGTGCGTTGCATTCGTTGAACAATCGCTGACTAAACTCAAAGTTCTGTCTCATAACTGCATCAACATCGCGCACTGTGGAATCTGTAATGGCACCTAGATGTATAACCCAATCATAGCTTTCTACATTGGGGAATGTGTCTGGGTCCCATTCCCATCCATCTACTAGGTAGCCTTGTTGGTCTAACCAACTTGTCATGTTGCGGCCTATAAAGCCATCGTGTCCTGTAACTAATACTCTTGTTTTCATATTGCCACCTTGATGTATTTATAAGGCAAAAAAGAGCATTTTGGAAAATGCTCTGTACTTTAGTTAGGACAGACCCATTCGTTTTGCATCTTCTTTGGAAATAACCCCTTGAAATTCTTGATTTGGAAAACGCTCGTACACTAGCTCAAGTGCATCATCTAGTGTGGATGCCTGAGAAAGGAACTGCCCATTATCCTTAGCATACAGATAGAATACACCATCCTTTTGTTCTACTTCGAGTTCTCGTACATTTGCTGAAGTTGATCGAGCATTTAGCTGTTCTTCTTCTTTGTAGTCTTGCAATGCTTTGATCATGCTATCCGGGTCTTCCAGTAGACGGTCGGCAAGCACTTTTGCATGCATAAGCCAGCCCAAAACAAAGCCAACGATTCCACAAATTAGAGCCAAGAGAAAAATGTCCACAGTAGTTGCCTTAGTTAATAAATTCAAAAAATCGTTGCAGGAATGCCGGGACAAGACACTTGAATGTTAGTCCGTTGGATACTTTTTTATAAGTGACCCAGGTTTGAGATTTCTGTTGGTTAAGTCCGGTGACTACAAACTTCTGTCCTTCCTGATCAGTCCAGGCAGTGTTTGGGGTAAGTGTTTTATTCATACGTGACATGTGTATTGTGTAGCGGTTAGAGTTAGTTAACAGCCCCTGGTTCTTTAATTGTTCTAAGCAACAAACGATTTCGTTCAATCTGTTCTTTTCTTTCTCGTTTTTTGTCATCCGTTAGTCCTAATAGCTGATCGTATTGCCTTGCCCAGGCGACACCTCGAAGCCATTCTTCAGCTTGCTCCAGTGTGCCAACAAACAGTTCTGCATCTCGACTGTATATAGGAAGGCTGTCATTGTCTTTGGGAAGCAGAGCTAGAACTTCCCCGTATCCCTGGTTACTAAGCCCACCATATTTGGGGTATGCCATGCGCAGACCAAGTTTATCGATATCTTCTTCGAATCGACGAAGTTTAATTACGGTACTATATCCAGTCATACAAGCCTCTTTAGTGTCTGTGTACATATATTATACAACATAATACTAGAGTTGTCTAATAGTGTTCCCCCATTTAAGCTCCCAAAATGTTATGTCCTTCCCCGACAACCTGGCAATCACTGCAACCTTGGTGACAAACCAGGTAGGATTGTCAATGATATGCCATTCCGGTTGTTCTACAGCATGTTCTATTACCCATTTGCCTTGTTCGCTCTGTTGCCATTTCCAGAGCTCAGTTGATGCAAACAGTTCAGTGTCTTCTTCTTTGACCGTAAACTGATGCACCATGATCCTGCGGTATTCAACTATCTTATTGTCAATTATTTGAAATTTATTTTGTGCATCAACAATTCCGGAATTAAATTTTCGTCGATTCAAGGTGGTGTACCCTGCCCCATTATTGTTCACTCCATCTAAGTATAAACATGTCTCTCTGCTTTTCGTTGCGGAAAGACCACAAGTAGTCATTCATACGCTTACCACAGTTAGTTTCTTCACTCCACACCTCTGCTTCGTCAAGCCGCCGCTTCATTTCCGAGTCTCCTACATCTTTGTCATGTTCTATAACTATACCCGGAAGTCTAAACAAGCCAACTTCACAGGTTTTTAGTTTCATATGTGCTACGGTCATAGTTTCATGATCCTGTCTAATACTGCTCGAGCTTCTGTAAAATCTGTAATTGGGATCTCCAGCTGATCCCAGGTATTGTAGTTTTGTTGCCACCTAATAGTATAAGAAATTTTATTCATTGTGTATTATTCCCTGCTAATTTTAGCATAAGCTGATAGTTTTCCCAAGCTTTTTTTACTCCAGGGTTTTGATTTCTTATGTGTTCTTCCTTAGACTGGCGATATTTGTATGTTTGTAGATCGTTCATAAACCCTCGGCCTAAAATTTTATTGTATCTTACAAATTCGTTATACTCCGACGTATCCATTTCAGCAAGGTCGTTCATTAGCGCAGATAAATCATTTTCACTAATAACGATCTCCACGGTAGGAACTTCGTATGTAGTCACATGAAAATCACGATAATTATTAGAGATAGGATCGGCCCATATAGGATCAACTCTACGCATCGGTTGTCCTGCTTTTACATGGGCTCGATACTGCGAACAGAACTTGTTTAAGTTTTTTTCAAATAGGTATATGTAATCTTGTGCTCTCATGTTAACTCCATTTAATTGCTGCAACCGTTGCCCACTTTGATTTTCCTTGCCGAAACTTAATAGTTAATGTATTATCAATGATGTCGTAGTCGCGTAGATCCCACTGCCAGTCCCATCCTTGCCGGCCTACATTTTTAACAAGCCACGGCCTATAATGGTCGTTTGGGTCACTGGATTCTGTTTGAACAATACTACCGTCTGCTGACACTACGGGTTCAGTCCATCCATGTGGCCACGGCACTTTAATTTCCGTTCCAGGCATCAATTTCCACCAGACTGTATGCCAGATATTAACCAACTGCTTACGGTTACTTATAACGTCAAGCACCCACCAGTCGCTTGATTTTTTATTCATTTTCCATAGCATCCTTAAACTCATGACCACCTCAAGGAGCACATCGTTGCATGTCGTTCTTCTCTGAACCAAACCAGTAATTGTTGGCTAGTTGTTAAATATTGCACAGAATACATCCCTCTTTGCCATTTTACTAATTCGTCTAGCCATTCTTTAATCTCCCATATCTCATTAACACGAGCTTCTGTGTCCCAAACATTATTAGTTTTAAGTGCGATGACAGCTTTGTAGTCCATTAGCTCCACCTAAGATGAAATAGAGTGGCATCTTTTTCTGTGAGCTCGTAGTAAATAGGATGAACGCCTAAACACCAACTTCGCCAGTTGGTAACATCACGGTAATTTTTACACCGTTGATGAATCCACGCAAGCTGGTCGGCCCAAGTAATAGGGCACTGTATGCATATTCTAACCATGAGACCATCTTAGTATAAACAGTGTCCGGTTATGATCTTCTCTAAACCAAAACTTGCTGTTGTTAAAATACCACCTTGGAACCGACTCTTCCCACGGGTCTCCTTGCGGCCCTAGCAGATTTATACACCACCTCTGCATTGCTATCCAAGTAGTTAAGCTATTACTTGCATCCGGGTCATTCATTTCTACATCAACGCAATAGTACTCTACACCCTTCCAAGTTTTTGTAAGTGTAGTTAATTGTCTCATCCGCCGAACCTTATAGTAAACAGTAGCAGTTCTTTTTCGCTAAAGTCATCCGGAAACTCTAGGTAGTCTTCTCGTACAGGAACTTTAAATCCAAACTGGGCAAGCCAATATCTGTATTCAGGCCCTACCGGCCAAGTTCCACCGCTTACGCGATGATATTCGTTAACAATATTTTGTAAGTACGGATGTTTAGGAAGAGTTTTCATGTTATCCCCACTTTAACAAAAATAAAGTGTAGTCTCGAGGGCGGCTAAAATGAATAGTTTCCCACTTAGCTGAAACATTATCTGCACCAAACGTAGACCAACACCAATCTACAATGTCAGTCCACGGTGCTACTCCGTTATATTGCCAGTTCATTTATCATCCCCATGCTAGTCTAAACATTGTAACATCTTTTTCTCTAGCAAAGTAGAAACCGTAAACAGTTTCGGTGCTATATCGGCCGATTACTTGTTTAGTTCCAAACAGATCTACTGTAGCTTGATCAAATCGAATTAAGCACCACATAGCAGCTTCAAATCTTTCTTGCATAGAAAGGTGCGACACTTCGGCAAAGTGTATGCAATAATCCTGTTTAGACAACTTGATCGCTCCACCGTAGTTTAAACAAAAACGCATCTCGTTCGCTAGCAAAATAGTAGTTGATTTTAACGCCCGCCGGATAATTTATAGCAGATGCTTGCACATTAGTAATGTAGCTGCGGCAGTGCTTTTTTGCCCAGTCTAACGCTACCCAAGCAGGGTCGTATTTTAAACTAACTACGGCACTCATTGCTGCTCCACTTTAATTTAAACCAGTTTGCACACCGTTCTTCGTTAAATTGATAGCAGGCAATTTGGTCGTAGTAGTAACTAACGTCGCTAACATCTTGCACATGATACCCTACGTATGTTGGGCAGTATTTCTGTGCCCATGCATCTATACTAGCAAAGTGCTGCTCGGTATCTCGGTAAGCAATGCCTTTATCGGTTAAGAAGACGTTGACCATTTTAGTTGATACCATATGTAAGATTTTTCATCATTAAATTCAATATAGCAATCTCCCCAGTTCCACTTTATCTTACAGTTGAATTCTTTCTCAAAAAGTTCGGCTGAAGTTTGGTAGTCTTTTAACTTATATTTTTCTCGAACATACGACACGGCGCGGTGATTGCCGGTAAAAGGTAAAGTCAAGTCCATCGTAGTGCAAACCAAGTAGCGTGTTTTTTCTCTAAGTAAATAACCGAACTTGTTCGTCCGAATGTGAAGTGCGGAATTTTAGATTCTTCTAACCAATCCGCGATTTGCTCACGTGTATCGAGTCCGTAGTCAATTAATTCTATTTTACAGTCGTAAGGATGGCCTTTTATTGCCCAGGGTCCGAGTTCTATGATTCTATATTTCATAGCCACTTCAGTGCAAACCAGTTAGCGCGTTCTTGTGTATCAAAACGCCATCTGAAAGAACTTGGACGAATTTTCGGTCCTGCCCAAAATACTGCCCAATGTCCTTCTCGATTATCAATAGGATCCCATCTCAGACCCCATTGCTTAGTACACCATAGATCTATTTGTACATTCTCATGCACCGATCTTCGAGGGACTATTACTTCGTAATCTAAACGTTTCATGAGTGCTTTAGTAAAAACCAAGTAAAGTTCTTTTCAGGAAGCGTTACAGTCCAGTCTAATACTTCTGGAGGAGCAACACTGCACATGTAATTAATTAGCTCGTGGCACTTTTCTTGATCATGTCCGTTTCGATAGCACCAGAAGATGATGTCTCTAGCTAACTTATAAGATAAAGGACCAAGGTCTACAGTTACGACCACTTCATTAGAAACCATAGGTAATCTCTTTCACTTTTAAATGCTACAAATATATAATCTCCGCCACCTAGTTCATTAACTACCCACCGAGTATCCCAGCTTTCTTTGGATACTCTGTGAAAATCAATCCTGGTTTTATCTTTACATGTATGTTTACACCATTCACTGATAGTATCGATAGCATCTTTATATCCGCCGGGACCGTGATCATAAATTAATTGATAAGCATGGTGTCCTCGATCTTCAAAGCAGTAAACATAGGGATAACCGCAGTAGAAATCTTCTACACGGTGCGCTCGTTGGTCAACATCTGGATCGTACCAACGATTGTACGCTTCCCAGGTACGGAATCCGCTTTTACGTAGCTTACGAGCTAACAGTTTTTGGGAAATCCAATGTTTAAGTTTGCTTATCATTCGCTTGACCATCTCAGTAAGAATAATGTTACATCTCTTTCATCTCTAAATAAAATTTCTCCATATTTTATGCTGTCGTACCATCTAGAAGTAGTATTAGTAGGTATTCCCGGTTCTCCGTATGTATTATAACACCATTCCTTGATGTTGTCAATTAACCGAAAAGAAAGAAATGATACTACGTGACCGCCAAGAGGAAAAGGATTAGGATACGTATAAATGATCACATTAACTCCACATTAACCGGTAGAAAGTTTCATCTTTTGGATTTTTGAACACAGGGTTGATCACTATTTTTTGATTAACATTATCCTTAAAAAATTCAACCTCCCATGTTGCTTCAGGGTAATTTTCGTTAAGAAAATAGACCACTTTACGCCGTGTTATTTCATTCATAAAGTATAGCCCAAAATGGGCCATGACATGGTCAATTGGTTTCATGAATATTTTATTAAAAATAATGTTTCTTCACGCGGATCGTCGAATTTTAGTTTGAATTCAAAGCATCCTCGAGCAGGCTCATAATTCTCGACAACTCGATATTTACCCGGATAATGCTGGTGCATTATCAAGGTTGCAAAACCAGCTGCGTTACTAGTTAACTCCGATGTGCTATTCATTAGCAGAACATGAATCTCACGTAATCGAAATTGCCAGTTCATTTATAAACCCCATCTTAAAGAAAACAGTGTGGCATCTCGATCATTTCGAAATTCAATCCATTCGACATCCCACGGGCCGTTAGGCCGAGAAGATCCGGTCCAATCTGGAGTTTTTCCATACATCCAGGTTGAATCGAGCTCGTTGCCCGGAATTCCAAATGTAGAGAGGCACCATCGAAATAACTCATCCATTTCGATTATTGTTCTCTCTTGATTATTTGTTCTAACTACTACAGACATGATAGAGAAAATAATGTGGCATCACGGCCTTCCTTAAAATAGAACCGTGTAGATTCATAGCCCTGGACCATAGTCCACCGATGTGTCTTTTTTCCTAGTTTTTGTGTTGCCCACTTTTCTGCACGAGTGATGGCGGCGTAGTTATCGCCTTGCCCAACAGTAATACAGTGCGGCCAAATGGCCTTGTTTAATTGCCTCATGTCCACCTCAACAAAAATATTATAGCATCCTTTTCGGATCTAAACTCGATAAACGGGGTGTTTGTGATACTTTTACAGTGCCAAACACTTAGCGCTTCGTTTATATCACCACGTATTCGAAATTCATTCGTGGTTTCAGGCATAAAAAACCAAACAGTGTCTGCAAATTTTTCAAAAGCTTTGATCCAGGTTGGATGTTCGCATACGTTAACTCGATAGGTCATTTTGAAAACTTTAATGCGAGTATGGTATATAAATCTTCAGAAATGATATATCGTGCGTGCAGTACTAAACTTCGTTCATCCTCAGACGGTTTCCATTTGCTTGGGTTTTGTTTTTCGATCCATTCTTTAATCTCCCAACAGAACCACTTAACGTCAACTACAACGAATCCTTCCGGAACTTCTTCTTTATGGTTTGACTGAATAAAATAAGACCTTAAATCTCCCATAGGTTGAACCCCTGTGATCTCTTGTACGATTAGGGATGGCATAACTTTATTAATTATAGGTATCATTACTTTTTTCATTAACTCCACCTTAATACAAACCAGTTAGCAGCCTTTTCCGTTTCAAACCAAATTTTACCAGCGGCAAAAGAGAAGTGGTCTTTACCGAATTGTGTATTGCACCACTCGATTATCTGAATAATCGACCCTTTGCGTATTGGTATTGGCACATAGTAGTAGCCTTGGGTTGCAAAACGCTTGTCCCAGTCTTTAATACCTGTGCTCATAGGATTAGATAATACCTCTCCAACTGTTTGTTGCAAGTACTTTTGTTTGTGCAATTCTTTTTCTCTCTGCACAAACTCTAGTATAGATCCAGCTTTAGAAGTTGAGGTTGCGTAGCTCATGTTCGTCAAGTTCCGTATATCTTTGAATTTCTATAAGTCGATTGCCGTACTTTAACTTTAGCATATTTTCTTGTTTTTTATTTAGACTAGCTAGTCTAATACGCAATCCGTGAACTACTTGTCCTACGTATTGTCCATAGGAGTAAGTCATAGAATAAAGTGGCTCTACTTTAACTGTTACTCCCAACCCCGTGCACCATGACATGTCGGCCTCATCAAACTTATCTTGCTCAAGTGCCCAGATTGTAGTAATCATACTTTCGATTCTTGTTCTCGTGTAAGACTACAGATCATTTGAAAATGCTCATACGCTTTCTTTACTGCAGGATTAGCCAATAGCTTGTCAGCCTCTGCTTGCATTGCCTTAACACCCGCAACCGCAACGCCATGTATGCATAACCCGTTAAGCGTACACAATTCGTCACCGAAAGCCTCGGCCAGGGCTTTCCAAGCAGCTAGTTGTTGGTCGGTGATGGGAGTCTTAGCCGGACGTAGTTCAGCCGCCTTGCGAATAGCATCACAAATAGCATCCTCTGCAACCCTTCCCGCTGCGATCATGGCGGCATAATCCGGATCTATATTGAATCTACGAGATTTACCGCCCGGATAACACATGACCAAGTGATTACCTTTTGGAAAGCTATCAAGGTAATCGTTATCATACTCGGCCACGGGAACATACTTGACTTTCCCTCCAGCAGAAACTTCTTTGGTATAAAAAATCTTCTTCATTTTCCGTCCTTGATTGTTTCAAACAATTTATTACGTTCTTGCTTCCATTGCTCCCATTGGATTCGAATTAGGAAACTAAATATGCTTCCTGCACCTAGTGTTAGCCCGATCCAAAATACCCAATGGGCATAATAATAGCCAACCGCAACCATGATACAAGCTGTCATCCAAAGATAATCAGACACTGTATACTTTGAAATTTTCCACTTAAGAAAAGCCAGTATTTGTTTTACCATTTTGTTTCGTCGGCGATAGGCACGGTTATCTTACACTTAGTTTGGTTGACTTCGGCATCAAAAACCATGTCAATACAACTGCCAATTCCACTTTGGCTGTGCTCGTGTAGCCGGAACCGATAGACATCGGGAAATTGCCCCAAGATGCGTTGAATTGCATCAATGTCCTCTTTATTAAGCCAAACTTTAGCCATGCGCATATTCCTTTAGTCGAGCTGCAAATTCTACAGGATTCTGTTCAAACTCATCAAGCGCGTTGAGAATAGCCTGCTCAACTAGTTGATTAAGTGTAATGTCTCGCTCGTGTGCCAGTTTCATAAGACGAAACAGATTTTCTTGATCCATTTCCAAAGGAACGGCCACACGCACATCGTAATCTTCGTAGTTCATGATAGCCTGACATTTTTCTAGAAAGTCTTCGTCAGTTTCGAGATCTACAAAGTTAACTTCTTCCCACGCAACATCATCGTCGACATTGCGGGCTGCGGCTTCGCTAATACGTGCATCGTTGTAGACAGGATTAACCAACCGATATGCACGATTGCGTGCATAATCATTTACTTCAGCTAGGTAAACTTCTTGTGTAACTGTATCAAAAACAATACTGGAATGAACACCGTCTTGGTCGTTGTCCCAGCTATCTAGCATCCTGGCATTGTTACCAAAGCAGTTCCAGCCATATTCATCGCCGCCAGTGATACGATAATTAATTGCTTCCAGCCAATCTTTGAGAGTAATCATATTAGTTCCTTGTTTGTTAGTTTATTATAACACAGAATTAGGAAATCACACATCCTAAGTCGCGAAGATCTCGTATAAGCATACGAGCTTGTTCCGGACTGTCCGCAGTGCAAGTCACATAACCTGTCTTGCTTTGATCATACAGGTCCTTAGCTGCCTTCAAGTCTAGCATACGAGTGGCTGACCTCATTGCCTTAATGCAAGCAACTGCTCCGTTAACGGCAAACGTAGGATTTCCAGTTGTGAACTTAACTCGCTTGCCTCCGCCGGCACCAGTGAGCATGGCAAAGAATACTTTGCCTTTAACTTCGTTGCCTACAGCCGCGCTCATTGCTTCCCACACTTCCATGCCTTTTTCTGCACCATAATGTGCAGTAAGGCTCTGCAGAAACTGCACGCCGTCTGCTACAACATGTTCAAGTGTATCGCTCATTGTGTTTCCTTAAATCCAAAGTGCTCTAGCAATAACCCCGCTGCGGTATCTGCAGTCTTGGCGTTTAGTTCAAAGTTAAACTGTCTCAGTTGACCTGCATGCATGGCGATCAGATCAGCGGATCGTTTAATTATCAATTCAGCAAAGCGTTCTAGCTTTGCGTTTTCTTGGTTACCTGGATCGAACATCGCAACATAAAACCCTGCTTGCTCGGCTAGCTCTTGAATATTTTCGTTCATGTTCATGGTATTAAAATAACATGGGTTCCCAGGTATCTTCTCCCTGCAGAGTTTTCCAAGTTTCTTCTTTTTCAGTAAAGATTATACGCTCTTTTTCAAGAAATTCACGGCGTTCCTGATCTGATTTTAACACCCAGTTGTTTACTTTATTGTAGTTGCCCCAAAGTTGTTTGGGTAAGAATTCATTCATCCAGCCGCAAAGGTGTTTCAGAGACTCCATGTTGTTGCTGACGTGGCTATGCCTAACTGCGCCCACAAAGTCATTAGCTAACACGCTGGTAAAGAAGCTGCCTGGATCAAATCCGTGTATTAGATAGTTATAGATCGGATCTGCATAATACTGGGGTACGCCCCAGTATTCAAAATCTTTCAGAATTTTAATTCTGCTGTAAACACCAATATTCATATGATCACCATAATACTTTGACACAAATCGATATTCAAATGCTTTCGAACGGTAACATCTCTATACCATATCATGCTTATTTGATAACTTGCGATTGTTTACCTGATTGGTAAAGAGGAGTACCTTTTTCACGAATGAGATCTGCAAATTGCTGCGGCATTTCGATCGAATAACGGTTAAGTGTTTCTAGGTCAATCTCACTCCAAAAGCTCCAGACTTCGGGGTTTCGTTGTGTATTAAGCCTAGCTCGCAAGAGTAACTCAGTTAAAGGAAACCGTTCACTAGATTTGTCCTGTAAGGCATTCCAAGTCCGTTTTCGGTCATGTGCGGTTGCATCCAAAATGCACTCGAAACCCAAGCAGTCAAAATATGCAACATAGCAGTGTTCTGTCATAGCTGTATTATAGCGCACTTTAGCTGTAAAGTCAACTGGATTAGTTAGCAAAAATAAAAGTCGGATGCATAGACATCTATCAAATAGTAGCGTAAAATTATTGAAATTGGCTGTCACAATTACATATGCTGAAGTACAGGTAGTACTCGTGCACATCATGCCTTGTACTACTAGTGCGTAAGTATTATTATAGGGAGATTAAAAATGAGCAACGAAAAACGGTTAGTATTTACATATATGCAGCCGCCTGTTTCTAACACTATTCAGCAGAGGGCGCTAGCAACCATTGAACGAGAGTTAGGGATAGACTTCATTGAAGTTGATGCAATTTCTGAACTATTCCCAATGTTAAGCGATCCGACCCTTAGGATAGACGTTATAACACTGCCACTTTCTCGATTAGTTGATGCGCATGCCGAAGCGGACGCATTTGACATGATCAATACTTTATCTACGCTAATAAAATGCACGGTTTACAGGAACGGTATCGGAAAACCTGTTAGACGAGAAACTAAAATTTGCTTGTTAGTCGGAGATATTACCGATCCTAAGTTAATTCGACAAGCAATCCTAATGCCTGATATCTTTTTAGGTACGCTGTTAACCGAAAAATGGGGATATGAGTTAGTTAAAGAAAACCTAAAGCGCACCATTTCAGGAGATTACAGTATACCTAAACATGTATTGGATTTGCTCAAGCCTAAAAAATCCATAGTATGTAAGAAAAACACCATTGATCTAACTCCTCGCGAAGAACAAATTTTAAAACTAATATGTGACCGAGGAGCAACTAATAAAGTCATTGCAAAGATGTTGGATATCAGTGAAAGTACAGTTAAGTTACATGTTGGTAAAGTTCTTAAAAAATATGGTTGCAAAAACAGAACACAGCTTGCATTGTTTTCCAAACGATTTCCGTTAACCAATAATGTACAGGGTAGACTACCGTCTACCGATTCTGACGCACTACCCGTTTAAGTACATGGAGGAGAGCACCATGTACAAAGTTACAACCTATTATAAAGAAAATCCAGAAGCAATTAATAGCATTTGCAAAAAATCCACTTACTATTGGACCGAGCACTTGTACTATACAAGACAGGCTATTGTTAGCATTCTAGCGGGATTGCCTGACGTTGAAGCGATATCTGCTAGATTGTTAAAAAATCAAGAAGACATAGGTGCTTTGCTTGCTCCTTATTATAGTCTTGAACAAGTTGATGCATTTGTAGCATTACTAAAAAAACATGTTGCTTTTGCTGCAGAATATATCACTGCGGTTAAGAATAAAGCAGACTTAGTCGATGTCAAAACCAAGTTAACAGACAACGGAAACGATATCGTTAATTGGATGGCCATGGTTGATCCTACAGACTGGCCTGTGACCAAAATGGGCCCGGTGTGGACAGAACATTTAACTCAAACAGTTAACCAAGTTGAATCCAGAGATCAAGGCGATTGGGCTGCAGATATCGCCTCATTAGATGCTGGACACCAATGTATTAACCAGCTAGCTCAAGAGTTTGGATGGGGTATCGTTTATAACAACATACAGCAATTCTCTATCGCTGCCATTTAATACCGAAGTATAACCATCAACAAAGGTTTAGGTTTTTAGGACCTAAACCTTTTTAAGTAATTATGAGCAGATGATATTTTATCTGCTCAAGACATAATCTAATTAGGAGAAAATTATGGCAGAAGTAGATACACAATTGCTAACAAACCAGCACGCTGACATTCGTCGTGAAGCTGCTGAGCACACCGCAGAGCTTCGTTACAACATGGCAGAACGTAGCGGCGATATTCGCCGTGAAGTTGCAGCTGGAATTGACAAGACTGGCGATCTAGTTGCGTCAACAGCTAGTGACATTCGTTTAGAACAACAGCGTCAAGCTTTTGAACTAAGCCGTCAAATAGGTGACAATGTTAACGAAATCGTTAAAGAAGGTCTAAAGGGCGACTTCAACACCGTTAACGCCGTTAAAGATGGACGTTATGAAACTGTAAGTCGCGTTGAGGCATCGACTGATCGCTTAGATGCAGCTATCAATAACTCTAACTTCAACCTAAGCAGCCGCGTTGAAAACGCTCAAGATCGTAATGCTAAGGATGTTGCAGATTTACGAACACAAATGGGAGATCGTTTCTTCACAGTTGCTCGTGACACCCAAGACATCCGCGCTCAAATCGTTGCTCAACAACAGCAAGTTGTTGCAGGATTTGCAGGTGTTGCTAAGGATACTGAACTAGCTGCACTCAAGGGCATTATCGAAGCTCAGAAGAATACTCAGTATCTTGCTGACAAGATCGGAGCTGAAGGTGATCGTACCCGTGGGCTTATCAATGACCTTAAGTATCACGACCTAAACCGTGGTCTAGTTGAGCGCAATGCTGAATTAGTTGAAGAGCGTCACGCACATCGCCACTGGAGACACGCTGCTGAGCAAAACCAATTTGGTGCTCAGTTTGCTCAACTACAGTCCATGATGCAGAACTTCAACAGCCAACTAGCTGACACTCGTCAAGGCATGGTTAACTTCGGTACAATGGCCGGTGTTGGTCAGTCTAGCACAAGCAATAACGTTCGTTAATCCGTTCGTTTTGTAGATTCAAAATAGGGCGGGCTCCAAAAGGGTCCGCCTTTTTAAAGGAGCAAGTATGAACAGCATGGACGCAAGGTTAATCGAACTAAACGATGCTTTACTAAAGATGTCAATGTCTAGAGATTTGCCAGGCGACGACCTAATTAGCCGAGCTCGACAAGTACTAGCAGGTGGTATCGACACCGGACCGGGTAACGATACTGTTATTATTAATCAAGGAACTCAAAATGGATGTGAATGCCCTCCTGGACCGCCAGGTCCACCTGGACCCCCAGGGCCGACTGGACCTCAAGGAGATACAGGTCCTACAGGAGATACAGGGCCTCAAGGACCGCCTGGAGAACCTGGAGAACAGGGCCCTCCAGGAGAACCTGGCCCTATCGGCCCTCCTGGACCAGCTGGAGAGTGTACTTGTCGTTGCTCAAAACGTTTGGTCACAGAAGATTACACAGCTACGTGCGATGACTATTATATTGGTGTTAACTCTAGCGAGCCAGTTACTATTACTTTACCCGACGATTGCACAGATTGTTGCGAGCTGGTTATAAAAGCAGAAATGGGCCCACCACTAGGGAATCGTAAAATAACAGTTACTACAAGTAACGATAGCACCATTGACGGACTCGAAGATTATGTGATAGAAGTACCTTACCAAAGTATTAACTTAATCTGCCGAGGTGGTAATTGGTGGATAATTTAAGGAGAATAAGAATGTCTTATCTAGCACAACCAACTAGCAAAACCGAATACGGTGTAGTCAAAGTTGGTAATTATATCAACGTCGACGACACTGGAATTATCAGCAGCCCAGAAATAATCTCCGGAGCAGGTATTACCGTAGAGTACGACACTGATTTCATTATGATCAGCTCAACTGGAGCCGATCTGATTCATGTCTACGGAACAACCACAAGTTATACTGCAACCATTGATGACGAATACATTGGAGTTAGTTCCTCATCAGCAGTAACAATTACTTTGCCCAACACTCCTCCAGAAGGTCGCGTTTATATTATAAAAGATGAATACGGACAAGGATCTGGAAAGATAACAATACAACCGCCAACCGGGACACTAATTGATAAAAAAACAAATTATACGATCAGCGTGCCTAACCAAAGTGTGCAAATTGTTTATCGAGCAGCAGGTTGGTGGATTATTTAAAGGAAGATATTATGTATTACGATCATTACTATCATTATTATCCCCGTTATTATCCTCGGTATTATCCACATTATGTCTATCACCCATACTACTATCCTGACTATTACGCAGGTATATACCAAGATATCTACAACAGCGGGTACATGGAGGACGTTTATCAGTATGCAAACATTAATCAAATGAGGGCGCCTGGTACTAAAATCCGTGCTAGCAAAAGATCTAATAAAAGGAAGTAATATGTATAAGAAAACAACTACCGTCGAAGAATACTTTGATACAATGCCGCCTCAAATGCCGCAAATGGCTCCTCAGATGCAGCCTGTTGATCCAACAAGAAGGCCCAAGCTAATACAACCCATCTTAAAGGTAAACGTTCCTCTAATGCTTAAACTGCTTGAGTATGCCAAAGAAGATGTCAACTCTGACATGGAACTACATGAAATGGTGGAAAATATGCTGGACCTAAGTAACCCTAGCGTTATACTAGATCTTACTGATTTTGAGGATATTGTTGGCGCATACGATGCGATGCCATACGGTGCTAGTTGCGAGCCAGTACCCACCGAACCAGCTCCGCCGGAACCAACACCACCTGCCCCAACTACTAGCAAATAACCATGGAATACGATCCGGTCAACTTAGAAATCCTTAGAATGGCCAAAGAGTTGGTTACTAGCGAGTATACTGACAGAAGAGCTGAGTTACACAACAAATGGTTAATTGAGAGTGAACATTTGTGGAAAACTCAGCGTCTTCGTGTAGCTTATCCTACAATACCACCACATCCTACTGAAAGGGAAATCGTTGAAGTCGCCAACGTCTTAATGTCATTTGTTGTACGCAACCCTCCCAAGGAGGCAGAACCCGAGGTTCCTGTTAAGGAAGATCTAGATATAATTGAGGAAGTTTCGACTCCAGCTGAAATGGTGCCAGAGTGGGTTCCTAGTATGGTTCCAGATCCTGTTCCAGTAGTTGACCCTGTAGTGGACCCTGTAGTAGACATTGCACCAAAGCCTGTTAAAAACGCATTGGTTATGCTAGATAACCCTCCCGAAACAGTTACCACGGCTGGAGAAACAGAAAGCAAAGTACTGCCTAAGATACTGCAACGTCTAGAAGAAATGAAACGAAATTTTTTCTAGACCTTTTTACCATCAACAAATCCTGCGAGCTTGCGTATGCCATAGCAGTTAACGCAGACGCTATTGTATCTGGGACCTCCTGAACTACTGATCATAGTTTTGCAGTCGGTGCAGGTAATAAGCGCCTGTGTATAAATTCCTCCGCTGCGGCGTTTTAGGATTTCCTTGTAACCCTCTTGGGTTTCTTGGTATCCAATGATTTCTCTGTCCATTCTGGAAATTTCCTCACTTCTCTGTGCTTGCAAAATATAATTGTCTTGATTTCACCTTTATACTTGATAGGCAAGTCCAGCATAACAGAAATCTTTGGACCTTCTTCTTCGGAAACCAGACTATCGTTTCCCACGGTGCCCACAAAGGGAATTTTATTCCATTTGCCGATAACCCGATCTCCAAGGAAGTATTTGGGTTTGTATCTGTTCTTTTCAAAGTAGTCTTTGTAACTAACCATTGGGTTTCTTCCATTCCTGGATTGCCAGCCTGAGTTCATGTCGAACTACACGAATAAACGTTAGCATAGGCATACAGGCAATACCGATAATGAATCCCCAGAAGAATGGATTCAGCCAGTTAAAAATTTGTTCCCACATTATTTGAACTGCCCCGGAGTTGATACTTGATTGTCACATGGTACCCCTTTTCCAAATTGGTCCAAGACCTGTGTAGGCTGACCCTTGTTACCAACTACAAACTTATAGCCAGCAATACAACGCTCCTCCACAGTGCCGTTGATGCCAATACTGTAACCGGAGCTGACATGCGTGTTTCCTCCGATAACGCTGGGAACTACCACACCCGCAAGAATGCCTAGTATGGCTAGGACAATCATTAGTTCAATAAGAGTAACGCCTCGAAATTTCATTGATAGTCCTTAGTAGATTTAATTTTAAAACATTTGCTGCATTGATAAACGTACTTGTTTCCGATTGGAAGTTTATCGGACTCCTTGCTGTACATTGTTCTCTTCTCTTTTGCTTGCCAGTGGTGCCAACAGCCATCCCATAGGAATTCCCAAATCTTACGCATCGTCATCTTCCTCTTCTTCGTCAGCAAGACTAGCGTTAAGCATACGAATTAGCTGCTTAACACTAGCAGGGTTCATGGTCAATGTAGTTGTGCTGTAGAGCTCGTTGTCAGAGATCCTAAGCACAGTTTGACCATCGAGTGTATTTCCCACAGTGTACAAGCAAACCGCAGGTGCTGGGGGCGGACGACGCGGGGGGATTTGATACATAGGTGTTTCTCCTGGGGTGTTAGTATCTTGGTAACTACTGTTATTATACACTGTATCGTTGCTGTTGTCAACAATCTGTTGATCTACCGGTTTCTTCTTAAACCAACTAAACATGTTTACTCCTTGGGCTCAGGATAGTCAACTGGAGTATGTCCAAACACTGCTCGACGCTTCATGATCTTGTCCATGATCTCGTCGTCAAACTCCCAATCCGAGTCAAAGTTTGCATATTCGCAGTAGTGATTGACTGCAAATGTAATGCCATGCATGGCAGCATCAAGAATAAAACAACGTTGAATATCCGTACGATGGTACTCTTTATGCCGGGCTACAAAGTCTAGTGCATCAGTACAGAACTCGATAGTGTATTCCGAATCATATTGATCTCGCATACGCTTTTCAGTTTCACTGAGCACATAATTAGCGTAATTGTCCTCGCCCTTCCATACAAACGCAATACGCGGTTCTCCGTTAACAATGGGGAAACTAATGTCGCCATCGTCGTACAGAGAGTGATGGATGTTGTTCAACAGCGAATACATTCCTGACGAACTTTCAGTACAGCTCGCCCAGACTTCGGGCAAGAACCCCCAGGGGTTAGCCTCAGTCTCCAAGAGCAGATCAGTCAGCGCCCGCATTTCGGGTTGATCGGAGACTGCATACTTCTTAATACCTTCCATATACTTGGTATGGTTCTTTTCAAGCTGTTCAAGTCGGTTCATGTATGTGCCCTTGCGTGTTAGTGTATATGTATTATAACACAGTTACATGTTAGGGTTCTGCTCCAGCAAGGCCATGATTTCGATCTTGGCATGCGTCAGACTAGCTAGCTCGTTTTTCTTTGTATGATACAGGGCCTCGCTAGCCGGGGAGGCGTTACCCCTGATCGCAATCTGCTGATACAGCGCAATCAGTTCACGGGTTACCTTTTCGATTTCGAATTCAACGAGTTCAAGTCGTTCTTTTAGCATGTTTTACTCCTGTTGTGTTTACTTAATTTCGTCTTTATTAAATTTCCGCTGCAGCTTTTTCTTAAAGTATCCGTCAAGGATTTCTGCGTCAAATACAAAAAACCCAAATGTCCAGACTGCAGCAAATGCCGTCATAAAAAATACTAAAGATAAAATATCAAACAACATCACATGTCACTCCATTCTTCAATGTCATTTTCTTCCAGGAATTCTGCTTTCTCACGATCCAGTGCAGAGTTTACCGCTGCGGACAATACGCGATACCCATGATGACTGCTTGCCTGGCTGCCTTCATGACTTCCGGGTACCCACACCTTACGTGTTGAGTGCATAAATGAATCTAGATAGCTCATGGTCAGCCAGTCTTTGAGTAGCTCTTCTGCTTGTTCCAGACGCCCATCCATGACCAGTGAGTCCAGTTCAGTAAAAGGTCGGATCAACTTACTATAACGATAATTGTCGCTGTCACGCAGGTACTTGGCTGCTAGGTTGGGGTCTCGGAAGTCAAACAATTCACGACTACCTGCATACTTACGCATGGCCGGATCAGTTACGCTTTCAAGTTTTGCTTTCAACTTGGTCATGAACTCGGGAACGGAGGCTAGCACGTCAGAGAATCCGTAGGTGATGTAGTTGTCGTTCCAGCCGTGTGTGCCCTTGCCATCGCCCACGTAGTCTTCACACTTGAAGTTGGCAAGAATATCGTCGACCACATCTTTGCGGAACATGACAAAATCAACTAGGCTGGTCTTGTTCCTCCAGCCGGTGACTTCCAGACGACCTTCGTGTACAGCGTTGAAGAACAATTCTTCATTCATGTCAGCTGCACGAACGGCAATATCGTGGCATTCATTCTCGCCCACATCTTTTTCAATAAGCTGCTCTTTGAGACCTTTCATCAGCAAGTCAAAGCCAATGCCATAGCTCCCCTCACCACCGCCGTAGTCGTTATATTTGCTGTAAAACGGAACCCATACAGGCTTCCAGAATGCAGTAGTGTAGCAGCGATCATGGTAATCAGTGTGTTGCTCAAGCGCAAACACAATTACCTCAGTACCACTCCAAATGTGCAAGCCGCTTAGGCCGCAGGTCTTATTCCAACATCCCATATATGTACCTCTGTTAGTTTATGTGTTTATTATACACACACTCATGCATCTAGTCAAGCTAGAAAGAGTTAGACTTTTCTAAAAACGTAAATGAGCTCATGCTTGTGACCATTTTGCAATTTGTTGTTGCCATTGCCAGGTCGAACATTTAGCATCATTTTGATGTCGCGTTCGTACCTAAAGTTCAGCTTGGTGGACAACTCTTTCCAGCGTTGTTCGATTTCAAATGTTGTCTGATTAATTTTGTAATCTGCAATGTTTACGGCATAGATTGCATCATGTGCTAAGACTTTGTGCAGCATCCTCAAGGTAGGCTCAACATACAGTTCAAACCATGCATCTAGGTTGGAACACCGGTTCATGCACTGTGTGGGCTCGTCCGAGTAGATCTCTAGATTGAAGTAGGGCGGGCTGGAGAAGGCTGCATCAAACGTACCCGTATCAGCATCAAACTCTTCACTGACTGTATGGTGCATGTCAACACCACTGCCCATGCCCAGGTCCGTGAGTAGGTTTCCCAGTGCATCTAGCCCGTGGTATGTTTTTGTATTTGGATCAATGCCCGTGTAGTGATAACGCATGTTGCTAGTTAGGGCGCCCAGCATGCGCCCGCCATAGCCCGAGCTGAAGTCTAGTAAACGCCCAAACATTTGTGGGCATATTTCCTCGTAGACTGCACGAGCGCTCATGGGCTTGAAGTTTTGTATGCTGCCGCCGCAGACGAGGTCCAGTGCCCGTCTAATGTTCTGGGGCAGCACACTCCTGTCCCCCTCGTTGCGATGCTTGTAGCAGAGCTGTATAGCCCGTCTAAGCTTAGTGTCGTTGTAGAACCTACTGCGCAAGCTAGCCTCTTTGTCCTTGAGGTTACGGGCTTCCTGCATGTTAGGGAACCAAAAGCGGCAGAAGCTTTGTCCTGCAGTGTTACCCACACCAATGCTCCCATGCTCAACGGCAGCTGATTTGCTTGCAATTGATTTGAGTTCACTCACGCATCCATCTAGTGTGTAGTATGTGATGGGAAGCACATCCACCTCACGGTAGATATCAAACACTTCCTGCTCAATTGCCTGCTTGCCTGCCTCATTTTCCGATTCCCATCGTTGTTTGGACAGGCTCTTTAACTGTGGTTCCACAGACTCGTAGCCGGTGCTAACAGGTGCAGTCGGTGTAAAGTTCCATTCTGAACATAGGTGTTTGTAGTAATCGACGACTGTATTATTCATAAGAAGCGTTAGGCTAGAAACCTAACAGTTGCATCAAGGTCTACCCTAGCATGTTTATCAGCATCCTTTATCGCCAGGACAAACTTATTGACTTGGATTGCAGCATCCATGCCGTCCAAGGAAAATACAAAGTCAACATCAGTTGAAAATACCTGGTCTCGGTTAACTTGATTAATCTTATTGATGTTATGTTCGTCAAACATTTCCTTGATTAGCTTGGCAATTGACAAACGGCAATGCTTACTTACCGTAATGTTTCCCGACACATTGGCCCAGACACTCATAGTCGATACTCCTAGTTTAAACTGACGGAAGGTTATTTGTTTTTTCGTACTTATCCATCATGGAAATCAAGGGATCCTTTTCAAGGATCAGTAGCCTCCTGGGATAATTAATTGGCACCTTACTAAAATCTAAATAGATCTGACCATTGTGTATGCGTGTTACGGTACAAATGGCGATCTTACCTGAATGTACTGCCCTTGCAACCTTGCAACCTTCATGAAAACGGTCACCTCGCATATCTACTAGGATGGTCATTGTACACCTCCGTTTGGTTTCCAAAGTTTGGCAAATTTTAGTACGTTGGGGTTATCTTCGCGCGGCATCACCACTGCACACGATTTTTTAGCACTCAGAGTTTTATTTTCGTGAGCAAGATACACATCATCAAGTGCCGCAATCTTATCAAACTCCTTTTGGTTAACCCGCAATACGCATTTCTTAAAAGAATTTAGCAGCCACCCACGGTACTCCAAACGGTGTTCAAATTCTAGGTGAGCCCCTAGTACAGCATGGGCCACTAGAGTAGGCACCATATAGTCCGGGAACTCATCCAATACTGCAATATAGAGTTTCATTTTTAATTCTTAAAAAAAGGCCCTTGCGGGCCTAGCTAATGCCAACTAACGATTATTTGGGCAACATCAGCGAATTGAAGTTAGCCGGAACAACAATGGTTTGCACCTTGCCGTTCTTGATACCTTCTGCAATCATGAGCTGTGCCTGAGCATTCATGTATGCAATGCTCTGCTGACTGTTCTGTGCCAGTGCAGCCATACGCTCACTTTCCTTCTTGGCAATTGCCACTTCGTTTTCCTTGATCTTCAGTTCGTTTTGACTGCGAACGAACTCAGTAGCTGCCTTAAGGATCTCAGCGTTAGGGGCAACGTTGCGCACCTGAACCACGTTCAGCGTGAGTGCAGTGTCCAGCTTTTCTTCCTTGAGCTGCTCGGTAACTAGGGCCTTGATTTCTTCTTCAATCTTAGCTCGATTATCTGCAACCTCCAATGCCTTGTATTGGCGAACTGCTTTGTAGCTGGCGTTGTTGACCAAGGTCACCATGTAGTTATACATGAGATAGGTATCGCCCTCCTTATCATTATAAGCATGGAAACTCTTGCTCTTGGTAGTGTAAAGTTCGGCAACACTGGATGGATTGATGCCGTAGACCACAGTGATATCAAAGTCTGCCAGCGCACTGTTATCTGCAGTCATGGGCGCTTTGTTTTCCAGAGTGACTGCAATGTCCTTGACCGGGAAAGTCAGCACATCGCCAATCAGCGTTTGGTTCCAGCTACCGGGCATAAGTTCAGCACCTTGAACTTGACGGCTCATGTCAACTCGAACGCCGACCTCGCCGGTAGTAATTCGAGTACAGCCAGTAGCCAGAACAGCAGCAGCCAGGACGGAAAGAGTTGCAAAACGTTTCATGTGTGTTTCCTTTAAAGTTGTTTACGTATTAATTATAGCTGCAATCAGCGTGTTAGTCAACATGCTTCAATGTTTTCAATGCCGTTGAGTTTCCAACTGCCATTGATCAGTTCATAGTGCCAGACTTGTTCAAGCTTGGTGCTATCTTCATAGAAGGTGTAGTGAACACTGAACTCTCGAGCATTTGACAGTACAACCTCGTGACTGACTTGGCTAATGAGCAACGTATAAGGTTGCAAGTTCTGAGTGAGCTCGTCGAGCACATCTGGACCAAGTAGTTCCGTCAAACCCGACACACTACCTTCAGCATGCATTTGCTGAATGCGCCAGAACATTTGCGTTGGATTAACTGGTTGAGCAGGTGCAATGCCGCGCTCACGATTCCAGTATGCTTTCAATTTTTTAAATCCTTGGTAAAACACGAATCCAATTCCTCCAATTAGTAGAACGAGAACACCGAATAGGAATACATCCTTAATAAACCCCCACAGTCCGTATGACTGTGGTTGATATTGCTGGCTGGTAACTACTCCATTTGAGTCAACATAGTTAGTAGGTCCTGTACTAGGGCCCGCTGTAGTGGTTGCTGCAGGTGAAGCAGAAACACCTGCCCCATTGTTAATTACTGTAGTGCTACCAGTAGCTCCATGATTCCCAAAAATCATGTTACCCAACGCGCTACCAACAAATGCCCCGCCCAAGGAGCTCATAAATGTGCTGCCATTAGTTACATTGGAGGCAGGCTGCGAGTAAACCGGAGTAGTAGCAGGATTTGTTGGAGCATATGCTGGCCTACTTTGAACTGTGCCTGGGCTAGTGGCTGGCTGAGGATTTACTTTGTTAGCAACCTGCTGAGTTACTTCGGGCTTCCTGACTCCGACGGATCCAGTAGTCCCACCGATTCCTCCTGGTCTTGCCTGTGACGGACTTATCGCCGGTTTCGAATATGGAACCGAAGGAACCTTCGGTGCGGATACAGCCCTACTAAACGATGGACGAGCGCCGCCGCCAGCCCGACCGATAGCTGCATATGCATCTACAGTAACTGCAGAAACTAGGCATGCGGCCAGCATTGCAGGAAGAATCTTTTGCTTCATTTTAAATCCTTAAAAAAGTATAACAAACCCTGCAAGCAAGATTAGAGTTACTACAGCAATAATTATACTATAGCCTACACTTTTTGTCAATGACCATCGTTCACCTTGGGTCATGCTACGGAATGTTTCCATACCCGCAAAGACCAAGGCAAAGACAATCAAGAATACCAAGATCATCTTTGCCATAGCTTAGGCCTTAGGGAAGGGCCATGCAGAGCCCGTGTTAGCGTTAGCAGTAGCTACAGTAGCAGCAGCTACATTGTTAGCAGCAGCTTGCGCACGGGCCCGTGCACGGGCCTCGCGCTTGCGAATAGCATCCTTGGTCATACTTAGTGCGCGACCACGACTGTCAACTTGCGGCTTGGGAACGTAACGATAACGTTCGGTGCCATTCCAACGATCCGTGTTGCCCTTGCTGTAACCTTCGTTGTAATCAGTGCGATCCTTTTCACTCAGGCAATATGCATCCGAAGCATGGTAGAGTCCTTGATAGCCATCGTTGTAGCCATGATAGAACGGGGTGCTGCCAGTCTTGGGTTCAATAGTCTTGACACCCTGTGCGTTAGCTTGCACGGGTTTGGTAAAAGCTTTTTCCGGAGCAGCTTCCAGCTCACCGATAACTTCGTACTGGCAGCAGCGTCCCTTGCTGTCGTTGTAATCGCTAGGGATACTGACAACATCACGCGGGTTGATCTTAAGGATCATGGTGCGAGCGCCACCAAAGCTCTTGAGGTACTCTTGACTGCAGAAGTGCAGGCCAGTGCTGCAAGTCTGATCACGGTTGTCATCAACTTCATTGCGCTCCATGGTAACGAGTGCGCCAACATGGTTGCTGATCTTGCCAGTATGGCAGTCAGTGTAATCCTCGCGAACCTTCTTGTAAGCCAGGAAGTGGCCGTCGGGTGTGATGGGGAGGTTGCCCTTGTCAAGGAAGCCATAGAGTTCATCAACTGCACGCTTGCTAGGGTTCTGCATGAGGTTTTCAGTGAAGTTGATCAGGGGATCGATAGTGAACCCTTCACGCAGCATCTCGATCATCTTGTTGCTCAATGCATTGTGCATGGGGCGATTGTTCCAGAAGAACTCGTCACCACGGATAGTGACGTTGCCCACTGCATAATTAATCACCACCTGTTTGGGTTCGACCAGCTCACGAACTGCATTCCAGTCCTCAGCCTTGATGGCCGCACGAAGCTTATCGTAGGTAATGTGCGTCTTGTTAATGGTATAAGGCTTGCGGTCGACGACGATGCTGATAGAATTGCCTTGAATAATATACGGAAACATAGTTTGCCTTTCAGTTAGTTAGGGATTTCTTGAATAGTGGGAACATCTACCCACTCAGACCAATCAGTGTGTCCGCAAACTGCGCCGCTTGCATTTACAACTGCCTGTGTCTGTCTGTATTGTAGCACAGTTTTCACTACAGGTCTAGACTTATTGTACTCAACTTTACTTAAAATTTCTCGCCATCGTAGTTCGATCATTTTGTGGACTTTCGTAGACTTTCCTCAAACCATTCCTTTAGATTTGAGTTAAGGGTTACAGTGTTGTCTTCGTAAAACTCGTATTCACAAGCAATACGAATCATTTTAAAAATTTCAACAATTCGATTTTTATGATCGCCCTGGCGAACGGCTCGTGCAATAATCCGCTTCAAGACCCAGGTCTCAAGTTTAGTCATGTGTGTCCTTAATTGCGTCGATGATGTTTGGAAGATATGCATCCCCTAACGTTTTAAACGTTTCAATTATACGCTTCTCCGCTGCAGCTCTTTCAGCATCAACCACTAGTTGAACAAGTCGTTGCAGTTCTTCAGTTATTACCCAGTTGCGCATACCATGCGATGCACAAATGTTGCCGGTGTGAACGTCTATGGCAAATCCGGCTTGCCGGGCCAAACGAAATACTTCTACCTGTTTCATTGAAAGGTTCCTCCTTGTCGACAAGCGTTTAACACAGATCGCACAAACTTTACCAGACCAGCAGGTGTCAGATAATCGCCGGGCACAATAAGTTTTTCGATGTCTGCATCAGTTAACACAGGTTCTGCTTTATTATCCTCGGCACGGCTGCTGCCAGCTGCGATTTTGGCCTTCAGCTGTGCAATATACTCTGCATGCCGACTGTACCAACCTGCTTCTGCAGTCTGCTCTTTAACCATGGCACGCTCTTGATTGAGCAAAGTACGAGTATACTCCGAATGAAGGATGTCTAGCAGGTTTTCTGCATCCACATCACTGAGTTCAAATTCAAAACGAACTGTCATATAACTTCCTTAATATCGTTAACCGAAACCCAGTATCCATCCGGGTACATGTTTACCGAACCATACCCCTCGTTGACGTTAATCATTCGATCAAAATCAATATAAACCAATAGCACACCATTGGGTGTACGCTCAGTATTAATAACGTTGCCAACTTCGCCAGCGTTACGTCCAGTGGTAACCTGCACCCGTGTTCCTATTGTAACATGATCCATGTTCACCAATTAACCTCCAGCCATAGATCAACAAACTGTCGTTCTTCGCAGCGAACATTCGCAGAGTAACCCAGGTCTCGTAGACGTTTGACAACCAACTGATTCATCTTGGGCCATTGTGTTTCTACATTATAGACCGCACTGTCACCGAAACCGGCTCCTCGATACTGAATCGAACGATCGCCCTGGTTTGCTGCGGCCTCCACCAGAGATAGAATCTTGGTTACAATCCCGCCGGGATCATTTGCACAACTAATTTTAAGTGCCTCTGCTGCTGTCAACATGGTTATTCCTTAATTACATTCCGTAACGTCGATGATTTCAAAACTGTATCCCGTCATGTCACCATAGAATTGATCTATTGCTTGACTGCGGGACATTGCGCGGATGCGGGTCGTTTCCACACTTGCACTAAGATCAGCATATTGATATATGACCTTAAACCTAATTTCATAAAGTGGCATGTGTGAACTTTTGTTATTGATTAGCGATGTTAACCCATACTGCTGCCAAATTCAGCAAAAGCGCCAAACCGCTAATCGCACGGGACGAATCGGTTTCTGAAGTTGCAAAAAGATATGCACTGACTACGCTGAAAAAGATATTGATGTAGATGTAGATCATGTTTTGAACTCAATGTGTAGTGTGTTGCTGTAATTGTATTATAGCACAGAATGTCACTCGCCGTGGAGTTCGATGTAGATTTTTCCTTCCATCGACGGATAGAGCTTGCGGTATTCCTCGCTCGAATAGTCGAGGACTTTGATGGATTCAATGTCCACGGGCTTCATGGCCATCTCAGTGTAATAGCCGCCAATCTGCTCCACACCGCACTCAACGATGGCATCCTGCGGAAGGGTCTTGAAGAACTCGATCATTTCTGCTACAGTTGCCATCTCTTACTCCAGGTGTTGTTTGCTGTAAGTGTATTATAACATCAGTCCGTTAGTCTTCTACCTCAACCTCACAGTAATCATAGAAAGTTTCCATGAAAGCTTCTGCTTCTGCTTCGGTGGCAAAGCGCCCCACTTCACCACACCTCCAGCGCTCCGGTCCGCGACCATCAACATCTGCACCAAACTCAACTTGATAGACAACATAATTGGTCATTTTCTACTCCTAGTGTGTTGCTGTAAGTGTATTATAACACCATTATCGCTTCTTGATCTCAAAAGTTCGTGGTCCTTGAACAACTTTCAGACCAGCAGCTTCCAGCAGACTAGCAGGAATATCGTAGTAGTTACCAACCCAATGACCGCGGCTAATCACATGGGTACTACGAACCAAGCCAGTGTTGACTCGTTCAACACGCTTACGACGCTTCTCCAGGCTATAGACTCGCACATGGTCTTTGCGGTCGCCAGGGTAGGGGATAAGAGCATTACCCAGACCGCCAAAACTGAACAAATGTCGATCACGAATGCGACTCATGACTTCGGCTTGGGTACGGGCAGTGACTTGGCGGGGAGTAAGGTTAAGTTTAAGTTGCATGATTGTGTTCCTTTGTGTGAGTGTATTATAGCACAGGGTTAATTGGATTTACTGAACTTACAGGTGTGGTAGGCTTTCATAGTCTGTACCCATTGGCCACCGGCAGATTCGCAATCAGCTTTGGTATCATAGCCAGGACCTGGGCCAACAGTAGATGCCAGTCCTATTAGCAACGCTATGCACAGGCATACTAATCCAGCCCAACCCAAAGCTAGGTCATAAATTTTATCCAGCACGGTTTGTCTTCTAGATCTTTATAATTGGGCAAGTATGCTACCAACAATGACTGTAATTAGGCAGAGTAGCATAGCTAAAATACTTGCGATTCTAATTCGAGTAATGGGCTTCATTGCGTGTTAAAGTCCCAGCAGTTCGCGTTCTTCCAGGCTCAGTTTGGCCAGAGCAGCTTGCCGGGCTTGGATCTTGCGATTGGCTTCTGCTATGGCTTGTTCTTGCCGCTCAACTTCCCACCGGAGCATGTCCAGATCGCTGTCAGCGTCGGGGGTGTAGTCATAGGTCAGCGTCCAATAGTCTACCGGAGAATTACTATCAAGGACTTCGAACTTGCCGTCACGAACGCGAAGGTCGAAGCTCAGTTTGGCTGCGCGTTCTAGCGTCTCCATGAGCAGGGCTGGGTATGCGTCTCGAGCCCTCATTTCCTGTTCGACGCGGGCCAGATGTGCTTCTGCTTCGCGTTCTGCCTTGGTCTTGCGTGCCATGATCTTATTCCTTATCCATTTCGTTGTCAGATATTATGTCAGTTTAACGTGTGAACACAATTCGAGCAGGATTGAGTTCGTAAGTTCCACCCACATCTCGCGCCAGTCGTTCCATAAACTCGCGTGTAACAACTCGTCCTTGGCCGGTGGCATCAGTCCCTGCAAACTGATAAGTGAGCACCGCCAGAACATTATCGCGTTTAACATGGGTGTTGGGTTTGCCATTGCTGTTGGTGCTATCACGAACAATCTTTGCATAACGCAATGCCGTATTGTAAAGATCAGTTTGCATTTTTGGTCCTTTGTGTTGTTTACTGTATGTGTATATTATAGCACAAGTTCAGTCAGATTCCAAAAAGTTCCACAATATCATCGCCGTATGCGCTGCCACAGGTATAATCCCTGTTGTAACAAATATCAGCGCATTCTTGCGCAATCAACTTTGCGAACTTTACCAGTTCTTGTTCATATACCCTCAAGAAAACCTTTTGATCATCATTCGCTGTGAAGCCAGCCTGTGCTGATAGTTCTCGAATTCGTTCATTCATTTTCAACTCCGAAATGTTTTCTCATCCTTTTAGAACATTCAGAAATAACATATCCTTTGTGTTCAATTTCTGATGCAGTCCAGCATTGACTAACACACTCTTCCACAATCAACTCGATGAAAGTTTTCAATTCATCCTCGGTAAACCTGATAGTATTGGGACTACCTAACCATCCCTCATAAAATTCACCACCGGACCGACTCAATAGTTTTCCAATTCGTTCGTTCATGCCATCACAACATTCAAAAATCTATGACCCGCATACTTGGGCAACATTGCATCAACACGAGCAAGAGCATCCTGCTTATTGTATGCCCACACTGTGTGATGAGCATAAGGTTCCGAATAGAACCCAATCTGGACAGATACCTTAAATTGTTTCATTCGTCAACTCCGAAATGCTGTTTAATCAAATACCATGCTTCGTAATCTGCGTCCATTTCAACAGACTTCATTGACACTTGCATACATTCTTTCACAATCAACTCGGCGAACTTTTCTTTATTGAATTGTGTTCGAATGTGGGGACCGTTCGGATCGTCAATTTCACTGAATGTATTCGGATCGACTCTGTAATTGATTTTTTCGCTAGCCTGTTCAGCAAGTTCTCGAATTCGTTCGTTCATATTAAACCCGCCCACAATATTCAGCAACCATATACCAATCCGGTACAGTGTCTGCAGTGTTCAGAGAATTGAAATTGCGTACATGTTCGCGAGCTTCTGCTTCGTTATCAAAGTAGATAGTTTCATCCAACTTGCTGCCCATAAAACGATCGAACTCCATGATATCTACGCGATATGCTATGGGTTTGGTAATCTGTGCCATGCTGTTCTCCTTTAACTTCCACAACTGATACGCTGAACAATACTAACCAACCAGACGATTCCAGCTGTCATAATAACGAATCCGACTCCAATTGTGATGATATCACGCTTTTCCATGATCGATGTTCCTTTTAATATGCGCGGTCCATGACCTGCTTAAACGCTGCCCAATTAACTGTGCGGCCCATAACTTCAGCTTGGGTGCGGGCAGTGACTTGGCGGAGAGTAAGTTTCAGTTTCAGTTGCATGGTAGTGTTCCTTTGTTATTGGTTAGCAAGGTGTAACCACACTGCTGCCAAATTCAGAAAAATCGCCAAACCGTTAATCGTACGGTCCAGGCCAGTTTCTGAAGTTGCAAACAGATATGAACTGTACGCGCTGAAAAATAGGTTAACGTAGAACATGTTTGGATCGTGTGTTGTTTGTTGCGGTAAGTCAATTATAGCACAGATTTGCGTCACTTACGGCCAAGACGGCCCACAGCTTCAGCCTTGCTAGCTTGCAGCTGGCACATGAAGTTCCGCCAAGTGCGGATCGCAATCAGATCACGCTCGGTCTTGACTGGTTTGGCCTCCAGTTCATCTATGCGTGCTTGCAGCTCTTGTTCCCGTTCACGATGGCGTTCAATGTCGGCATTGACCCCTGCTGCTTTAGTCCAAAAGTATGATTTTGCCTTTGCCATCGTCTTAGTCCTTTATTGTCTATGTGTATTATAGCACGGTTGCCACCGCAGTGCGAACCCGCTCAGCGAATTCTTCATACCACTTTGCCGGAAGGCCAATTTCTCGACTGGTACCAAAATTACGCATGGATTCAACAAATTGTTCCACCTTATCTTCCGAGGTCTGCTTCTGATAACTATGCACTGTGTCATCAGGCTCGGCCAAGGTAGCCTCGCCATTGACTACGCGAATATTGATCACTGGGCGGCTGTAATCATCGCAGCTCTCACCGCTCATCAGCGTGACATGCAGGTCAAGATAGGGAAATTCTTGAGCGATGTCCCCCCACTCTCTGTAAATGTCTTCAATGCTAGGCCACTTGCCTACATTGTCGTCAAAGTAAATGGTGCCGTCAGGATGACACCAGCCGTGCGGACCACCGATGAAACTACAGCTAGCCCAATCATTACGCACATACTCAGTTTCAATTACGCCAAGTGCGTCTTTGACTTTGTCTTGCAGATCCCAATCAGCAGTAACATAACTATGGCCTTCAGGGTACTGCTTGGTTTTCTGAATGCGAGTCAATCCGGCCATCTTACGATACTCGCGATTAAACTCACGAGCATTACCTCCGGCAAAATCGTCTGCATCAGTAAGGAACCGATCAGTGCGCAGGATAATGTCCTTGGCCTGTTCAACAGTAACTGGCTTTCCTGAAACTAGCATCTGCGGCCACTTAGGCAGGCAGCCTACAGCCAGTTTGTTAATAGTTTGTTCAATGTTCATTTGTCGTTCCTCTGTGTTGGTGTCCATATGTGTATTATACACTCAAATTTCGCCATCGTCTCCTGCAATGTCATCTTTGACACAATTATACAAGTACCTAGCACCACGCAGATAGCCTTCGGCCTCGGCAGTGCCTAGAGTCAGACCGTTGTCTTGCATATCTTTGTACAGGGCCTCGGCATTATACAGGTGATCTCGAATAGTGAACACTAGGTCGTAATACTTGTCCTTCCACTCCAGCACCGTATCATCCTCGACCTTGTAGCCTTGATCCATCAGATCTTGCAGAGCAGAGATCGCATTCTTGACATTATATTCCAAGTTCTCTTTACGCATTGTGTGTTCCTTTAACGGTTTTTGCTGTCTATGTGTGTATTATAACGCGGGCTCAAGTGGATGTTTTATTTTCGGTGTTCATCTTGTACAGTTGCTTACGAAACCAACGACCTGTTTTGGTGTTATCAACATTGTACGAAAGTGACTTGACTTCATACCAATCTCCATACGTGCCAAACAGATTGCGCATGAGGCTGACCTGCACCGGAACAAAGCCTGCGAAATACTTGCGCGGCCCACCATAACGAGCACTGCGACGACGAACATGGAACCAATGATCCACTGGATTTTCCAGGTCACTGGCCCAAGGAACAAATCGAACCAAGATACGTCCTCCACGGTCAGTAGCAAGGACAGTGCCTTCTACTCGACGACCCCACTTGCCATCGTAGCACACGCTAACTTGATCACCACGCTTCATATCTGCTCCAGTTTGTTGTCTATGTGTATATTATACACGCAACTCAAAGTAGTTCTTTATGCCTTCAGCAACATTGATCAATGCCTGGTTGTGACCCTGATGCCAAGGATCTGCAGGGTTAAATTCTTCTTCATCGTAAAGTCCGTTTAACACGATATTTCGAGCAATGATCAGCAAGTCTTCTGCAAACTGCTCTACCTCTGCCTGCTGAACTGGTCCGATCTCATAGAGATTACGGATTCGTTCATTTTGCCTAACAATGTCAAGTATTTGTTGGTTCATTTGAAAGTGATAATCAATCTGATTCGTCAACTGGCATTATTTCATAATCCGGGTATCCGTTATCGTTAGAAAAGTTACGACAGTCGATGTAAGTTAGCGGATCAATTGTGGGATCCATTTTATACCCATTACTAATATTATGTGCTACCTTATAAGCAATGATCCTTGCATACTGCTCTAAAGTTTCGTGTGTGAGCGTAAACTCTTTTGTTTCTTGGTTATAGGGCAAATCTCCCGAGCTCTCAAAGGCTACAGCCTCACTATATGCATATGTCATTTTTAACTCCTCAGATTTCAACAAATATCCAACAAAAATTGTGTAGGATCGAGTAACCCATCAGGCATCCGGGAATCTGCATGCCAGTCGATGTCCTGCATAGCATTAGGTGTCCTGAGTTCTAAATGCAACATGCTAGTTGGCCTACCTTTATTAGTTTTTAACACCGGTACAATAGCGCCCACACAATCCCCGGCACGAATGTGGTCGCCGACATGCACCCTGGGCTCCAGCTCACCATACACGACTACCCCGCTGGCACCTTCAACCCAGACAGCCCAGGTTGGCAGCCACCAATCATGACCCAGCTCCGGACCAGTAAACTGCCTAACGGATTTGACTTCTCCAGTCTCGACAGCAAACACGGGTGTACCTACGGGTGCATATAAATCTATACCCTCATGGATATGATGCTTTCTTTTTACCGCAAACGCGCCTGGATGCGGACGCAGGGGAAGACCAGTGTGACCCCTGGGCATTTGTTTAAATGATTCGGAACTAGTCGTTGGAACAAGTTTTAACGGGAGCGGTGCGTGCCACATAAGTTACCTTTTAAATTCCGAAATGTTCTTTTAACCCGGCAATGTTGTCCATACATTTTTCAATGACCAAATCAACATTGTCTCGCTTATTTTCATCTCGGTCTGGCAAGGACTTCTGATACTCGCACAACCGGTTAATCTCACCGTCGAGGTAGTGTATACATTGCTGAACAATCAACATAGCGAACTTTTCCAAATCACTTTCTTGGAACTCTACAGATGCACCCATATTGAAGTCTCCGTGATTCCAATGTGCACCGGCTTGTTTGGCAAGCCGTTCAAAAGTAGAGTTCATAGTCCTTGTGCCCGTCTGTTTGGACAGGCTTCACATGGTTGCATCACTTCGGTTAGTGCACACTCGGTACAGGTCATCCAAAAGCGTTTCATTCGATGTCCTCTAGGTTCATTCGAAGAATTTGCAGATGTTTCTTCATAGCATCACGGTACTGCTTAACAATAACGTAAACACTAGTGGTGCAATCAAAACTGGATTCGTTTATCAGTTCTTTAACTCGTGTGATTTCACTTTCGAGAAATTTAATCTGTTCGTTGATTGTGTATGTCATGTAACTCATAGTGGTGTTTCTGAAGTATAGGGTTTAAAATTACCACAGTTCATATGTGGGGTTCAAATTTTTACCAAACGCGGTATAAATCGCGAACCACCTCCAGGTTTCCGGTTCAGAGTGTTTCCATTCAACCTGAGCCGGGTTCTGACTAAAGTTCATGCCATCCGGACCCCACTGCCAGTGTCGTGTGCCGAACCGTATATTAAACCATAAATTACTCATTATTATCCTTGTAGTTGTCAGTTGGTTTCCAGTATTTCTTCAGTAACCCGTCGTAATTGCTTTTTGCACAGTTATGCCGATAATTATAGTGTCCATCCCATCCACGTCCCCAATCCCAATAACATTGGGAACAACACCAATCACTAAAGTAAGTTGCGTTCTTTCGAGGCCTACGCGATTCGGTTGCTTGGTGATCACTATACCTAGGCAACAACTTGAGTTTGTTTTTCAAACGCTTGCGGATATTCATCAGAAGATTCCTAGTTGCTGTTCGATGTTGTCTGCAATCTCATAACCAAAGCCGGCGCCGAACACATTAACGGAGTCAGCTTCCCTGGCAATACTGGCACATTCACGGATCAGCAGTTCGGCAAACTTTCGTTCAAACTGCTGTTCGAGTTCGTCTGAGTCCATGTAGTGTCCATAAGTCTTACAATCCGCTACGTAGTTACGAGCATATTCATGTGCTTGTGCAGCTAGCTCTCGGATTCGTTCGTTCATTTTTATTCCATCCAACGGAGCTCATAATTTTCAATTTCAGTTTCTATTTCTTTGATATCTTCGGCAGAAAACACTCGACGCAGTGTTGGCAAAGACTCTTTAATACGCAGATACCACTGGTGTTGATCTTCAGACGACATTGTACTAATGTATCGCAGGTTAGTCTCATTCAAGTCTTTCATTGTGCATCTCCGAAGTGTTTCTTTACAACTATCATCATGTCTCCGATAATTTTGTTGCGTTCTGTATAGTGTTCATTATACACTATTTCAGCAGCCAATGCATTGATACACTCATGAATAATTAGATCAGCAAACCGTTGCTCATCAAAAGTGCAGTACTCAGGCCACCCATCTCGGGTTAGTGGCCCTGTTACATAACACTGTTTGGAAAGTTTTTCAATAATCTGATTCATGGATTCAACAAGAATGTTTGAACTTCGACATAGCCTATATTCTCAAAATATCCAGCTGCCGGGTTGTGCTGCTTTATAGTCTTGCCCCCATCGACTTCGAACTCGATAGAGTAATCTGGATCGCGCTTGGCGTTTCCAGCTTCCCACTTTGCCTTAGCTGCCATGGCCAGCGCGGGATCTTTAAAGACCCAGATAACTTCGCCCTTGCCTGTAGCATATCCAAAGCTGTCGCCTGTGTCGTAAGTCATATACAGAACAAATACTGGCTCGCCTGCTTTAACATCAACTAAGCACCCTAGCTTTTCCTCAGACCATCGATCTTGACTGGTAAGACTAACCCCTGTAACTCGGAATTCATACTCTTCGCGCCAATCCCCGTACTCAACCGGCTCGCGCGAACTATGAGTGCAACGTTCATTGTATTGAACAAACAGATCCATGATTTAATCCTTAGTTATAAATCTTCTTAGCCACAGTGGATGCCAGCTTGCCGTCGTACTGACCTGCATGATTTTCCTTGAGGAACTTCATAAACTCCGGCATAGACTTATGCTGTTTAGCAATGTTCTCGAGCGCGAGTTCGGTAAGTTGCAAGGGCAGAAACTTTTCTAGAACAGCTCGTTCTGCCAGAAAACTGCCGGCATCTTGGTTGCGAGTAGTCAGTGCCGCGATAGTCTCGTCAATATTCTTGATAAACTTCTTAACTACCGCAACTACTTCCTGATCAGTAGTTTCACGATTGGCGTTCTTCCCCACCATGGCAGCTTCGCCTAGCAGAGTAGTTAGCAGACTTGCGTCTGCAGAACCTTCCTTACGTGCTGCAATTTGCTTATTCTTAATTTGTTTCATTAGGGTCATGATAGTCCTTTGTCGGTTTAATGCCAAATCGATATTTCAATCGAAGTATGAATAGTTCCGTAATGTCTGCATTTATATCGTTTGATGGTTTATATCCAACGGTATAGATCTCGTCAATTGCTTCCTTTGCAATTTGTTCGGCAAAATGCACCATTTGTTCCTTGGTATACATTTCCCTGTCTGGGTAAGGAAATGTCCACGGTTTCGGCAACAGGGCTTGTACTCGTTCGTTCATTTTTTATCCCATCCAAAGTAATCAGCAAGCTCGACTAGTTGTTGCTCTGACATACGGGAAACAACTAAGCCTACAATATCAGTCAAGATTTTTACTTGTTGTTGTAGCTGCTCCTGTACGCCGCAAGGTAACTCATCGTTTACAATCTCACTAACTAGGGTATGTTCGCTAGTTTCGTTAGGATCCCACTTATATCGCTTAACAAATCTCATGAGTTAGCTCCATTTAACATCGGTTGGCCATGCTCGATCAAACCGATCTGCAATATTGTCTAGCTCAACCAGAATAGCAAACTCATTCAGCATGAACTTGTACTTGGCAATCTGTGTATCGTCAAGGTATTGCTTCTGGATAATCAATGTATCAGCAATATGCTCAACTGTAACTTTACGGCTTTGTTCTTTATCTAATTCAAGTGTGATCATTCTTCAACTCCGAAATGGTTCTTTACATCTTTCACAGCTAGATCAGCAGGACGAGCCCTAAGTTCAACGAACACATCGCAACACTCTCGGACAATCAACTCAGCGAACTTTTCGTCGAGTACTTCTTGGAAAGGGCGTGGTCCGTTTGCATGTTCTTGCCCGCAAAGCCCGACAGTGTAAATCACTGCTTCGTCGTGTAGTCTTTTAAGTACTGTATTCATAATGTTATTATAACACGTTATTCGCTCTGAGCGTATCGATTACCATACAAAATTCTTCATACTGTTCTTCGGAAACATCGAGGGCATCTAGCCATTTATCAAAATAAATTTCCAATTCGTTGCTCCTAGGATGTGTGCCATGATGATATGTCCAAAAATCTTTACAGTTTTGAACCTTATCGGCAATCAACATGTCGTTAACTGCGGCGATGGGACTTAACTTGATGGGACTATTTTGGAAATCAGGAATCTTATCACTTAAGAATGCGTTAGCAATATTCCTGTATTCCATTGCATACATAACTACCTTGGGTGTACACATGTTAGCAACTGTTGGCCAGTTTTCTCGCAAATCCATATCGTTTTGTACAAGAGGGTGAATGCAGAACGCCTGTTTGGCAGCAATGTCTGAAGTAAGGCTGTCTAGAACAATAAGGCCCTCATTGATGTGGTTAATCAACGGGACCTGACTTCTTTTGGCCACACGATCCCCGTAGTGCTTGGAGATCAGGTGATATTCAATAGTTTCTTTAATCATTATAGTCCTACTCGTGCTTTCATCGATTCAATTAAATCGACCGGGTTCAGATGCCCCTTTGATTCAACCATTGCTGACTTAAAACACTCTTTGACAATCAGTTCTGCAAACTTCTCCACAGCCGACCAACTATCTGCTTCAACAGTTTCACCTAGGTCTTGTCCATCAACATCGTGCATGTTGTAAAAGTAGAACCCGGCTTGTCTAGCAATCTCTTTTAGAATTTCTTGTTTCATTCATCAAATCCGAAATGTGTTTCAATCCTACCGGCAATAATCATACCAGGTCCGCTCATTTTCGGAGCGTCATATTCGTAGGCAACTTCGGCACACTCCCGAACTATCAGTTCGGCAAACTTTGCCATTAATTGTGGAAACATGCCGACTTGGTCAGATGTATACCCTGTTGGCAGTTTTAGAAATTCTCGCCTAGCCTGTTCAGCAAGATCTTTAATTCGGTTGTTCATTCCTCAACTCTCCTATCCAAGAAGTAATATCGTTAATTTCCTTATTCAATCGAGAAATGGCATCTTCATATCTCTGATACTCTTTAAATGCCTCGCCTGAATACTGTTTGCACCTTTCCAGAGATTTGCGTTTTTGTGAAATATCGTTTTCGAACTCACGTATACGCTCTTCCTGAATTTGCTCCTTTGATTTGGGGATATGGTTATATTCGGAATAGTCACTTGACTCTGACCGAATATCAGAGCCATCGTAACTAGCAGGATACCCATTTGAGTCTTTGCCGTCGATATCAATCCAATCTTCCGATTCTCTCATTATTCAACCCCAAAGTGTGTTTTAACTGCTTTTACTACCGGTTCGTAAACTTCGAACCCTAGCTCATCAATTTTATCGAATACGCTAGTAACTATCAATTTAGCAAATGTTGACAGTTCTCCCGGCGAGGCAATGAATTCACCTTTCACCCAGGTATTGTGTTCCTGTGTTGGGCACCATATTCCAGCTTGATCCACTAGGTCTTGAATTTGTTTGTTCACGGGTTAATTTCAAAGTGTTCAAGGAGTTCACTGCCGGTAACTGCTTCTACATTACCGCAATTGTCGTAACTGGTATTATTGTCTACAAACTCTGCACATTCGCGAACGACTTGTTCGCACAAGAATTCAATTTCACGCCATGTTGCCCCCATGTTATGGGGATCGATGTAAATACCACAATTCTCGGCCAGTTCCGCAAACCTTTTTTTCATTACTTAATCTCCAAAATGATCGTTAATGTCATGTATTGCACAGTATAGCGCATTGTTATGCGCAACCTGTAGTTCAGTCTGAGCTTGAGTGAACAATCTTGCCCGTATTACGCTTTGACACCGTGCAACGATTGCATCGGCAAACTGCTCAAGTTCTGCGTCTGTAAAAATCCACTCGGGGCTAGCAAGGTATTTTACACTACAATCTAGTGCAATATCATTGTATATACTATTCTTCATATTCTCCATCCTCTTGGGTAACTTGGTGGTGTGTAGTAGTGGTTTACAATACGATTGTAGGCATTGACTTCTCGCCCCTGCATTTCAACAATTTGCCTAGTGCCGTCAAGGAAGTTTGTTACAATAATAGGATACCACAGATGATCTTCGTACTCGGGTGTATATTTGATCACGCTGTACTCCAGTGAATAAATGCTGCTATCATAGCAAACATGCGTACAATTATACGCACAATAAGCCCAGTCGTAAGAAAATTCATTAATCTTTTTTAGCTCTGATAGCTTCAGCGCACCGCCTGGCCTCCATGTCCTCACGGGTGTTGTCCCCCATGTAGCGACGATCACACACCTGAGCGCACGCCTCGCGCTCGGCATCGGCGACCATGGCGGCGAAGTGGTAGCGGGTGAACATCTCGCCATCCTCCACGGCCTGTTGCATGGCGCGCTGCCAGAGGATGTCAATTTCGTCTCGGGTCATACCTCACCCCCGATCCCGTGGGCACGCTCCACTGCGCGGGCAACACTTACACCATTCCTGGACCAGTCGCCTACGTTGAGACGGTGGTTTGCAACGATAACGCTGATCTGCTCATCCGTCAGCGGCTGGCGAGGTGGCTGCGGCCTGCAATACGGGCACTCCCCGCGCCACTCGCCGTCAAGGCCGTGGATGTCTCCAGTGCAGTCACACAGGTGGCACCTCTCCTGCTCAACAGGCTGTTCCAGTGCTGCGATCTGATTCTTTGCATCTTCATACATCGTGTGCAACCATTCGACGCGCTCGGCGTATGTCCCGCAGCGCCAATCCTTGCTGTCATACAGATCGGCTGGCAGCGGGTACTCGGCGGCCAGCTCGTGCCGTCCTGCGGTCACGCCTCGCTGGTAGGCGGATTCGTCCTGCTCTACAGGTTTCTCCAGTGCTGCGCGGAGTGATGCTCTGGCTGCAGAAAAATACAGCACTTCACTTGGAACACAGCCAGAAAAAACGTTTCGTTTGTAATGTGAATAAAACGCATCAGCAGCCTCCAGTGCCTGCTCCACCACGTCGCGGTCTAGTGTGATCTTGCTCATTTAGTTTCTCCTGTTGCTTTGGCGATAACAGAGCGGGCATCGAGCAGTGCATCGACTGCATCATTGTGATCAATTCTGAATGCATTGATGTTGTAGTCAAATGCAATGTCTATAATTCGAACTGCTTCTTTCAATGCTGCTAGCAAGTCAGGTGCTGAAGCAATTAATCGGGCGTTGGCTTGATCGTTTTCATAGGCCTCCAACCAGGGGCCCAGGGTCACCGAGTCCGCAGGGGTCACATCCTGGAAAAGAGAGCAAACAACTGGGTTATCCCACCTCTTTCCTTGATCGGCAATAATGTAGATCTTGTCAACTTCATAGCGATCTACAATCCAGGGTCCCGGGGTATGCACTGCTGCATCGTGTTGCATATTTAACTCCTTGTTGTTTGCTCTATGTGTATATTATAGCACAGGAGCATGAGCTCCTGTTAGCTTATACCGTAGTGCGATCCACCAGATTAATATATTCCGCAACGACTTCAATGTTGTTGAGCCCGTACCCAGAATTAACCAAGCGCATCATGGGATACCTAGCAAAGCTGTCAGCCACCTGATCCGCCAGCGCCAGGGCCTGCTTGAGAGGATCCTTGCCCGCATAACGACGGGCCAACCACTCGATACTCAGACTATTGTATTCAATGGAACTGATACCCTTAAACGTACTCACAGCCTGAACAAACGGGCTCTTGGCATCCACAATCTTGTCCAGCAGGGGGTCGCTGATGCTCATGCGGGTATGCTTGTTCTCATAGATTTTGAGAGCCAGACCCGAAATCGTTTTCGTCGAGAACCCTTTCTTAAACTGCGCAGCCAGATGATCTTCCAGGTTAACCCAGTTGGGCTGGGCCTTGACCCAATCCAGATCGGCCTTGCGCACCCCATAGAAATCACTGATGTTAAACAGTCCCGAGCTAGTAACCTGAATGCAAAGGTGCTTGGCGTCAACTTCGCCATGTGTGGTGACCAGAGCATAGCTACTGAGCGGCAGATAGAAGTAAGTCTTATCAGTAAGGAACCCATCAGCCCGACCAGCATCACGCCAGACCTTGCCACGTTGACGACTCCAATAGCCGCGGTCTTCATCCTCGAGCTTGAGCACGGTGACATCACGAGCCAATGCAGCGCCGGTGTTGGCACGCGGCTTCTGCAGCCAGCTGCTGACCTTGCACTGACGCGGAGGGTTATGCAGTGCGGCCATAAACTCGGCAAACTTCATGGGCTGGGTCTTGTCCACGGCACTGAGAATGTAGACCACGTTGCTGGTGGTGGGCATAGTCTTCTGGTTCTCGCGCCAGTGATACTTACCACGCTCCATGGCCCCGATCTTGGTGTCATTTTCAGCAAAGTAGACGTCGTTGCCAATGCGAATGCGCCAGTAGTTCTCACGCACAATGCCCCCACCCACGCGATTGACACTGCGGTTATCCGGCTTCATGTGCTTGGCAGCAACATCACCGCGATACCTAGTAAAGCCCTGGATGCTGATGTTGTACTTGGAGGCCAAGTCGTCTTCAGTGAACTCAAACTTCTTCATGCGGTCATAGCTGCCACGACTGGTGTCGATCAGGGGAAACTGGGTGTCGGTCACGTACTTGATGGCAGCAGCCGACCAAAGCGGGGTATCCAGGCGCCGGTCCAGCCAGAGCGCCAGTTCCCAAGCATTGGTGTATTCAGCTGCCTCGCGCTCGAGCACCTGGTACAGTGCCTGATTGAGCTCTTGCAGTCGCTGGCGGATAGCTTCCACGGTGCTGGGAATATAGCTGAGACCTTCACGACTGGCCTGGAAGTCCAGTTGACCAATGTCAAAGTGCAGTTCCAGACCACAGCGCAGCAGGTTAGCCAGATGACCCAGAGTCTGATCGGGGTTGGGCACATCAATGGGGTAGGCAATGTTGCCCATGACCGCCAGGCTGGCACCATGCTGCGTGACCTGATGCACACCGGGTACAATGTCACGCTGTTCGTATTTGACGTTGATGAACTCAAAGTTATCAACATTGACCACAGGGCGATGGGCAAAATGTCGGTAGACATGCTGTGCTTCCTGACGGAAACGATTGAAGTCAGCAGCGTTGTCCACGGCAAACTTGACCTCCACACCCGACTGCTCATCACTGGCTTCGGTCATCATCTGCGCAATGCTGGGCACACCCTGCTCGTTGATGAAGGCAGTGTAGATGGTGCGCACGCCGCCCTTGATGGCAGTAACAGTAAAGTTATCGGTGTAGGCAAAAGGACTCTTGCTGCCCAGACCCAAGCAGCCCACGTAGTCATTGCTCTCCGTTTTCGTACTTTCGAAGTAAGTGGTATAGATGTCCTGTACTTGTGCAGCATCCAGGCCCGTACCATAGTCACGAATGGCAAACCAGGGTTCCAGGCTGGTGGGCAAGTGCAGATCATAGGGCACATGCACACGACCCGCAGCCCGATGACTGTCCAGGGCATTGGTACTGAGCTCTCGAATGATAGCGCGAATCTTGTTGGCATACAAACCCGAGCTGAGAATGCTAAAGGCCTTGGCACTGTTGCGAATACGGAATTCGCCCACGGCGCCCACATTACTGACCAGGGCCCGGTCGACGGGTGCGTTGTTGAGAATCATGCGTCTATTCCTGTGTGTTGTTAACGTGTGTCTATTGTATGTGCGCAAACTGAGCGTGTCAAATGGTCCAACGAACTGTGGGCACTGCCTGACACTGTGCCAGCTGTGGAAAGCTGGGTACACGATAGCTGTCCAGTCGATTGTAGTGATCCAGGGGCTGGCTCCAGGTGGTGCGTATGCGTCGCTTGGTCATGTTGGCAGTGCCACGTGTGCCATCATTCTCCTGCAGCTGGGTGACTGCCTGTCGTGGAATATACATATAGTCCACACCATCTTTCCAGGGATTGAACACGCTGACCCGCAAGCTACCGATCTTGGTGTCCACGTTGTGTATGCTAAAGCTGTAGCTGGGTCGAGTGTTGCTGTTACTGACCACGCTGACGGTTTTGCTGTCCGAATTTTCGGCATCATCAAAGTCCCGCCCGGGCTCATCCACAAAGTTGTAGCCACCCTGGGCAGCTAGACTCTCCTCCACCAAGCGTTCGATGTTGAACAGCAGGGGCTTGCGCAAGCCCAGACCCCGTAGGTAACGACTGCAGGTGAAGTCGGGATGATAGCGCACAATGATGTCGCGCATGAAAACGTAATGTTTGTTATTCATATTAAGTAGTAGTTTTATTAGATTGCACAGTGTTGCACGAGACAGAATATAAGTCAAGCACCAGCATGTTTGAGCAAGTACCAGGTGACACGGGCGCCCTCTACCACGGTGACATCATCAGGGTACTTGTTGGTGTAACCATGATAAGCTCGACGTGAAACATCCGAGATACCGATCATTTTTGCATTGAGCTTGGCAACTCGTCCCACAACCAGAGTATTGTGACTGGGGTAGACCACGTAATCATCAAGCGCAATCACATGTCCCAGGAGATCTCGATGTTGGGGTGGTGGAATAGTAGATTTTTTTGTTTTAGTCATAGGTCCATAATATAAGCAGCGATGTTATATTTGTCCGCTGCGCTTGTTGCATTATACACGTATGAGAAGAATAAAATAAAGAATTCAATAAATTTGTCCGCTGCGCATACCTGAGTACACATACACAAGGACATGCATACAGCGATCATGTCCGCTGCGCAAGTACAGACGTATACACGAATACCCGCATGCACAGTAAAAGTGTCCGCTGCGCATGTGTGGGCATGCGCAGTGATTAACACATAACGAACAAACATGTCCGCTGCGCATGTGTCTGTAAACGCAGACGCTTGATTATAAACGTGCACACATGCACACATGCATACGTGCACACGTCTAGCATATATGCACTGTCAGAAGATAGGGTTCACAGAATTTTTCCCTCGTTCTAGAAACCCCACACGCGGCAGTGGGAAACCCCTTAAAAAATTACGTCAAACCCTCTAAGAGTGCATCAGAGTATGAAAAATTACGCCAAACCCTTTAAGAGCGCATCAGACTCTCTCAGAGTACATCAGAGTACATCAGAGTATTTTGACTATGCCGCTGAACACCAGGCTCAATAGATTTTTTCTATTGTCCGGCAAGAAAAATACAGCACCTTGCAGACACAATGAAACCTTGAAATAAACTACAGGAAAACTTGCACTTTTAGCAGAAATCCTGCTAAAATGCTATATACTTTATATATCCAGGGAGATTCCTATGAGTAGAATGAGTGATCAAGTCATCGAGTTAGCGCATTTTAGGTATCCTACACACTATACATATGTGTATCAGGTCAATGACACCGGTAGAGTTCACTGTATCAAGTACAGTCAACGGGGCATGGTTTGGGAACATTTCGACTATGCCGCCTGGGAAGAGTGCAAAGAATACATGATAACAGATCTTCCTGACCATACCTGGGGATTCAGTGAAGATCCCGATTGATTTTGGCTATTGCAGCAGCTGGTTAATAGGTTTTATCTAATAGGTTCCGCCTATTAACCAGCAATTCTTAATAGATTTTGCCTATTAAGGTTTCTTTCCAGTCTGCATAAATACACTTGAATTAGAGAATTGTCAAC